TACTCATCGACTGATTCCATGTGTTTTAAATGACCTTGAAAAACAGAGTCTTCACCTAAATCTTTATTTAAATTGTCAAGTTGTGCTTCATGCTTAACTTTACTACCCCACTCCATTGGTTCGTCATCATTTAAATCACAAGCAATTTGTATATTAGTAACATTGTGCCATGCTTGGTCTGCAAATGTGCTACCATCTTTATTTAAACTTGGTCTTTTGAATCTTTTGTTGCAATTATTTTGGATATGCCTATCAATAATTTCAATATCATCAGCAATGCAAGACAAACGATGTCTAAGCTCAAGATTTTCTTTGAGTAATCTCTCTAAGTTATCTTTGTGAATTTTATCTTCAACTTCTTTTAAATAAGTATAAGCATCCTCTTGTTGTTTTTCTGCAAGAGTGGCATTTACTGAATCTTCGTAAGTTGGGTAATCGTCTCCTATTATTTCTTTCATTATCTCACCTTATATTGATTGTTTTGAATTGTCAAGATTTTTTTCCTGTTAAATATAATTGAACTTGCTTCCTTATGTAAATAGCTAACTCTAATTGTGTTTGCTTCAAGAGTAGATTCGGAGAAAATGATTGATAACCATTATCTAGTAAGTAATTATCTATTCCCTTGATTATGATTTTATCTAAATTATCCACTTCTACATTTCGTAAGTTTGTTCCAAGTCTGCTTGAGCGTAATCTTCACTTGTCATTTCGCATTGCTCGCCAAAAATACTGAGTCCACCTTCTTCGACTAATATTTCGCGCGCCTCTTCTTCTGTTTCTGCTTGTATTTCATAAACAAAAGCAGTTGGCACAGAGAATACAAAGTATTTATCCTTCTTCTTTTTCGAGTTCATCTAGTTTTTCCTTAATTGCTTGTTCACAAAGTTCGTTGAATGTAATATTTTTAAAATGAGCATAAGTCATGTAGTTTAACAAATCTTCTTTGTCAAAGTCAAGCTCAACCGATTCGTATTTTACTTTTTTTAATAAGAATCCACCATCTTGCTCGACAAACTTTATTTCATCACCCTCTTCCCAACCTAGCCTTTCTAGTACATCATCGGGGATATTGAAAAATAATTCACCATCTTCTGTTTCTTTTAATTTTAATTCATTCATTCTAAGTCCTTTAATATATCATCTAATTCTTCTATTGTTATTTCTTCACCTTTATCTAAATCTTTACAAAATTCATGGAATTTAATTTTATCATATTCTAATATTTCTTTACCATCAATAATGTGTTCGTTTACATCATGTATCATTAATTCTAAAGTGTCAAGCAAATCTTTTGGGCTTGCGCCGATCATTTCGGGTTCTTCACCATGCGCACATATTTCTCCATCGTCATTATATATGACCTCGTAAAGACCATAACAATCTTTTTGTTTGATTATTCTGTAATTCCACATATTAGGTAGTTATTAGTTGTTTAATTTCTTCTTGAGCCTCGCCCAAAAGTTGAGATTCAAGTTCTTCGTCAAATGCTTGTAGTTTCATTATTCCATAACGATGCCACATATCACATATTTTGTCAATATTTTTATCATTGGGTTCGACTTTAAAATGCTCATACTTTCCTTCTTCGTTTTTCTCATACCATTCGGGAGTAAAGCCACAAGGAAAGTACATGAGAGCATTGTCGTTTGCAAATTTTCTAGCAAGAGAAACGAAACTATCTTCTCGCTCATGTGACTCATAAAGGTCGGCATCTTCATACCAAGAATCATAAACACTAATGCAGAAATTAAAAGTATCTTTAATTGCAACATATTCTTTTTGCCATGTTTCCAATTCTTTATCACCATGCTCTTCCATATAAACACTATGGGCATAACCATACCATTTCATGTGAGACATTATCTTTTTATTAGAATAAACTAAATCCTTAAACTCTTCAAGGAGTTCTTGATTGGACTTTGTAGTCTCTAACGTTCTTCTAAAACTTACTGACTTTCCTTCTCCACCCATGATTAGTCTGTATTTAGAATTGCATAGAAATCAGAGTGAGTAGTATTTTCATTAACGCCCTCGATGCCAATGTGTTCTGCTCTCTCTAGCATCTTTTCAAGTAAGACATCGTTGAGTAACAACATTTCGTTAGCGACATCACTTGTAGCTTCATAATCGAGAAACTCGTTAATCATATTATTGAGCGTACATTCATAAGAAAGTAGGCTTGCAAGTTGGTTTTTTTCTTCTGTAATATCCATAATAATTATGATACTACTAAACCTTTTGCTAAAAGGCAAGGAAAAAATTAATTTTTTTTATCTTGCTCTTCGATGTAAGAAATTTCGGCATTTTGCTTCCATGCCTTACTAATCTCCCAATCCGCATCTATTTCAGCAAAAACTCTTTCTTCTGCCTCATCGCTTGATTCGGCATCAATGTAATAAGTGCGACAAGTAGTGGCACTAACTTCAATTTCGTATGTTTTAATTTTCATACATGAAAATAGGTTTATTTTTATTGTCCATACCATCAAAAGTTCCTAGAACATTATAATCAAAGTGTTCTCTTGCTTCCTCTTCAGACATTTTATCGAAGTGCATAAACATTTCAATTATTTTATTGTAAGAATAAATAATTCTATTATCAGAATCAAATCCCACAATAGCGCAATTCATTGTTTTTCTTGGCTCAAGAACAATAGCATCAGTATTCGATTGAGATACTTGATTAATAATATCTTCACCATTGAGAAATAAATTTGAGTAATGTTCAAACATTAAATCTTCATAATGCTCTCTTGCCCTATCTGAGCATGAGCAATTACAATTTTCTTTCTCGCAACCCATCTTATTTGTAGATTACGTTTTTAACATCCTCGCTCTCACTAATTAGAGAGTCTAGTAATTCAATAATACCCCATGCAACTTCATCATCAATAGCTTGAGGAGGTTGTTTTGAGTCATGCCAAACATGAGAAAGTAGGTGATCGCGTTGTTCTTTAAGAGTATTAATATTCATTTCAGTATTCATTATATATTTAGGTTTTATTAAGAGTAATTATCTATCATCCATTGGATGTGGTTTTTTAATTCGTAGCAAAATCTTTCAGAATTATCTTGCTCAATCCAAAATTCTAATTGAGTGATAAGATCACCTACTCGATCTCGTACTTCCGTTAAATCTTCTTCGGTAAAGCTATCGTTTTTTAAAATATCTTGACCAATAAGTTGATTGAGTTTTAATAAGGTTTTTACATATTCTTCGTCTTTATTCATATTTTTCTAATGGTGGACACATAATATCTTCTATCATAGAATTAACGTATTTGTCAAGTTCTTTTTCAAGTTTATTGGCAATCATTTCTCTAGCGCTTTCTGATTGCATATTTATTTGACAAGTGCCTGTATTACCACAAGCAATGTCACTTAAAACATTTAAGATTATTTCTTTCATTAAACGCTTTGTTTATATTTCTCTAAAGTTTCAAGTCTGCTTTGACCATCATCCAACAAAGCTAATGCTTGTTCTGCATTTTTGTAGAAATCTTCGGTGGAGTGATCTCCAATTCCTACTGACTTTTCACTTAAAAGATTAAGCGTGAGTTTCGCTTTAGCTATATCTGCTTCAGCAGACGATTTTAACATTTGATATAGTTCGTTATTCATAATAATAATTTTATTGTTATTTGAGTTATTTGTCAAGAATTATTTTATTCACTATCTGTGAGTATGTACCATATTTGCAAACATAGCAAGGCAAAAAATACTCCAATGAAACAAAAAGTTTCTTTAATTGCGTTTAATTTATTTTTCATTTATCTTTTCCCATCTATTGTCATAATTTAATCTAAATGCACCTTGATAACCTTCATCTCCACCAATTCTTTCATGTGGAGCAAATAAAGTCAAGTAAAATTTACCATTTTCTTTTTGAAAAAGATAATAAGGTTTTCCAATAACAGGTTTAAACCTCATTTCGGCATTGAAGATTATTTCATTCCATTTGAATTCGTCATATAATTCGTTGAATTCTTTTTTTAGTTTGTTAAATCTTTCATCATAATGTTTATTTGCTCGATGAACTGCTCCATCTTTCCAACCGCCCAAGCTATGGTCGGGCTTGATGACAGGAGAGCCTAAATTACTAGCATAAGGAAGAGAGTGGGGGTTTAGTGCGACGTTGTCGGGTATTTTTTTTTCATCCATTACCAATGTCTGATTACATTTAGGATAATAAATACACAAGTTATCATATTTAAAACAACTATAATCGTCCTCAAGGTTAAACTAAATTGTGCATCTTTTAAAGATAGAATAGGTATGTCGGGTTCATCGTCATCAGTTCTGCCAACTCGATGGTCTAATGTTCTAGCCCATATTAACCAAAATTTTTTGAGCATTTATTTTTATCTCCAAATCTAACAACTCCACCTTTGACATGAAAGCAACTATTATCTCTTTTACCAATATATTTAGGATCAATGCTTTCAAAGATTTCAACACCAAGAAAATGTTTATGGTTTTGTTTTGTGTCGTGAAAATAATATTTCTTGCATGGTTTTCCTTTCATAAAGGGATCAATGTGAATTTGATATTCATAATATGTACCATTCGGAAATTCGGGATAAGTTGACTTATAACTATCTCTAGTGCGTAAGATGAGTTGCTCGCCACGTTTTCTCTTGATACCTTTTTTGTTTAAATTAGACTTTCTACTTACTAAATAGTAAGTACAATGTTCAGCTTTGTATGGTTGTGTTTTTGTTTTAATTGTTTTCACGAATCTCTATTATTATTCCAAAGGTTATAAATACTAATTCCAAGACATCCAATGATGATTATAACTGCAACAACTGCATCCCATTTTATATCAGATTGTAAAATTGTGTCAATCATTTTTATACGATCCAAAAAGTTTTTCACGAACATCTTGAAGTTTCATCAAAGCACTCCATTCGTCTTTATATTCATATCTTTCATAAATCGCTTTTTGATCTGCAATCATTTCGTCTAATTGCTCGCATAAAATTCTATTGCAATCTTTAATTCCTTGATCGTAACCTGCATCACTATCATCCATAATAGTTTTACTCATTTTAAGTGCCAAACTTTCTTGAGCGTCAGAGTAACCTTTTTGGTATCCTCTAGTAAAATATACATCTTGTGTTATTTCTCCATTCATTTTTTCTTGTTTCTCCATGCAGTTTTTAAATGCTCCACTATAAAACACTTTTCCATCTTTGTCAAGCAATTTGTAGGTAGATGGTTTTGTTGAATGATCCCATTTTCCATTCATTTTGGATGTAATATTTTGAATTGAGTAAAAGAACGTAATTTAGAGTAAGGTACATTGTAGCAATTATTCTTAAAGTAAAATTTATTGCTAGGATCATAGTCCCCCTTTTTGTGGTAAGTAGCTTTTTTAAAGTAACTATCTTTGTAGTCCCAACCGCAGAACCAAATCCTTTGAGGTTTGAAGTATTCTGCATGAATCCCTTTGCCTTTCTTTTCTGCAAAAATGATTCTACAAAAAATATAGATGTCGGGATTTTGATGTGTGCTAGTGTCAGCTATACTTGCATCGTAATGAGGTTGTGGATCATATTCTCCCCTCTTTGTCTTAATTTCACAACGATAGTTTTTGTGTAAAAAGTCAAAATCTTTTTCGTCAGACAAAGGTTCATGTAATGATCTAAGGATGGCGTTTTCGCATAAAAAAGCAGATTTATTAGCTCTGCCTTTTGTTATGGAGTTAGCAATTTCACCCATAGCTTTAGCTCTAGCATGAGCATTGTCAATATCTTCTTGGGTAAAAGGTATTGTTTCTAAAGTATTAAGTATCATTGTCTATATCTTTCCATATTATGCCGTCTTTGTCAAGCTCAGAACTCCAAATCATTAACTTTTTGTAAACAGGATATAAAATTATACCCATCCACTTAAAGTACAATAAATTGCTAATTTTATCACCAATGTAAAAAAGAATTCGACTAAAGAGGCTTGTCATCATCTTGTCTATACATATTGTTTTGAAATTGATCTATCCTCTTTTGCATCCTATCTTTTGCTTCGGAATCTAGTATAGGTTCGTTGTCGTAATGATGAGGTAATTTGCCAAATTGGTTGGTTTTGTTGAAATTAATATGACCTTGCATATTGCCTTCATTTTCTTCGTCAGTAAACCATTGGCAATCTAAATTAAAAATACTATCAACATTAGATGGATGAAATCCTGCATTGACGAGCAAGCCTTTAAATTGTTCTGCGAGTTCGTAAACATTTGATCCATCGTAACCTTCGTCAGATTCAATGCTATAAGTTTTATTGTGTAATGTTAGTGATAATTTCATAATTATTTAATTCCAATTAAAATCAATATTGTATCCAACTGCACGTCGTTTATTCCAACCCTTAGATAGAGAAGATACTTCAATGCAAATGTCACGCCCAAGAGAATCACCATCAATAATTGGTGCGCCTTCCTTATCCATTTCTTCTACCCAATCTATATTTAGATCGCTAGATGGAAACAAATCATACTCTGAATTATCATCCAACCACATGATTGGTGCAGACATTACATCTTCATCATCTTCTTGCCTAATAGTGAGCCAACTATCTATTTGTAAATCATTCATAATTAAAAAACGCTATCATCATCATTGTAGTAATCATCATCTTCGTCTTCCTCATACTCTTCTATGAGTTGTTCTAAATCTTTCTCTAATTTCCTATATTGATCTATCACAGGTAAAGTGTCAACAAAAATAATTTCGTCATCTACCTCAATGACAATGGAGTAATTTTTTGCTTCTAATATTTTGAGGCGATGAATGTCATTGATCAAATTAACTCTATGTAGAGGATCGGGTGCTTCAAAATCTCTGTCTATAATTATTTTAGGCTCTAGCTCTCCTGTTGGGTCTGCCATAGAAATTGTAAGATGATGCGTGCCTTTACGTAGTTCAGATAAAGATAAGAACCAAGTCATCTTAGGATGAACAACAGGAAAATTTTTAGCTCTTAAACTTGAAAAGATTCCTAAGAGTGAATGTTTCCCTGTTGCGGGATCAATGTGAACGCCATCGCAAGTAATAAAACTATTGACTCGACATTTAGTGGATATTGGTGTGTCTGTATTCATAATGGTTATAAGTATAGCGCAACGAAAACGAAAAGCAAAGAAAAAAATTTAAAAAGCTGAAAAAAATAGCAAAATGGTTATGACCAAAAGAATAGCACACTCAAGACTAATATAATTATTATGAGAGATAACTCTAATAAAAACCGCATTAATTTTTGAGAGCCATTTCATGATTCTTTAATTGTGGGTCAAAGCAAATAGGGCATTGACCATGACCTTGTTTTGGGCATTGATGGTAAACCTCTTCGTATTCAAAATCTTCAATGCAGACTTTAGGTTTGCAACCCCCAAATAAAGAGAAAATTAAAAATGTTAAAATCAATACGATTGTTGATATTTGCATATAAGGTATTATTCTTTCTAGGTTGATATTTCATATTTTCCTTTCTTTGTGTGATTATATATGTTAAATTTGCGATAGCGATTTTCAACTCATAAGAACTAAAAACCATATCACAAGAGAAGTTATAATTAAATATTTAATGAACCAAGTCATCTATTTCTAATTTTTTGGTTTTGGGTTGATAAAAAGCTAACAACAATACCAAATCAGTATTGATCGAATGATATTCATTATCTTCTGTTGGTGGATCAACTGAGTAAACTTCACAAGTCCAACTTCTATCGAGGTCATCCCATTCAGACATCATGTGAAAATTATAATCAACGAAACTTCCATCCTCTAATTGCATACTATTCCAATAATCTGTATTATCGCCATCAGTTTTAACATCGTGATCGGCTTCAACTTTTTCTACATGATGTAAAAACTTTGCAATTAGACTATCTTTATATTTTTGCTCTAACTCTAAACAAACTTCCATAATTATTTCCCTTTATTTGTGTTTTGGTAATTTTGATCGAATATATCATCCTCATCAAAGGCTCTATGCTCTCGTTTGAAATTTTCATACTCAACCCATAGATGATCATAACGAGTTTGATGTAATTGACTCATTCCCATCAACATATTAAGTAATTCATCCTCAGTATATTTACGAGGAGCATCACCGATTGCATAGATCATAGTATCAATGTCAGATTGTATATTAGACATCATACCCATTGCTTCTTCTAATTTATTCATGGTATTTAACTATATATGTTTTAAATGATCTGTCAACTAAAATGTCGTGGATCATTGAATTAATGATTCTTGGACTGCCCCCTGCAAGACCACAAGAAATACCATAAGGTAGGGCGAAAGTGGAAGTTTTATCATCATGCTCATCTTGCCATTCAATGTGGTTAGCAACATGATTTAAAGCAGTATAAAATGCTTCATAATTAACTGCTCTTTCACCCCCGATACTATCTTGAGTGTACATATTATATACGCCTTTGCTTTGAGTCGCGTCAGTCCATGCAAAACTATACCAACCTAATTTATTCTCTCCTTCCATCATTGCATGACAATCAGCAGAGTATGCTTCGGGGTAAGTATGTTTTATATCTAATGCAATACCTGCACCCATTACATTATGGGTATTACAAGAATGAGCAATGTAATCCAATCCATGAAAGTGCATCTTGAGTAAGTTGCCTTCAATTATTTCTATATTATCTGTTAATGTATTCATATTTTTTAAGAATGAAATCCTTCTAATTTAATTTTACCATCCTCTTCATCATAAACAACACCAAGGACTTTTGATTTGCTTGGGTCAGCTACGAAAAAGTTAGGGCAACCATGAGCATTTTTGACTCTACTTAAACCAATAGGTTTTATTTCTATGCATTCTAATAAATCTTTACCATTGTGCTTTCTAATGTCATAAGAGTGTGGATATAAACCTTCTTCTCGATGTAAGTAACCAACGATTCTGCCAAACTTGTATTTACCTTTCTCTTTATATTGAATGTAAGATGAAATGTCAAATGGTTTTTTGTGAAACAATAAATGTTTTGGAGTATAATGCTTGGCATTTTTTGATCGCAAAGTAAAACTTTTAGCTTGACCAATATAATCTTGAATTGGTTCAAGGTTTCTGTGATGAACTTGAATACATTCAAGTGTGGTATTTTTGTCGTCTCTAATTGCAGTAATTTGACCGATACGTTTTTTTAATCTAAGTGATCTCTCTTTAACGAAATCGCCAATAAGAAATGGTTTTTTGTTCATAATTTAAATCTACAATAAATATTTTGATGTGTCAAACTTAAAATCCATTATTTTTTAATAAAGATTTCCAATCTTCACTACCAATATCGCCATAGTTGATAATTTCAACATTAGGAAAATTCTCAAGTCGTTGAGAATTGACTACATGATGTAGCTTGTCGGGAATGTCACATTCATTGTATGGTTTGTTGCATTTATTGTAAATAAAATATTTTGTAGTATTATTGATATGAGGTTTGCAGTCAAGAAATGTATCCTCTAAATGTCTCACTTTATGAAATTTTTTATTGCTTTGAAGGTCGAATAAAATAGTTTGAGGGTCAAGCGCTAAAACTAAATCTACATTACATAAGCTACCATAAAGAATACTTGCAAAACCCCCTGCACTTGTGCCTGTTGTGCATATTTTATTATACTTTGTTTTTTGCTTTAGTAAAAATTTTTTCAGCTTATTGATTTTTTCATGTGGATTCACATACCAACCCCCGCCAAGAGAAGGTTTGATGTTGTCTTTTATAAATAAATAATCACATGACCCTACATCATGTTCTTGGCGTGAAAGAGTTTTTTCAAATTCAAATGTATCAGCATTTTCTTCTTTGTATAAGAACTGATTCATTGATTGAAATACAATCAATAAGTTTGGTCTACTTAATTCCTTTATTTTATATGTTTGCATTCTGAAGTAGTAATGCAATAGCTTTGTCTTTTTGTTTTACTTCACATTCCCACTTTGCAGGTTTGTCTGTTTCGATGGCAATATAAGGTGGAAAACTTCCAAGAGCAAAATAATCTGCATGAGCGCGAGGTTTTTCGGGAGTTCCTTCTGACCAATGAAAGACAGGAGCAATGAAATGTTCGTCACCATCGTCTTGGTTGACCCATGTATATGCACAACGTTCAGCTTGAAATGAGACACTTTCGACTTCTGATGGATTACAAAAATCATGAAGATTGTCATAACAAACAGGGATATTTACCTTATGAACCTCGAATAAATAGTCGCTAAATTTAATGCAATTATCTACATTAAAGAAACCCTTATCTTCATTCTCGATAGTAATGCGATTATAGACTCCTGCATTACACATAGCGAGATTACGAAAGAATCTAGTTGCAACAATTTCCAAAGTTTCATCCATCTTGGGAGTATAATTAACATGAATGTTCATTGGGGCAGTATGATCTTGAGGTAATCCCATTTTATCAAGCACACTAGCTTGCATATTTAATTCTCCAATAGTTCTACGAACCGCATCAGTATTTGTTGATGCGAGAACATTGAATTGATCGGGATGCGAACCCATGCTTATGCCAAGAGTCTTGGCAACGATACCTACTTGTCGCAATCCTTGGTTGATTTCCTCAATATCGGGCAACTCTTCAAGATCAATTTCCAAAGTTTCATCGGTAACGAGAGGAAAAAGAGCAGAACTAACACGATAATGCCCAATGTTTGACTTAGCACAATGATTGACAATATGTGCAGTAACAACAACATTATGCAAAATTCTATCAGATAGCTCTTTAATTGCTTCATTTCTACCTTCCTTGTTACACAAGTCATTGAAGCGTTTGCGAGTCATCGTGCGAAACGAATATGCTTTCTTGTCTTGATCTTTGAGTTGCTCGCTAATGCAAGTTAAGCCTAGTATTGTATTTGTCATGCTCATAATATTGCAAAAAATTTAACCTTTGTCAATCAATTTTTCCAAAAATCCCCCAAAGAAACATGAAGACCTCTGTTTTCTGTTCTTGGGGGCTTCATAAATGTAACAAAATTATTTGCAAATATATGAAACGAAAATGCTACCCTAACCCCCTTGTAGGTCAATTCACCTAGTATAGTGTGGGGCTTGCGAGTATAACCATCTACCGATTCAAGGCTTTTGTATTTGCCTCTGAGTACCATTTTTCTCATAGCTCTCATATCGCTAGGTTTTGGGTCAAACCCAAAGCGTTCTATCAATCTTTTTTTGGAGTGTCTTGGAACTTGCATACCTCTTATAGTGACATTGGTTGAGGCAAAAGAAAAGAAAAAAATGAAAAAAGTGTAATTTTATGTATATGAAAGGTATCAAATCAACGATATTGTGTCAAGCAAAAGGGGAATGACGATGGAAATTAAAGAGATTGTCTTATTGGTAATTGGAGCAATGGTTTCAATTATTGCCTTTTATTTGAAAAAGGAGAGTTCAAAAATTAGCAAGTTAAGTGATGATGTGAGAAATATTGAAATAAAATTAGCAAAAAATGAAGCAAGGGACGAAGAGCGATGGGCGCAAATATCAAAACTACTTGAAGATCGTAGGCAAGATGTAATTAAAATTTACGAAAAAATTTTTAAATAATGGAATTATTCACAGAGATTTGGCAAGTGTTTCTTTATTTGGCTCTAGCGGGTTCAATGATGACAATTCTTTTAAGCAATAATTAAGTGCAAAAAGATTGGTATTGGATTGTTACCTTATTACTATTCTTTCTTGAGCGCGAAGCAATAATGGAAGTCTGTTTTATGTTAATTAAATTAATTATTATATTTTAGGCTATTCGCCAAATTTATACCCAAAAAACTCAATATCCTCCGCATACCTTTCTGACACCATTTTTCGAGTTTCATTATCATAGTATTCCGTATAATGTTTGTGGTTACTTTTATTGATGTGTGGCAGTTTTTGTTGTGGGATTCCGATTTTGTCGCAGACGATGTTGAAATCTTGTTGAAGGCTTTCTATTTTTCCTACAAAATTCATTAAATTATTACCATTTGAATATATCCACCTATGTTGAGGATACCATATCCAATGTGGACATCTTAAAATTAGTTCGCTGAAAGAATAATTTTCTAAATCATAATTTTCATTTCTTAAATGATAAAAAACCCAAGATACGGCTCTAGCATATGGATTTCTCACAAATGAAAACTTAAAATATTGGTCAAATTTTTCACATTTTTGTTTAAGTTCTATAGCAGGTATATGTTTGGTGAAAAGTGGTTTTGGTTGTGTTAAGTTAGGCTCTCTAGTATTACATATATTTGTACCTTCTAGGTTCATTAATTCAAACCTTCTTTGCACACTTGTTGTTCCAGTCTTGGGGATTGCGATAAAAATAAAATTATATTTATGAGATAAAATCACTTAAAATTCTAATAGTTTTTGAAATTTATTATAATCTACAAAATCTTCTAATGTATTACTATTTGAATCATTCTGTGCAATATTTATTAATTGTCGTTTATTTGACATCCATTTTCTTCCTGTCCAAACCTGTACTCCTTTGATGTAAGATTTGTATTGGGAAGGTATCTCGCTATACACACCGATATATAGGTATTTGAAACCATACTCTCTTGAAAGTTCAACTTCAAGATGATTAGATAAATTGCCTAATGATAGCTCTTTATTTGCGTAATCCCAAAAAAACAAGCCCGAAACAAAACTATTGCCAAATTGTTGCATTGCGGTACAAGCTACAATTCTATCGTCAATCATAAATAAAATAAAATGACTACTATCATCAATTATATGTTTAATAAAACCATCTTTATCTAGTATGTCTTTGTAATTTTTGTAAGTTACATATTTGTTGTATATTTGGTAAAGGGTAGATAAGACATTCAAATCTCCATAAATGTCTTTTTGTTTTATTATTTGATACTTAAAGTTTTGCAATTTTAATGCTTTTAAATGTTTACTTTTTGCACGAAACTTTTCACACTCGATTCTTGTGCTTCTTAATTGACACCAAATTTGACGCTTATTTGACTCACTCTCTTTCGCAAATTCACAATCATCGGTATAGAAATATGTAGGCAACCAACCCGTAGCTAGAGCTTCATCCTCTTCACCACTATCAACCCAAGCAGAAATAAGAGTATAATTAAAGTCTGTGTCAGCTTGTTTAGAAATAACGTGGTCGTAGAATATTTGCATGATTTGTGTTGGTCATAGGTTTTCCCCAAAAGGGTAATATTTTTCCTGAATTTTAATATATTGCTCGTCGTTGAAAAAAGCCCAATTAAAATTTTCACATATTTCCCTCAATATCTCAAGAAATACAACTGAATTGCAATGTGTGCCTTTCGCATTAAATTTAAAATTTTCACGATCAGGGTGTTCTGAAATTAATTTACTGATTCTAATATCAGGTGAAAGAAGTTCTTCTCGTTCGACCATTCCTTGTAGTGGATCACTTGCACTTTTATCGTAATGAATATATGTTAACGATACTACTTGAGCTGAAGGTTTTGTATAGGATTCAATTTTCTCATAGTTGAATGAAGCAGATGTTGAAGGTTTTATTTTTTGATAAACAATATAATCTGCTGATTTTATATAATCAATACCTTCATCCGTATTAAAAATATTATGATTTGCTTGAGATTGCCACATACTTTTTGTTGAAGTGTATTGGGGCTTATTTCCCCAAAATTGAAATAATTCAGGTGATACCCATTTACATTCAGAATCTGGCAGCAATCTATGTACATACCAATTTAGCGCCATTGCTTGACAACTGCCTATTGTTGCAATTTTCATTTAATATTTGTAAGTTTCTATTCTACGTTATATATTTCCGTGTTGGGTTTAGGTATAAATTTTACACTATCATTTACTATATGGTCATCCCATATGATCTTATTTGTTGGTTGTGCGGCAAAATTGCCCTCGTTTAATTTTATAAAATGAAATGGTTTATAAAACTTTGGGTCTTCTGCACGATCTGAACCATAAGGCTCTAGGGTAAACATATATTGACCATGATGAAATTCTTTATTTTCATCAAAAAACTTACAATTCATATATTTGAGATAATCGTATTCAATAACGCTGTTTGAGTAGCTAAATGAGTCATAAGTCATTAAGAATGACAAATCTCTTTGTGGAGCTTCCTTGAGCCAACAAAAGGCATGTAAGGGTAGCTTGGTATATACTGCGCCATTTTCAATCATAGCTACAAATGTCATAGCTTGATTTTTGATTGTATGAACGCCGAAAATTACACAATTTAAATGATCGGGTATATCTTCAGAGTTGGAGACGAATTCTCTCCTTAAAAAACATTTGATTGCTGGTGTATTATTGCAAAGTTCCACGCATTATATTACACTTTAAAAGTTTTGCAATTAGTTTGAGGCCAAATTAAAATAAGTTTTCTATTAAGTTCTGTAGATAAAAATAAGCCATTAATTAGGGTATTAATTCTGTTACCCAAGCCTCCTTCGCAAAAAATATATATATTGCACATCAAGAAATTAATCTGCCAGCCTCTGTTTGACCAGAACCGCAATGATGTCCTCTCATTGGAGCAAAGGTTAATTCGGATACAAAAATTGATTTGTCAGAACAATCATGTAAATCTGTATTAAATAAATCAACCCTAACGTAATCAAAATCTTGACATAATACCTTGGCAACTAATTTCATTAACTCCCAGTTAGATGGCTTTATAAATGTTTTGGAAAGTGGGATTGAAGATTCTAATTCAAAGTTTAAAGCTTGACCTTCCATATCAACATGAATGTGATTTATAGAGTTAATATTTCTATCTTTGACAATATTTGCAAACCTTGGTGAACCTCCAGCGCAATGAAATTTGTAGTCAGTTAAATTATTACCCAATAATTCTTCAGAAAAACATTTATATTCTATGCCTGAATAAAACCACTCACCTTGAAAAAACCCCTCATATATGTTATTTTTATATTTCTCAATTAATGATTGTTGATCTTTTGAGATTTTTTTATCTTTAATGAAAGTAGTTCCGCCTGAATCATTATTGGCTTTTAATATAAAATTATTAGGATGATTTTCGGATTTTGATATAATTGACCGAAGAGTATCAACATTATCTGCAGAAGCTAAAAGTTTAGCCGTAAAACCTTCTCCTAATTTATCTTTAATATATTGCTTGCATTTGATTTTATCTGTGCAGTACTTTTTTAAAGGTAGTCTAGCATGAGCCATAGACCATTGTATCCGCTCGTTGATAGTTTTACCTGTATTTTGATTATGCAAATCCAAAGGATTCATAAATCTTTTTGAATTACATATTTAGATAGAGCATCTTTGAGTGCATCTTGTGCAGTTCTGATGGGAATATATTTTTCAATTTTTGATGTGTCAAGAACACAATTCGAGCGAGGAGCAGTAACCTCTTGCATGAAATTATCTAACTTACTGAAGAATTTAAACTCTTTATCTGGCATTTTGAAAGCTAAGTTGTCGCGCAAATGGCATTTCATGAGTTCTACAACTTCTTTGGTAGTAACACTACCTTTATTTGTCACATTGTAAATCCCAAATGGAACTTTTTTCTCGATTAAGTCAATTGTGTATTTTGCGAAATCTGCACGATGAGAAAGAGAGTTACGCGCATCTAGAAGCATGTCATAAGATAATAATTTAGTCAAGTAATTACGTGGAGACTCAAATTCATCAAATGGTATGCGTAATCTAAAAATATAACTCTTTGGTACATTTTGTTTTACAATTTTTTCTGCAAGAGCTTTTGTCCCACTATAAAAACTACCATTTTGAAAGTCAAAATTAGGCGCATCTTCTTCTGTGAAATCTTTTTCATACCCGCCATAAATACATCCCGAAGAAATATGAGTATATAAATATCCTTTATTTGCACAAAGTTGCGAAAGCATTGCAGGGAATATTACATTACCTTCAACTGTATCTGCTTTATTTAGCTCGCAAGCATCCACATTTGGTTTACCGATATATCCCGCGCAATTAATGATAGAAACATTATGATGTTTCACTGTTTTTTTGTATACAGTATTTGATAGCCAATTATCAAAAATTTTCATATTTGTATAATCTACATCTGTGCGACTAAGCGCGATATGAGGTAAATCGCGTGACTTTAATTCTTTTGTTATAGCTTCTGCTATATATCCGTTTTTTCCTAATATTATGTACATTACTTTTTATGTTAAATTACTAATCTTCATCGTCAAAACCTCTTAAGCCATGTTTACCATAAAGGCCTGTTTTAACAAAAAAACGATTTAGGAGTTTGACTTTGTGAAAGGGTATTAGTTTATATTTCTTTAAAATAGCATTCCATAATGGTTGATCTCTGAAGGTAATGTCATTTCTTGAGTAATGTCCCCAAAATGTTGCAAAAATAAGCCTTACTAATTTGGATTGATATTCGTAGCCAAAAACAGTATTTTGAAAAAACTTAGGAGAATCTAAGTCTACATCTGGAAACCATTTTTCAAGATATCGTGTTGTTTTGTCAACTTGCTCTACAGTATCTCGTTCATGTTTGATTATTGCTTTAAGTTCTTGTTTGATTCCTTTTTTTCTTATTTCGGGATCAATATGGACATCTTGAGTAAAGGGAAAATCATGATGAGATATGTATTTGGAAAGCTCTGGCCAATTTAAATGATGATTTGGGCTTAAATGAACATCGCAATAATAAACATAATCAAAAACGCCACCCATTGCCTCTAGCACACTCCAGCCCATAAATTTGCAATATCTAGATTTTTTTACATTGCAATCTAAATTAGCAATATCTAGGATACCTGCAACATTAATGATTTCCCAATCAGTATCGAAGCTAGATTCAGGCCTATCTGTAAATAAAAAATATTGAGCCCCTTTAATTTTTTCAAATTTTTTAGGGTCATTGCCATTGTATCCAAATACTGAAGTAATGAAAGCTATTGAGATACCTTTACCCATAAAATCTAATCTCCGTAAGAATATTTAAAAATATCTAAATCTTTGCTATATATTTTGTTGACTATTGATTGAGTTTCTGTATTGTAATACTCTGTGTAGTCTTTGCTTAAACTTTTATTTAAATGAGGTAAGTTTACTTTTGGTAGATTAATTTTATCACAAATAAAATCAAAGTCAGAATTTAAGTTTTCTAGTTTACCTACATAACTAATGGACTCTGGAAAAAAAGTGTTCATTGGTCGAATGTGTCGATCAGCTTTATTTATATCAATTTTACTTATCGCTTGAACAAAATCTTCAAAAGAAGTTAAGTGCCTAAATTCATCTAAACCACTTTGAAATTTATCGACAACTTTATTTTGATATGCAGATACAACTCTAGCATAAGGATTGCGCACAAAAGTCCAAGAAAAATACTCTTCATGTTTGAGGCTAAGAGGTCTTTCTTCACCACCTTTAAAATTAAGGATGTCAAAAAATGTCCTTGAAGCGCATTTTGGGGTGACGTAATAAATGAACTCTTTATTATGGTCAATTAGGTAATTGTACATAACCTATATTATAACTTAAAAAAATGAATTATTCAAGACTAAATTTCGTCACCTTGACGCCAATTCATGCACCATTTATAACTTTGAACATTAACTACTTCAGATTTATCTTTTTCAGACAAATAGCTGGTAGCCGTTCTCAAGTTGGTTTGCAGGGTGTCAATTAATGCATATAAGTCGGAAATTTGCCTATCTTTTTTAATTAATGCAAGTTGTAATTGTTTTTCATTCATGAAGATGAATTACACAATATAATAAACTTGTGTATAAATAAATATGACAACGATACAAAACAATGCTCAACGTGAAAGGTATAAGGACGATTTTGCCTCATGTCCGCCTCAAATTAGTAGTGCAACCAGAGCAGCTTTAGAAGCTGAAGGTTTTAATGCAGCTAATGCATTTCATAGACATTTAGAAAACTTTTTAAATGACCCAAATTGCCCGCTAATTGTTCCTGTAGAAAAGTTAGATAAAGGGTCTTGTTTTGATAACTTAGGCCCAACTCCTTATTCTGCCGGGATTAGAGGTCAAATACAAGATTACAAAGATAGCTTAAACTCAGATTCAGATGAATACAAAACTGCTGAAAAGTTTCTTAATGGAAGTTGGGATGACGATAATGGCGAAGTTACAATGAATTGCTAGTAACCATACCTTGCTAAAATAAACTAGCCCTCGAAATTGGGGGCTTTTTTATTTGTAAGGCTTTACGTCTCCGTTTTGTAATATTTTTTTATCTTCATAAGGAGCAACCAATCTACGATATAATTCCATTTTGGCGCATTCCATTGCTCCTATGATATCGTTGCAAGTTTGATAATTCAATTCATTTTGTTCAATGTAAATCGAGATAACTTGATTTAATGCATAATTAAATTGACCTGCATTTTGAATTAAATTATCTTGATCAACTTTGTTTTTTTCTGATGATGGTATATATGGCATAATTAAGATAGTAGTTTTTTGATTTGTTTGTTTTCTTTTTTGATTTGCTCAATGAGAGTAAATGTTAAATTGCGTAAAGCATACAAAGTATGTGGCTCAATTTTAAATTCATCAGGAACAGTAGAGTCATCTTTATGATGCTCAATTAATGAATCAACCGAGTCAATTTGCTTTTTATATAAATGACTTAATGTTGTATAGCATTGATCAGCTCTAGATAATAAGCGTTTTCGTTGGTAGCGCTTAGGAGAAGGATTATTTTCTATAAAAGTTTGAATTGTTCGCATGAGATTTATGTTATACTCCTCTTGCTTATGGAGTTCTTGAGTATAAAATTCAAAAGTTTCCCAATCGAGTAAATATTGATCATTCATAAAAACTTATATAAAACCTCAAATTCTTTTAAGCCTACATATTTCACAAAGTATAAGCAGAATTCTGCAACTTTACCAGCGTTCCATTGTTCAGCTCTAATAATATCTCCAACTTCGACATATTTTCCATTATGCCAAAGATCTGTTAAAGTAATAAAACTAGTGTTCATGATTATATAATCTCATAAATACAAACAAAAGTCAAGACAAAGTGTATATATTAATATGAGAATTACTCTATTAGGCAATTGCCAAACAAAAGCTTTAAGTTGGTATATTGAGCAACTAGATCAAAACTTTGATGTAAAGTGGATATCCATAGAATCGTTCGTGTCAAATTGGGGTCCAGACTCAATGTTTGAAGGTAAACCAATTAATGTAATTACTGATATACAAGAAGCCACTAACAGATTACAATCTTCGGATCATCTCATTTTTCAACATCTTCAATCCGAATCTTCTGAGAATTATAACTTAGAAAAAATAAAAATACATGCAAAAAATGCAAAATTAATATCAATTAGCTCTATGTTTTATAACCCTGATGACCCAGAGCAAAAACACCTAAATGGAATGATAGAAAGGGCAGAAAAATACAATATAGATATTCCCGCTCATAAAATTATCCAAAAACATGGTTCTAAAATTACAATGCAACAAATAAACCATCCAAAAGTTTACTATTTTCTAGAACTTGTTCGTGAAATTTGCGCTAAAACAGGCTGGAATTATTATTCCGAAGAGCAATACAATCAATATTTAGAAGAAGGATATCCTTTTGGTTAAGTGTATACATCTATATGAGCGAATATAAACCAAAACCTTTTACAAAGGACATCGCTGAACAAATGAAGCAAGAAATGAAAGCTCCATTTGATGAGAAGAGAACCTTATGCAATGTTTTAAAACTAGCATATCGTTGCAGTAAAGAAGAGAGTTACAATCTTGAAGCCGTGAGAGCGTTATTACTCGAATCTTTATGGATGGGACAAAGAATGCATAGTAAATTATACGATAACCAAATGCAAGCGGTAAAAAGCGAGCAAATTGAGCAAATTGAGGATGAGGATCCATTTGCGGTTGATTGGAGCAATTTAGACGGCAGAAATGTTGCTAAAGGCAACTGGGACTAAATGAAGTTCAGAAAATGTGTGTGGACATCCCTTTTGGGGGTGCCTGCCCTTCTCGTTGGCTTATTTTTAACTACAGCCTGTTTAGATACAAAGTTGGAAGATATAAAAAGCATACCTTTAATAACGGGAGACGAGCAAAAATATTCACTGTGGACTCCTCAGGATTTAGGTTTAAGATTTAATCATCAAATCGGACACAATTCAAAAAAAATTAGCACATCAAAAGATTTAAGGTTTTTATTACTAGACTCTAAGTATAGAAATGTGGATTATTTCTTTTTTCTTAAGTTTAATAATTGGTTTGACAAACTTCAATTCAATAACGGCATTATGCCCATTAACCAAAATGAAACTTTGGATTGTGATAACTTTGCAATGCTTTACAAATCATTATTTAGCGTAGCAAGCTATAAGAGTGGAGTAGGGCATGAGCCGGCAGTAGGTTTAGTTATTGTCAAACAAATTAATCCATTTGGAGGTGTGCCATCGGGAGCTTTGCATATGTTGAATATTGTTTTTACTAACAAAGATTGGTATATATTTGAGCCACAAACTGGAGAATATATAGCTCTTGACGAATATCCTAATCAAGAGTATATAACGACTATTATCATTTAAGCTTTCGTTTTGCCCAAGCTTTTTTCATTGCCTCACTTTGTTTTTTCTTATATTCAGGAGAAGAATGATTGGATGAGTTGCTGTTACCTTTCATTGATTTTGAAATTTTATTTTTACGATCTTCTGTTAGTGGTATTTTTAATTTGGGATTATCTTTGTTAGCTTTTGCAATATTATTTCTATGATCAATAGATTTAGGTTTTCCAGTATTATTTAATCCACCCATAGCTGAAGTTTCTTTATATAAATCTTCTTTGTCTATGTGTTTTTTAAGGGCTTTGAAAGCTACATAATCTTCATGTTTTCCATATTTTTTATAGAGTTCTGCATGAGCGATAGCATGCTCTTTGACAGAAAGATATGTCAAGTTGTCGGGATCATCTGATCCGCCCATGTGTTTTGGTATAATGTGATGTTTATGCATAATAGATGGAGCCACCTGTCAGGATCGAACTGACGACCTACGCATTACAAGTGCGTCGCACTACCAACTGTGCTAAGGTGGCAAATTAATCAATTTATAATACAATGAAAGATCAAATAATTCAATACTTATCGTCACAACTAACTAATACATTAGTTGGATATGAAGTTAATGGGAACCCAACGAAGCGCTACTTCCTAATAAGAAGTATAGCTTTGTCCCAATACTTAAAAATGAGTGATCAAGAAAAAAGAAAAATATTAAAAAAAATAAAATCTAAATAGAAACATTATGATGTTTCAATATAGCCTTGCATAAATTTAAAAGCTCAGGAAGTAAAAGATTGCCTTTGGCGGTATTCGCTTCAGTTAAGCAAATTTGCAAGTTACTTAGATCATTTGTGCCCCCTTTTGAGGTGGGTACAATATGGTCTAAATTATAAGAAGATGAATCATTTAAGTCGATTGGCTTTCCTGTTAGGTAGCATGTAGGTTTATCTCCAAATTTATCAATCACATCCTTGCATGTATAGTTCTTGCTTATGCTGTTGACTATAGTATTTGTGTGATTTCCACTTGAAGAATTTTTTCTTTTAAAAGTTTTCAACTTTGCTTGAAAAAGTTTATAGTTAGCTCTAGAGCATCTAGTTTTAAACCCAGAAACCTTTTTGCAGATTGCTGGACGATTTTTAACGGAAGCTTTTACTCTAGCCTTTTCTGTACCACTACCGCAGTGATAGCTGATAACCGACTTAGAACATTTTAATTCTTTTTGTATTTGAGAATAAGTTTTACCTTCTGAATGTAATCGAAGAATGTCTTCTTTGACCCTTCTGTTATTTAATTTTCTAGGCATTCTTTTTGCTTTTGATTGAAGCTATAATGCACTTTGCTCCTTGCTCATTTTCAGTCATTAAGGCTTCTCCATTAGCCATCATTATCTTCCACATAATTTTTCCCATGTGTTGGCGTTCTTTTACATATATCACTTGCTTGGGGTTGATGTGATATTTTTCTTCGTTTGCGTCTTCTATTAATATCATAGTACTTTAAAAAATTCTGATTCTTTTACTTTTTTGTATTCTTGATGAATGCATTTAGATAAGGATTCCCTTATTCTAAACATTGTTGCAGATACTGAGCCGATGGGTCTAGAAGTAGCTAAAGAAATTTCTTTTAACGAAAGATTTTTCTTGTATCTAAGTTCAGCTATAATGGACATGTGGGGGGGTAATTTTTTGTAGCACTCATTGAGAGCTCGCTTTTTGAGTGATAGCTCATGGCAGTCTACACCTTCATCAGCCAATTGTTCAGTTAATTCGTTACTGAAGCAAATTTTACTGCGAGCTCGAAGTGTTCTGTGTCCCATGACTTGGAATTTACCAATTTTAAATGCCCAAGCTTTAAAACTTTTAAAATCATCTATCTCTTCTTGTTTTTTGCATAAAATCAAATTAGTCTTTTGAAGAATGTCTTCAGCGTCTTGTTTGTGAGGACATAAACTAAAAATATAACTATATAAAAATGGTTGTATTTTTTTGATTTCTAAATCAAATTTAATTTTATTCTTTGAATTCATTCTATTACATCTAAAATAATTCCTAAACTATTGTTGTCATTTTTACCTACAATTATATTTAAAGTTTGATTCTTTTCATCATATAACTTTTTGTATACAATGTCAATTAAATCTTTAGTGTTTCCTTCCTTGATAATAACTTGACTTGGGTCACCATTTAAATTTAGCAAATCTAATAAATCAATTTCATTTTTTAATTTCTTGGCTAAGTCTTGAACTAAATCATCTTCGCCTTCATCAAAGAATGGTGGGTCATTTCGATTTATACTAATCATGGAATTACAATTCTATCAACATCATGCTCAAGTTCATAATTGTCCCAATAGTCATGATCGTATTCACTATACTTTATGTCTTTAAATAAAATTAGAGTTTTTGTGTCAGCTTGATAACCAACAGCTTCACCTTCTGGGACTCTGCCCCTGCCGTCTATATACTCAAAACATTCATCGTAACCATGCTCTGAGTAGATTATTTGATGTGAGTTAATCTCCATGTGAAAAATCTACCTCTTTAATGTTAATGTGATCTGATTCATCTTCCCATTTCTCAGAATAAGGATTCCATTTTTCGATACTCAAGTTTTGTGCTGATGCGTGATTATGTTTCATGGATGATAGATGGAATTCGAAAGCTTGATCGGCATTTTCAGCTAAATAAAAATGATAACTATCAAGAGCCGAATGATTCATGCCTACATTGTATTTAATTCTATACTCAAATAGTGGAACTTTATTAACCTTCTTCATTGATTAAATGATATAAACCTTCTAGGAGCAATAACTCTACGGAGTCACCTAAGTCAACTTCAACGCCAATAGGTTGACCTTCTGGCACAGGCATATCGTCTTCTTCATAAAAGAATTCTTCGTATTCGGTTGCGTATATTATTTGACATTTCATATTAGAACATTTGTAGTTGGTTTGGGTTTTCTGGTTCATCTTGATCTGAGTATAGCACATCTTCGGCAACTTCGTCAACACTTTTTTTGCGGAACCAATTTCTTTGGGCAATTCGAACCACAAATCTCATGAAAGCAAAAGCATAAACTTTGTTTAAAGTAATTCTACCATTTTCTGTGGTAATACCAAAAGTTTTTGAAGACTCATCGTAATCGAAGCTAGCATGCTTTAGTTCTTTGGTAATTTTCATGCATACATAATAGCATTAAAAATCGAATTGTCAACTCTTAAGTGTAATATATAAGATATGATATCTCACGATTTTAAAACTATATTTGTACACATACCTAAAACTGGAGGCACATCAATAGAAGCTATGTTTGGTTTTGCTGAATACGATAAATTTGGATTACTAACAAAAGATAAAGTTGGAAAAGGTAAACATTGGGGTGCAAAAGAATACTATCAGTATTGGGAGAACTTTTACAAGGACTATTTTAAATTTACAGTAGTTAGAAATCCATGGGAGAGGGACTTGTCTTTATATAATATGATGAAAGGGCAAGTTAAGTACAGACATTTGAATTTTAAGCAATTTTTGCAAAGAGTGATTAAAAAAAATTTAGAATTCGAACATCCTAAATTCAGAAATATAGTATTCAGGAATCAGGTGGACTACTTAATGCATGAAGGAGCAATACATGTAGACAAGATTATAAGATACGAAAACCTGAATCAAGCTTGGCCTCAAATATGTAAAAATATTAAAAAGCCTTTTGAGCCTTTAGTTCACCTCAGGAAAGCAAAAAAGAAATCAATTATGCAATATTATGATCAAGAATCCATAAAACTTGTAGCTGAATTGAGGCAAAAGGATATAGAGTTTTTGAATTATAATTTTAGTGAGGCTGTTTGAATAAAATTATGAAAAAAACATTTGTAGTACTGGAACAAGGTTGCCAAATTAATTACAAATTAACTAAAACACACAAAGAGCAATTCAATACTGAGTTTAGTGATTGTTTTCGATTGAACTGGAAAGGCGACAAAAGAGACACGCAAGCTGATTTTTTTAAAAATAATTTATGTTGGAGCGAAGGTCGAAGCTATTTATATGAACAAGTTAAAGGGAAATATGATTATTATTTTTTTATAGATGACGACATCTCCATCCATACTAGTACAAAGGTTAAGGCCGCACAGCAAATTAAGAATCAACTAGAAAAATACAAACCGATTCATGGATCTATAAATAATGATAATTGGCCAAACTGGCACGACATAAGAACAGATAGGGTTAAGAAAATGGATGCATTTACAATGATAGGAGGAGACTTATGTACTCAGTTTTTTTCTGAGAGTTTTGCAAATTTGATGTTTCCGACATGGTATCACGGATCAAACGCCAGTATGTGGTATGCACAATTTTTGGCTCGTAAAATTTGTCCAGAAAGATCATTATTTTTAAATTTAGTGCGAGCGAGAAACACGAGACATGTACCGCATCAAGATGCCAATACAACTGAACTATGTAAATCTTATTTTAAGAAAATTTTAATTTCGGAACAGCATAAGGAAGAATTTGAAAAACATGACCATACAAAGGGTTTTAGGCATGAGGCTAGTGTGCCACATAATGATTATTTACATGTAACGGCCAAAGATGTTCAGAAATATGTAACCAAGGCATTATAAAGTAAATGGAAGAAAAAACCTCTATAATCACAACCATCAATGATATTGAGAATACATTTATTCAAGATTTTATAGATGAAGGCTATAAATGTATTATTGTTGGCGACACAAAAACTAATGAACTAAGTTATAAGAACAAGAAAAACATTCATTATATTCCCTCGGTATGTAAATTGTTTCCAGAGGTATCTAAAGCTTTACCTTGCAACCATTATTGTAGAAAAAATTTAGGATACTTGCATGCAATAAGGCAAGGAATAAAGTTAATCCTTGACACAGATGACGACAATTTTCTAAAATCTGATATTTATAATTGGAAAAAATTAAAAAACACTTTAGTAGTCGAGCCAAGTATACCAAATATACTTAATTATTTTTCAGAAGCAAATATATGGTCAAGGGGTTACCCTTTGGAATTAATTAATAAACAAAGTGAAATTGCTTTTAAGAAAATTAATGAAACAGATATAAATAAAGTTGGTATTATTCAAAGCCTTGTAGATGGCGACCCTGATGTAGATGCAATTTTCCGTTTAACCTCTAACGAATATACAAGCAATTTTAAATTTCTGTCAGGGAAAAGTTGTACATTTAATAAAGGGGTATACTCCCAAGGTAATACACAAGCTACTTTATGGGTAAATCCGCAACTATTTCATCTTTTATACATTCCTGTCACAGTATCGTTTAGGTTTTGTGATATATTGAAAATGTATGTGGCTCAAAGATGTATGTGGGAGTACGATTCTTTATTTGCGGTCACTTCACCGTTTTTTCATCAAACTAGAAATGCCCACGATTACATGAAAGATTTTGATTCAGAAATAAGTATGTACAAATCCCTTTATAAGTTGCTTACTAATACTTTGCCTTCTGTAAAATTGAAAGGCGAAGTTGAAGATATAATACGAGTTTACGAGGCATTAGAAAAAGAAGGCATTGTTAAAAAAGAAGAATTAGTAACTCTGAAAATATTTTTAAAGAATATAAAATATGAAGATGAAATATTATGATAAATATTTAGTCGTTGCGCATTCAAATAACGATCAAAAAAATATAGCTTTATATTTTGCCAAACAATGTATAAAGTTAAAATTAAAATATAAAATATATTGTTTAGACGAAGAAACATTCCAATTCTTAACAAAGCACTCAATAGATGTAGAGAGAGGGTTTTTCGACAAAGAATACAGCTATTTGTATAGATATGAGTTGTTAATTAAACTTTTACAAAACCAATATGCCGATTACAAATTAATATATTCAGACATTGATTGTATTCCATTATCTAACGCAATAAGCCAGTTATCAGTAGAAGATAATGCTGAGATAGCTATATCAATATCAGAACAGAAAGGAGCCATACCGCAAAACTTTAGAAAAAAATTTGGATTTAGTTTTTGTACTGGTTTTTTTATTTGCGACAAAAAAAGCATTAACTTTTTAAAAAATTTTGTCAACGAATGGTATTCTGAGACAAACAAGGAACTTTGGGATAGATTGATTGGTACATCTTGTTATAAATCGCTGGATGATCAAAAAGCATTAAATCAATTAATTAAAGATAATATTAGAAAAGTCCAGAAAAATATATTTGATACAATCCTAGGATCAATACAAGTTATACCAATCGATGTAGTATCAAGAAAGAGGAAAGAAAAAATTGAAACAGAGCTAGCGATACATTTGATTAAAGACAATAGAATAGAAGATAATTCTTTTTTTGAGCTTGTTGATTACCACAGATTATAAATGTTTATTAAAAATAAAAATATCTTATTTATTCATATCCCAAAAAATGCTGGCAACTCAATTAGGCAGTCTATAGAAACATATAATGAATGCATACAGTTGACGGCTCATGCTCGAATTACTAAATTAAAACAAGAGATTAATTCAAATGCAATGACATTTGCGGTAATCAGAAATCCATGGGACAGACTAGTAAGCTCATTTCACTACATCAAGAAAGGTGGATCTGGAAATGTCTGGGACTTGAAATGCCAAGAAAAAATTAAAGAGTATTTAACATTCAAGAGTTTCATTAAAGGTAGAGGTATATTAAAAGTAAAAAATGATACCCATTTTGTTAGTCAATCTTGGTTTATAGATGAACCTTTAGACTACACAATAAGTTATGAGCATTTGAGTGTATCTTATGGTGAATTTGTTAGTGAAAACAACTTAAAGGTGAAACCTTTATGTAAAATTAATCAATCTAACCATAAACACTACAAGCAGTATTATGATCAAGAAATGATTCAAATAGTAAGAGATATATATAAGGAGGATGTTGAAAAGTTTAAATACGAATATTGAGCAAAATATATGGATGTTTTGGGATGGCGCCGAAATACCTAAGCTAAATAAAATTTGCACAGAAAGATGGGGAACTTTAAATCCAGAATTTAAATTTACATTGCTTGATGATAAAAGTTTGTATCAATATTTACCTGAGTTTTATGAAATAGATAAAATGTGCAGATTTAAAAGAAATTATCAAGCAAAGACGGATCTAATTCGATTGATGTTACTGGATAAATTTGGCGGTATTTGGTGTGATGCAAGTTTATATCCCGATAAGCCATTGCGTGAATTTATAAATCAAATTTTAAATGAAAAAAATTTCTTTGCTTATTCATTTCCACAGAGGTCTAACGGAAGAGATGTGGCTAGTTTTTTCTTGGTAGCTAAGCAAGGATGCTATATTGTTAAAGAGTGGATGAAAGAATATAAAAAAGATTATATTTTTGGACCTAAAGATTTTAATTCAGGCAAAGATAAAAATGGAAATTTTGATCCAAGTAATTATTTTTTCTCACATAAAGCCTTATCTAGATTGTACGATAAAAACAACAAAATCAAAAACATTGTAGACAATATGGTAAAAGTAAATGTCGAGCTTCCTAATTCCGCAAATTGGGATTTAGGTAGAAAATGGAAAGATAGAGCTAGTCACTTTATGTACAAGAGACCATCTTTTATAAACCCCTACGATAAACAATGATATCAGAAGAACATAATTTTATATTCCTTCATGTACCCAAAACAGGAGGAACGAGTATTGAGAGAGCGTTAGCCTCTCATTACGATATTTATAGATTTGACTATGACTTTTGGCACGAAGAATCTAAGCATTGGAGTGTTCATTTTACCCTTCAAGAAATGATAAAGTATAAACAAATCAAAAAACCAATAGATGAATACTTCGTGTTTTCTGTGGTAAGAAATCCTTGGGACAGAATTGTGTCTGCAGCGAGATGGAGGCAAATGGATTTAGAGGAATTTTATTTCAGAACTAAAAGTAGACCATTAAAAAGATTAGATCACGATAGGCACAAGTTAGCTCAAACTAATTTTATGAAGATAAATCAAAATATCCATGTAGACTTTATTGGTAGATTTGAAAGTTTGAAAAATGATTGGCTTAAAATATGCGATAAATTAAATATTAAAATTGAATTACCTCACATAAATAAATCAGAGCATAATTCTTATCAGGATTATTACTCTCCAAAAATGAGAGACATTATCTATAAAGACTATAAAGAGGAAATTAAGTTATTTAAATATGAGTTTTGAGATACCAGAGTGGGTTAAGCAATGGAAGAATAGATATACACTAGCAGATATAATAAGATTTAGATTCGCAAAAGGTAAGAACTTTAAAGATAGTATAGGTTACGAATACATTTCTAACCTTGAAGATAGTCTTCATGATTGGGATCCAAAATTAGGGTGCGCATCATGGAGGTTGGGAGATATCAAGAATGTTGATTGGGAGCTCTTAAAAAGCATTTGTTTAATCAAACAAAAGAGTAATTATAAAAATCTTCTAAATATACATTTAAGACTAGGAGACACTTTAAAAGAAAGCCTAACTCAGAAGAAGATTGTTGATATAATTGTTGAGAACGAACTAAATGTAAAACATAAAGAATGTAATTTAATTTACGGATTTCATAATACAAAAAATAAAGCGGAATCAAATAAATGGATTTTTGAGCTTGAAGTAGAATTAAAAAAACTATTTCCAAAAATTAATCATACCAGTACAAATGTAGACGAAGATTTTTTAACTTTAATAAACTCTGAAGATTTAATATTGTCACATAGAGGTTTTAGTTGGTTGGCTGGTTGCATGTGCAGAGGGAAAGTGTTTTGGGATGCTCAAAGTCCACCAAAATTTAAATGGTCTGAAACTAAAAAAGTTAATAAAAATGAACCAGATAATCTAAATTTTTTATTGCAAAAGCAATTGATTGATGGTTTTAAATATTATCAATTATGTCAACAAGCTCTTTAATACTTTTATTAAAATCAAATTTATCCATAGCATAATCTCTAATACGTTTTCGTAACTTGTGGCACACTTCCACATTCTCCATAACCAAGTTTTGAATGTTTGACATATTTAAGTTATCTTCACTAATGACATTGATAAACTCTAAATTGGTATCTAAATTATAAGAGCAAGCATTTGATATTACAATGCCTAAGCCCGACATTAAAGATTCTACAACGCTTAGAGAGGCGGCTTCACTACTACTTAAAAGAACGCTGTTCTTATAATTTGTAAGGTTATTATGTAACCAAGTTTTTGATTTATCATGCACTACTTCAATGATGTCAATACCCTTAACAAGAAATTGCCTTTTCCTTTCGGAAATTGCTCCTAAATAAATCGATTTATTGAAGGTAGGGAGCTCATTAAATGTAAAATTATCTGGATAAACCCTATTTGGGATAAAAAATAAATTTTTAAAATCAACTCCTAAAATGTCATGATGATAGCGAAGTATTTCTTGAGATAAACAAATAAAATTAATATTATCTGGAATAGGCATTGAGTCTACATTGAAATGTCCAGATATACCAGATAAGCTTTGCTTTTTGTTAGTGTTTATGTCATTATAATATTCGCCAAAATGATTGGTTGCAAACTTAAGTTTAGCTTTACAGTAATGTAGAAACTGTCTATATACGCCATAATAACAATGGCTGTAGCAAATGTCTGGTTTAAATTCATCAGTAAATAATTTAAATTCATCGAAATTGCTACCTTGGTAGATTTTTACAACATGACCTAGTCGAGAAAGACCGCTGTAATAATCGTAAACTATAGATTCTACTGCTCCGTGACCTTGAGGGGGTATACAAGTGCCTTCTGGAGCTATAAACAAGAACTTCATTGATCTAACTGAGAAGACCTGCGAGAGGGTAGCTCTCGTGAGTTTCTGATGCATATTTCATCAGGGAAGTGTTCATTGAATTTATCTGCATATAGTTGTCTGACACTATCTAAATGATCTTCACCAAAATGATTAAACCAGTTATTTTTATGAGCCCAATATTTAAATTTACCGTCATTCATTTCAAGCATATAATGTATGTCGATTTCATTACGCAGAGGTAAGCTTTTCATCATCTTTTCAATAAATGAATGCTTGTACAAAATTACTTGAGAGCCAAAAGCCGCCCTATTTCTTTTGCGATAAAAGTTGGCAAAAATATGATGCTTTAAATCAAACTGTTTGTGAGAAATAATACTATTTAACGGACATAAATTAACTAAATCTATGTCATCTGGTAACTGCGCAGTTATGGTATTTAATTGACTCGCTAAATATGAAAATTCAACATTAAGTGTTACATCATCTTCCATAACTAGATACCAGTTTGCACTTGGAATTTTTTCAGTATAAATCTGATAAAATAAAGACACATAAGATGCAGAGCATCCTAATATATATTTATTCCTAATCCAAGAGTCATCAAAGTTAATCCAGTTTTCAGGAAGGTTTTCAGATAAATTACGAAACAAAACTTCTTCAGATTGACTCTTTTGAGTCATTATTGCGTCAAAAGATTTAAGTGTGTTATTGAATTTTTTATTTGAAAATAAATAATTAGATTCAGATAAGTCATTACTTCTATCAGTAATCATGTAACAGTCAATAGATTTACCTGACCAGCTATGATCAAAATAATGAACCCCAACAAGGTTAGGAAAATGATCTAAAATATTATCTTTATTATAACATAATCTATCTGAATAAGAAAAAGGGAAAAAGTCATATACTTTATTGACTTCAGTAAAATTTAAGTTATCCATGCAATAATGAGGTCCAAACTTATATTCGGAACTCGCATTTGGGTGAGTTTTTAATCTTCTCTGTAAGTTTTTACATAACAATTTAATTTCTTTACCTTTTGGTATAGAGGCGATAACACTTCCCTGCAGACAATGATCTTTACTACAACCAATACTAAAATCATTATTTTGAAAAATAGAATCTATTGAACTAAATAATTCAATATCTGTATCTAAATAAATTCCTCCATGATCATATAGAATCCAAAATCTAGCGACATCGCTTTCTTCAGAAGAGTTTCTACAAGAATTTAATACTGAGGAATTAAATTGGGATAAAGTTTTTAGATCTTCTTTGTTGAAGCATTGAATTGTATATTCAGGGTTTGACTTTCTCCAACTGTCAAGGCAATACTGATGGAAGTTAGTTGGCTTGCCTGATGACCAATAATAGTGAAGAATTTTAGGAATCATACAAAAAGTTTTCTACATCAAGCTGAATAACTATATCTTTATACTCGTGAAAATTAACATATAAATTAATTTGTGATTTATCACTATTCAAAAAATCATAATGATATGGAAAATGCATATCGTTCGGAGGAGTATTGTTTGGTCTATTTCTGTAAAAGCTTGGACCTTTATCTAATCCAGTATCAAAAAACTCATCATCAAATTTCATGTAAGAACTATCCTTGATCACTTCCAGCTTTTCGGCATCCCAAATAACTGGAACGGGTTTCATGATTTTATCAAATCCCGGCTCCCTCACTCTACTCCGAGCAAAGCCAAAAAATTTAGTTTTAGAGATTTGAGAAAAGCAAGTTGATCCAGCATAATCTATCCAGTACTCAAATTCTAATGGGTCGCCTTTGATGATTTCACATTCTCCTGTATTTAAAGAAGAAAGTTTTAAAACACAGTTTGGCTGAAAAGAAAATACAAAAAATAATTCACCCGAATAAATATAAGGCATCCAGTTTTTTTGAGGAAAGTTAGATAAGTGGCTCGTATTCAAAGCCCAAAGTTTTGTTAAAATATTTTTGCTAAAGTTATACAAGAACATTCCTCTCTCGTTACTATGTAGTAAGCCATTAAAAAGCAAATACAAGTCGCTATTAAAGTAAAAGTATCGAGGATCATGAGTTCCTCCTTGACGAACATAATTGAACCTATCGAACTTTAACTCATGTGTATTATCATAAAGTTTATAAAAAAGTTTACCACACTCCCATTCAGGGTCACCTCTTAAATGCCAGAACAAGCCTTCTTTTAAATTAACTGTATGTTTCTGCAGTAATAAAGATTGTTTTTGCTCTTGATTGGACTCTGATAAGCATTGGTGTGATAAATATTTTATTCCATTGTGGTTATACATTATTTAAAAAATGTTTAAATGAATTAAGAAAAAATGATTGATTTCTTTGGTATATAGTATGAGATTTTACGCTTCTTTCTAATTTTTTCTCATAAGAAAGATTTAGGTATTCGTTGACACCATTAACTAATTCAGATTGACTAAAACTTCTACAGCTAACATTGAGCTTATTATGATGGCGAGTGTGTTTTGATTTTATGACAATACCACAATCCGAATCCACTAACTCATTCATGGGTGGATAATCTAAAGTTAAAACAATGCTACCAAAATATAAAGATTCATTTATATAATTACTATAACCTTCAGCTTCGCTTGGGCATATAGATAAGCCAGCTAGAGACTGCAATTCTGAAATTTCATCACGAGCTAAAGGTTTGGTGTGGATTTCAATATTTTTGCAAGATACACATTCGCTTATGAGTTTTGAGTGCTCACGAAAACAGCTTCTGTATTCTGAGCGATCTAAGCATGTAACATTTAGCTTTGGTAGGTTTGGATTGTTTTTCCAAGTTTGTAAAACTAAATTTGTATTTTTCCAAGGTGATGTTCCAGCGAAGTGTATGGCTTGCTCATAGTCTTTGGCATAAAGTTTAAATGGTTTGTCTATGAGGGTAGTGCATCCAATAAGGAGAGTTTGATAATTAAATTTATGCTCTATCTCTCGAAAGAGATCAAAGCCGTATTTATTAACACATAATACTGAATCTAATTTGTCATAATAGTCAAACGAAAGAACATGTTCAGGCATCGGGACTAATGCATTATGTGAAGCTAGCTTAGTATTAACAGGGGAAACTTTCTCCATATGAATACATAAATCACAGCTACCAGAAGGAATTTCAGGATCAACTAAACTAACAACGAAGTTGGACTTGATTAACAACATCTCTAAAGATGAAACTAACTTACTTAAACCAGATGATGGTTTGCATGAAATATGTGCGAGTTTCATTTTAAAATTAGATCACTCACGAAATCTTTGTGAATGTGAGACTTATAAGCCATGTTATAGTGAATTAAGCTTTTTTCAAATCTATTGTTTAAGCCATATCTGTGAATAACCCAATTCATATGTTTTGGTAAATTATTTATTTTGTCTGGTAGATAAAACTTATTTATTAAATATTGATCAAATGGGCCATACTTATCCATGATGGGAAGGATTTTATCATGCATATCTTCTAGCTTATCCAGTATATTAGTTTTAATCTCTGTGAAAAATGATTTTGGAAAAATGACCACACCAGTATTAGCGTGACCTAAGTCCATAATATTGGCCGTGATTTTTGATTCATGATAATAGTCAAAAACATTTATTGAGTTTTTAGTAGCTAAAACATCAGAGTCAATAAAGCAAATTGCATCATAGTTATATATGTGATTTAAACAAAAAGGAACAAAGATTCCATAAAAAGGAGTGATTTTGTGACCATTGTCAAGCAATTCATAATCTATATTGTGTTGTAGGCAATATTTTTGAATGGACTGATGGCTGAGTTCATAGTAATTACTAGAGTCAATATCACAATACATTCCGTCACTTTTGCAGAAGTATTGATATACTAAAAATTTTTTCATCGAATTTGTTTCCAGTTTTCAAATTTTAAATTAAGGTCTGGAAAGAAGTTAATGAGTTTGTCAACTTTATCTGTAGCAATATTAAATATAATTAATTTATTTGGTTTATCTAGAAAAAAATCTTTAACCGATTGAATATGATTGTTAAAATGGTCTACCCAGTAGTCTATAATTTCACTCTTATTGAGGCTTAAAGTTTGCATATATTGTTTTAAATATTTTCCATCATCATGCCTTAGCCTAGAGTTTAGCCAATCATCCAGAGGTCGAATGTTTAAAATAAATTTAGAGTTGGGGTATTGATTATATAAATATTGATAAAAATAATATGAGTGATTGGCTAAATATTTATTGTGATAGATGTCCTCTAAGTCAGAAAAGAAAACATACTTTTCATAACTTGAGGGTATTAAGGGTCTACCCGCAAAAAAATTATGAAGCATGAGTTTTGGCAGTTTTCCGTGATCATTGTGCCAATGTAGGGATGGAATTTTACTTTCAGAGAACAAATGATACAGGGAGCGAGTCCCACACTTATTGAAACCAATTTGAAAAACAAAATTATTCACGATAAATTGTAGGTTTTGGATCTGGATCTAAAAAATTATAATGACCTAAAATTTTATTAACATATTTAAGATTTTCAAAACCTACACTCTCGACTATTCTACTGATGAAAACTCCATCAGACCTGTAATTTGAGTCATCCCAGCGCGTTTCCTTAACTAAACTACTGCAAACACAAAACATGCTTGAGTCTATCCTTGATGGCAATGGGTAATTTGGGGCAAGGAAAGATAAGAAGGTTGGTTGATTTAAAAGTAATTGATAATTTTCTAAAGCTGTAGCGTAAGATTGGTAATTTGGTCCAATTTGAGAATGATTGCAATCAATAATTTGAAAGTTATTAGCTTTCGATTGTATTATTCTTAACACATTAAAAGGTAAACCTTCACTTAAGAAAGTATAAGCGTTATTTGGTTGAAAAAATTGAAAATATTTGCCAAAATTTAAATGCATTAAAGTGTCATCATCTAAAAAATAAATAAAACCGGAATCAATTAAATCAAGGGCTATATTTCGACAACAATTACCGTAATAACTCTTAGTTAAAGATTGATGCAAAATAATTGAAATAGAACGGAACTCAGGGCATTTTTTTATTGGGCATTTATCGTATTTTACATGTTTATCTAAAACTATATGCCAGTTAATTTTGTGAGGAAGGTTAAAAAAGGAGGCTCCTATAGAGTAATAAATAGATCTTAAATAAGTTGTTCGGCTGCATGGAGTAACGATATTTAATGTATGACTATCGCTCATAGCCAAAATTATCAAAATCTGAACGATAAATATCTTTAATTAAATTCCAATGATCGTCTGATGTTATATATTTAGATATATCAATTAAATCTCTCGTATAAGGATGGCTTTCTAATTGTATTAAATCTTGCAAAAAAGAATTATCTTTTTCAAATCTATCAGATCTTATTAAAAAGTTAGTAACATTATTGTTGTTTTCATCAAAGAAAAAATAAGATTGAGGCTTAAAGAAAAATTTTACTTGATCGTATATATTTGAATCTTGCAATAAAGTTTCGTAAGGACCACTCTTACGAAGAAACTCCAAGAAAAGTTCAGGTGTGTGATCTCTAATTGATGTAAACTTAGAGTTTAAGTTTATAAAACATTCTATTGAGTATTCATAAGGATTTAATAGTGATCCGATTACAAAAGTTTGATTACTGAACTCTTTCGGTTTACCAAGCCAAAGAAAATGATCAGGAAAAGTATTGATCATCCTACCCTCAAAAATACCATTATGTACGTAGTGGTATTTAAGAGCTTCAGAATCTTCTGGGGAAAAAGAACCATATAAATCTTCGTGAGAATTATAATACTCGACCCAATCCGCTTCATCAATTGATTCTTTAAAAAATGAAAGTGCAATAGATCCTTTTAGTATGTTAGAAAATAAAGTGGGGGTGCTGATATAATTAATTTGTTTAATTGGTATATTCATAGACAAAAACGTATTTCGAGGTTTTTTATTTCACAATAAAAGCTTATAGCCCTTTCTAATAAAAAGGGTACGTGGGTCCAGTAGGGTAGGCCGCTAATGTCAGTGAGTTCTTTAGGTGGCATAAATCCGTAGTCAGACCGTTCACGAGAAAGGTGGTAAATTTCATCATCAAACTGCATTAAGTCCATCATGGGCACTAAAAGTTCATCTCTGTAATTTAGAAGAATGTCTTTTTTGCCTATAAAACTGCTGGTGTAAATCATTTTTAAAGGCTCCGAGAAAGCTTGTTCATTGAATTTAAGAAATCCTAACTTATGCATGATTTTATCAAAAACTGGCCACATATCAGGGTGTATTTCTCTTGGGTTGGAAGTGATATGATTGCCATACTTTAATGTGCCATGACTTAATATGTCAGCTTTTGGAAATCTTTCACACATATCTACGCATTTTTCATAAGAGAAATCTTCATTTAGTTTTTCACGAACTCGATAAGGGAAGAATCCAATCCAGTCGAAGGTGATGTGGGGGTTGATAATTCTAGATATGGCCGCGTGCTCCAAAAATATGGAATTTGGATAATTTAGTACAAACTCAAAATTAGGCAAAACTTGTTCAATATGTTCCTCTTTATAGCCTATTTGGTAAAACTTGTGTGTCTGTTTTTTGTATGCGTGCTCATCTAAGAACCTATCAAAGGATTGCCCTAATTTAAATTGATTAAGGTGTTGAAAAGCTCTTGAATGATAGCCAAAGCTACCTTTATGTTCACTATATTCTACGGAAAACTGGCTAGCAAGTTCGCCAGAAGGATAATGAAAACCTAATTCAGTAAACTTTTCTCTAAAGTTTATTCCATTTGGTTGAACGAGGCCAGAAGTAGTTCCATCTAATGGCGAGACTGATTTAATATTTTCTGATTCAACGATTTCCGAGAATGCTTGAAGTAATTTTTTACTAAAAAGAGCAAAGCCAGAATTAAAAAATCTCACAACCCCTTCTGTAGTTGGGGGAGCGCCAGCTTCTTCAGCTGGAGCTCCTATAACGTCATAACACAAAAATTCATTGGTCCAAGCATGAGGATTCAATATAAACCCATCATGTTGAACTAGTAATACATGTGAACACTTCGAATGTTCAATAAATTTAAACAAACTTTGAGCTATAAAATTATCAACATCTTCTACGGATTCAAGTGGTTGAGTTTGATGAACTGAAACTCCAAAAGGAAGACTAACTTTTTTACTTGTAAATAAGTTAATAGATTCAAAAAAACATAGGTTAGAACAATGGTTTAAAACCTTGATTGCTCGATCTGTATCAACATCATCGATGCAACATAAAGCTATGTTGGATAAATCTAGAAAATTCATTTACCACTTATATTTTTCCCAAACACAAAATGTATAGAGAATAGCTAATAAGCCAATAACTATGAGAGTTTCCATTTTTCGTTTCCTTCCTTTATTATAGAGTGAGCTTCGTTTTTTTCATGCCAATTATGAACTGTTACTTTTTTTTCATTTAAATCTTTGTAGTGTAAAAAGAAATTTTTAGTTATGTCTAAAAATAGAGAGTCTACATCACCCAAGGATTGGTAGTCTCTCACATGAGAAGTAGGTACCCCTAGTATTTTGTAGTCCTTATCACCTTCGTCATCCATGTCAAGAATGCCTATCACATTACATTCTACAACTGTACCCCTTTCAATGGGTGTAGCATTATAAACCAATATATCTAAAGCATCTCCATCATCACCTAATGTTTGAGGAATAAAGCCATAGCTAGCTGGATAAACCATAGAGCTGCTTAGGCTTCTATCATAAAAGAAATAGCCATCGGGATGGTATTCATATTTTGCAGAGGTGCCTTTAGGAATTTCCACCACAGCATTGACACATTCTGGCGAGTTTGGGTGTGTAGATAAAGAATATAAGTTCACTATAAATACTAAAATTTATAGCTTAAATATCTAATTATTTATCAGATAAATATTCTATTATTAATGCACAAATTTTTGCATCAGAAATATCAAGATCAGTTTTAATATTTAAGTCCATGTGATCTTTTGCTGGATCTTCTAGAACAGAGCAACCATCTCGATCTCCCACGCATTCACATTCATGATCACAATGTACTGAGGGCTGTCCATCTTGTTCTACTATATGAATTTCATGAGAAATATCTAACTTGGGCGGTAAACCTTTCAAGTATTCAACATAAGAAGAGACAGAGAGGTCATGTTCAGTAATAAATTTATCATCAAATTTATCTTTTAAATAAAGCTTGTAAATCTCATTAAAAATAGTTTTATAGGGCGTTGATACTAAATATTCACGAAAAGTTTTCATTGGTATATAATTGGACTCAGGGGGTCTTCGTATTGAGAATTTTGAATTACAGAATTTTGCAAGTTAATTAAAAAGTTTTGTTGGTATATAGCTTCATTTTGTATATGAATTGTTTCTTCTAAATAGTTGATTTCTTCAGATTGTTTGTACATAAACCAGCAAAGATATAATGCACAAGCTAATAGTCCAAATTCAATAGAAAAAACTTTCACATAATATGTTACACATTACTTGTTGATAGATCTTTCTTTTTTTCGCTTTTCTCCAAATAAATAATTGATAGAAGATCTGCCTTGCCTAATTACTCTTTGTTCAGAGTCAACATTTATATCTGTTTTTACATATTGCTTGATTTTCTCAAAAGCATCCCTCATAATGTGGGAAACAGCTTGATGCGTTACATTGAGAGCTTGAGCAATTTCATCAAGAGTGTTGCCCTTTAGCATATAAGGTATAACATTCTTTTGTCTGTAAGAAAGAAAATGGCTATAATTTAAAACCCAGTCAAGAATATTATTGTATTTTTGAGACTCGTTAAGTTTTGCGAACTCTGGATCTTCCTCACCCATTGTAGAGCAAATATACTCAAAGGCTGTCATTTCACCATCTTCGTCATCATTCACTACATAATCAACCTTTTTGTTCTTGTATTTTTTGTCCTTAGCCTTAGCGCCATCAGCTGTCCATACGATGAAGTTTCTAGCAATACTATAAGATAACTTCTTGAAGTCTGTATGAGAATCAATTTCTCTTTTAAGAAAAATCTCTGGATTACTAATAATATGGTTATTAACTTCAGAAACAATCTCCTCTACAGAAAGAGCATGAGTAGGTTTTCTGTGTTTTCCTACAATTTTTAATAAATCATCTTGATATTCACCAAGATACTGTATAATTTCATCTTTGCTTATCATATTCAATGCATTTGTTAATTACGTTAAGGTTGCAACCTAATGCTCGTCTAATGTGGCTTTTTAATAAGCCTTGTTTTTGTAGCTCTTTATATTTGGGGTATATGCTTTTAATATACTCTTCACTCCTACGTTGTTGAGCTGCCTTCATGTTTTTAACTCTTTTCTCGTGATCAATGCGAGCTTCTTTAATTTTTGGCTTAGGAGGTGGATATTCCTTACTCCAATCAATCTCTACGAACTTTTTATTCATAAGTTTATAGAAATGTCTTCGCCCTAAACCCATCGATTTTGCAGCAAGAGTGCGAGAGTTATTGTTTAAAGATAGAGCTAAAATCATTTGCTCTTTTAGGTTTTCTCTTTCTTTTTTTGGCCAAGGTTTCCATTTGCCATCCCATTTCCAATATGGTTTTTCTTCATCAGGTGGAACATAGAAACGGTATTTTTCACCTTTCTTAAAACGATTGCAGTGAGCTGCATCTTTCTTGTTAAATCTATTCGTATAACCTTCTGGGCGAGGTTTATAACATTTAAAAAGTACATTTGCAGCATTTGGAAAACTTGCTCTATGTATATGATTCCAGTCTTTTGTAGTTAAGGAATAACCATTGACTTGACCGTCAGGTCTAAGCATGAACAATTGAATAGCCTTAGTTCTATGCTTTGGGTTGTCTTTTTTAATTTTACATTGTAAGATTTCTTTAGCTAAATCAGCAGACCTAGCTTTAATGATGGTTTTGTAGTCTTTTTCAGAGCGATTTGCAAAAACCTCAGTAAATTGAACACTCCAGTATTGATCGAATGAAAATTTTTCTTTTCTTAATTTGGCTTGTATGCTACGTGACTTTTTCATGAATACAGTATACCCTATATACTGTATAAAGTCAAGAGATTATTTCCATTTACAGTAGTTTGGGTCTTCTGACCTCTTTCTTCTCATATAATCTCTTTTTTGTTGACGACGCTTTTCTTTATTCTCTTCGTCATATTTGTCTCTAGCTTTTTTTAGGGATTCTTTACCCTTTGAGCTGGAGGCGTATTTCTTTTGTCTATCGTCCACTAGAGTTAAATTTTTCTCCGAAAATTTTTTTTGCAATTACAAAACTTGCTCAATTTGTGGGCGAGGAGCCATTTGTAAAATGTGAGCTAAAATTGGAAGAACATGATCATCACATTTATCTAGATGATCGTCTCCGTAAGTTTCCCAAAAAGCATTATGAGTAATGAAGCGCTTCATGAGGTGTAATTGTTTATGTTCTTCATGATTGGCTGGTGAAATTCCTGCGCGAGCAACATTAACTAGAAGACCGCCATTAATTCTAATCCATTCAGCTTCATTTTTGAATCTAACATCTGTGATAAAAACATATTCGTTATTATTTAAACTTTCGACTACTCTATCTTGAATTTTCTCTATCCAGCAGTTTTCATTTAATTTTCTACGAATTTCAGTACCATATGTAACCAGCAAAGGCCTGATAATTTCTTTATTTTTGTTTTCTTCTGTGAAAGCAGAAATACCCGTGTATTTGAGGAGTAATTCGTCAACCTCTTCTTTCAAGGCATCTGCAAAAGCAAATCTTCTGCATTTTTTTCCCTCTTTTTCAAGAAGTGTTGCACTGCGTTGATAAAATGTATCTTTGCCTGAACGAGCAAAGCCTGATATTCCTATTAATTGAGCCATAGTTATTATATTTTATTCTTCTTCAAATTCTATATCATCTTCAAATTCTATATTACCTTCATTAGATAGTTCAATTATCTTTTCTTGGAGAGCGCCTATCATTGTAATGGTGTTTATATCATATTCATCTATATATCTATATATAAGATTTTCTAAATCCATTCTAAAGGAATCGGTTTGTTCATCGTAGTCCTTTGGGCCACTAATATATAAATCATCTTCTTCTGACATATATTATTATATGCTTAAAAATTATTTTTTCTAGAATGTATATCGTCCACTATGATTCAATTTTGCTCCGAAAATTTTTTTTGAAAATTAAAAAAATCATAAAGACAGATATATCTTTTAGGGGATAGAGTAATTCCGTCACGAGAAGCTCCAAGCATTTCTCTTTGGAATTTAATTTCGTTGTCAAATAAATTAAAAGGATTTTTATTTAAATTAATAGAATAATATCCCCAGTTTAATCCATTAGGTATACCTGTATTAACATCGACATCACGAAAACTAGTAGATATAAAGTATTTACAAGCTGATTTAGCTTTTGAAATGATGTGATTAGCTAGAGACATTGGCATATGAAATAAAACATCCCTGCAAATAATCAAATCAACATCTGGGTAATTATCTTGCACTATATCGTTAACATAGAAATTTATATTACTTTCCCCATGATTGAATTGATTTTGTATAATCATATCCATGTCAGCATCCCATCCTTGATACTCTATGTCTTTTAATTCAATATGTTGAAACCAATTCCAGTCACCACAACCTAAATCTAAAATAGATTTAATATTGTATTGTTTGATTGTTTCTTTGATTAAATTAGTAACCTCACTAGCATTAACGACCGAACTACCCGGACCACTAAGAGATTCTTGATCTAGTTTTCTAGATTCTTCAACAAAAAGTTGAGCTTCCCTGAAATTAGTTTGTTTCATTTAAATTATTTAGTATAGATAGCGACATTCTTGGTAGAAATAATTCACCAATTACTTTGCGGATGAAGTTGGGACTATAGTCATACTTGTATGTTCCATCAGTTTGTAAGTTTGCGAATTTATCAAATGCATTTTCTGGCAACCCACAAACACAGAGCAATTCTCGAATAGTTAAGACTCTGGGATCTTTCGGGTGAACATTATTTTGACTAGAAATAGAGCCATTAGCCATTGTTACTGTTGGTGCTGGCTGATCCCAGAACATCCGCTTATATGTTGTCATGAAACCTTTGATTTTGCGGCCATCTTTTTGTGGATAATCTATCTTGTTATTGAATGCAGTTTCACCTTCTGGTGTGGCAGACATCCATTTCACATGATTGGGGTTGTGGTTAGATGCAAAATGCCAAGGTAAATTAGAATGCTCTCCATTCGATAGTGATGGTAAATGTCCAATCGCATCTCTCAAGGATTTAATTTTTTGATTTTCTTCGGGGTGAGACCAAGAACCATTAGGTGAAATTAATGATATCGAGCGTCTTCTGGATTGAGGTGAGCCTAAATGTTTAGCATTCAATGTTTTGCATATGCATTTATAATTTGATGGTATGGATTGATTAATGTAATCAATAATGTTTACTGCTGAGCCTTTGTGATTGATAAAAGTTTTGGCCATCTGTGGCACATTTTCAATCAACATATACTTCGCTCCTATCCTATCAAAAATATCAAGAGCATAGACTACCAGCTTATTCCTGTCATCGTCAGGCTTTTTGAGAGCATTGGCTACACTCATACCCTGACAAGGTGGGGTAGCGATAACTAAATCTATTGGACCAAATTCATTGCAAGCGTCTACAATTTGATCTCTGATTGAATCTTTGGCTATATCTCCACCAATGACTTTATTAGTGTCTGGGTATAGTTTTTTGTAAAACTCTACACGATCACTAAGTAGTTCGTTAGCTACAACCACATTAAAACCAGCAGACTTGAAATAAAATTCTCCAAGCCCAACATTAGCAAATAAAGATAATACTTTCATAAAAAAAAGAGGAACGGCTATTATAGCCGCTCCCCTTAATAAAGTCAAGAAAAATCTTGACCGAGCATAATGTAATTAATCTTTGTCAGTAAGCTTAACTACAAGAGCAACCACCAATACTAAAGTCACAAAAGAAGTGAAATTAGCACCCGCTCCGACAAATCCACCAAGAAGACCTTGGAGGTTGCCGATGACATTGACAGGAGCAGAAGCTCCGAATACAGCTTGAACTACTACTAGTAGGCCAAGAACGCTAAGTAATGTAGCAGCAATACCTTTTACTGCTCCACTGATTGTTTTTAGTGTTTCTTTCATATTATATCTATTTTAGATTAAAATTAGAAATTAAAAGTAAGAGCTGTGCCAAACACAAACTCACGCTCGATGTCGTCAGAATCCACAAGATCTACAGAAGCTCCAACAGTAGCTCCGCCAAGAGCTCTACTTAAACCAGCACCAACAGAGTAGTAAGTGCGATTATTGGAAGCAGTAACATCTGTATTGCCTAAAGAACCACGAACTTCAAGATCAGCAATTGACACATTAATTGAATGAGACAAAGAGCCTTCAAATGTGTATAGATCATCATCTAAATCACGATACGCTGAAACACTTGGATTACCAAGCATATCAACAGATGCTCTCAACTCAATTTCAGATAAAGCTTCACCAGCAACATCTTCAAAATGATTAAATCCGCCATAAACGGCAAGCAAATCTCCCAAAGAAGCACCTAAGCCAGCAGCAAAACGATAGCTGTCAACACCTTCATCAACTGATTGATTAGTGCATGCATGTAGGCTGCCATTAAGACCAAGAACTGAAGACTCTAAATCAAGCGCTGCTTGAACAGACTCTAGAGACTTTTGAGCTCCTCTATAAAAGAAGTCAGAAGCGTATCCGATTTTAGCTGAATTTCCCGCAAATGCGGCGTTAGTAAGGAGCCCAAGGGCTACTAATAATGATGTTAGTTTTAGTTTCATAATAATTTATGGGTTAAAATTTACTGTATTCTAATTTCTTTCCATTCCACACAGTTGTTCTTGACTAAATCTCTAATATGTCGTTGTTTTGAGTTTAATTGACTCTTACCGCTCTTTACTTCGATAAAGGTAACGACATCGTCTCCAAATGAAATATAGTCAATTGGTTGACCAAGGAAGCTACACTGTTCGGGTTCAAAATCAAACTGATCTAAAAAGGGAGCTAAGGTTTCCGCAATATGACCAAGGCGGACTTCGCTACTCTTTTTTTGATGTGTTAGTTTTTTAAGTTTGTCAGTCTCTTCAGCAAGTTTTTGTTCTAAAGTTTGATTAGTTTCAATTAGGAGTTTTTCTTTATATTCTAATTCTTGGCGATAATCTTCTATAGATTTTTGCTGTTTACTGAGATATTCTTGAGATTGGTTAAATTGATTCTTTAGGAATTCGTTTTCTTTTTCTAATGAATCGGCGTTAAGTTGGTTTTTCTTTAATAAAAATATTGTATAACTGAGATATATTATACACCCAATGAGGGCAATTTCAAATAAAAAATACAAAATTTATTTTTTTGTAATTGAGATAATACGATCATGCCTAAATGATCTAACCTCTTGCCTACCAAAACAATAAGCTTTGAATCCAACATTATCTCTGTTGGATGATTTATTACCAAAAGAATTGAAAAGATTTATGTTTCCAACTTGGTATGTTTTTATTTTGCCATTCGAATTTTTGTAAACAATATAATATCTTTTACAAAATAAACAACTAAGCTTTGATTTTATCTTCTTCGCAAATGATAAATTACTCATCATCTAGTAGCCCCCTTTCTTCACAAATTGCAACACTGTATCCTACTTTGTAGTGAAAATTCATAGCAAAAAGAACAAGTCCTACTATTACATATGGCTCCCAAGTTTCAAAACCCATCTTGAGGAAGGCAAGAAATGTAATTACCACTATTGGGCAAAATTTATTTAATGTATAATTAATAACTGATGTTAGTTTATCTGTATTCATATTTTTGTACTTCTATATTAGCTTGTTTTAATAATTGGATTCCTCTATCGTCACGATAAAAGTCTTTGTATACCACTCTAGATATTCCTGATTGAATAATTAGTTTTGAGCATTCTACACAAGGTGAAATTGTAATATACATTGTCGCCCCAATGCTAGTCTGCGTAGACTTGGCGAGTTTTGTAATAGCATTACTTTCAGCATGTAAGACTTCATCTTTTGTTTTAAGTTTTCCATTATATGTTATTTCACAATCATTGTCAAACCCTTTCGGTGTGCCATTGTATCCATCAGATATAATTGCTCCATCTTTTACTATTATACATCCAACTTTCTTACGTCTAGCATGGGAAAGTTGAGACCATGTATTACAGATTTTAAGATAAGCTTCATCTAATTTAGATTGTGAAGCCATTATACTATATAGAAATTATATTGTCAAGTATTAAGTAATAGATTCTGGATCTTCTGTTTCCATGATTACTACTTTTTTGTAATCTGGATCTTTATAATTTTTTAAACTTTGAATAAGTTTTTGGGCATGATTTTGAGCTTCTTGAATAGTCCAGTAGTCTTTAGGCCAAGCTCTACGACCGTTGCGAGTGACTACATAAAATGTTTGCTTATCTTTTTTTCCAATTAATTGATTCATAGTTTTTATCATACTGTTTTTTTTCGAATGGGCGAGGCTTGTCACCTTTTCCATTGCGATGTTTGTTTTGAATTTTTGGAGCTGGGCATTTGCCTTTACTGCAAGAATTATTAGGTTTCATTGATGATTCCAGATAGATTTATTTAATTTATTTTGTTTAATTTTATAGTACCAATAAAAAGGTAAAGCTAATGAATGTCCAATTACTAATATTATAACTAGAGTACCAGAAAAAGTCCAAAAATTTTCAAATATTATTTTTAAAGCTTCTGCCATACTTGATGACCCTCGATGCTTAGTAAGTCACTTACTTTAATTTGCGTGATAGTTTCAAGTGTATTTTTTCTGCGAAATAATCTATATTTAGAATTCCAAGGCTTATCAACATAAGGCAAGTCAAAACGAATAGTTTGAGAGGAAGTTAACCAAGTGAGAAGTTTTTTTCGTGGAACAAAAATAAAGCTTTTCTTTGTTTCAAAAACAACAAATTGACATTTTCCATAAATCCATCCTTTACCGCCTTTGGAATTGTCAAATTCTATGTAGACCCATTGATTTGAGTGTTGGTTACTTTTTTTAATGTCGATGGAAACAATTGTTTTTTTGCCACCAATATGACCTTCGAGTTTTAAATCTATATTAGCCTTCTTTTCAGAAAAACTAGGCTCAAGAATCTTGTAACCTTTGGATTCAGCTAATTCTGAAAATAGAGTTTTATATTTGGTTTGGCGATTGGGCATTGGAGGATTTGTCATATAGTGCATTAAAGGCTTTTGATGCGTCGCTAGACCTTTTGTATTTATTTTTAGTTATAGTCATTATGACTTCTTCAGTAACTTTATCTTCGTCCTCAGGCATTGTAAATTTAACAATAGCCTTATCCCTTTTTCTCACATCGCATTCCCATTTAATTTGATAATTAAAATCTGGAATTGGTTCAGATAGATATTCTGATGAAACTTGTGGATTCCCACGATCTTTTTCTGACCATAAGAAAATCGGCACAACACCTTTCCAAGTTTCATGAAAAGCTCCAACATTAACATCAATCGAAACGGCATCAGAACCCAACATGCCCGGATTCATTTGATCGGCATAGTTGTGGTAACTTAATACCATGCCTTCTTTGAATTTTTCGTTTAAATAAACATGAAAATATTTAAATAAATTAATCGCATTCCAAAAACCTTCATCTTCATTCTGTATTACTATTCTACTTTGAGTTTCTCTATCAAGTTTTTTATAGCTTTCGTAAAAACTTTTTACAAACTCAACTGCTGCTTCATGACTACTAGAGCTAGGTTGCGCAAAAGGCTTTATGATAATTGGGCTAGATGGATTTGAGGGAAATCCAGCAGTATCAAGAAACCAGCTATGAAAATTAAGTTCTTTAACAGCTCTGTCGATAGCTTGCTCGTCAGTGCTTGTCAAACTAGTAGTTGAATCTGGATAGACAGATAATGTGATATTGTTTTGTCTAGCAAGAAATCCTATTTCTCGTATTTTAGCAATAATTTCTTGAGAGTCAGGGAGATCCTGAATTGTAACAGCAACACCATCCGAGAAATCTGAAAGTATACTGAACAAAGAATTACTAATACGGTAATGAGTGATTTTAACTTTCGGTAAGAACTCAATGATATTTTCGGTTAATCGCAAATTATGATGAATACGATTAGAGAGTTCAGATAAAGCTCCTTCGATTCCTGAGCTTTCTTTGGCGGCGTTAAAATTTCTGACAGTTATACCTGAAAAGGTATAAGAACTATCTGGATCCCTCTCTTTAAGGAGTTCTGAGGTACTAATTAATCCGTATTGAACATTCATTTGTGCATTAAATTACACTAAAGTTTCTGGAATTTCTGCTTTTTTTGTTTCACCATTGCTAGCTTGAGGCTGAGCATCCTTTGAAACATATAAAATATAGTCAGGCTGATTGTCATTTTCTTTGTTGCTATTTGGAAACATGACCACGCGCATTTTGCCATCACCTGTAAGCTTGGCCAAGTCAACCGAGCCAGATAAATACTTACCTTTTTTGCTATCCTGAGTCCAGAAGGCTCCTAATTCACGTTCTTTCCAAGAGTTAACTTTTTCTTTTTGATTGTCTTCTAACATAATGTGTATAATAATTTATGGTTATAATTTATGATTCGGTGTTGACTGAACCACCTAGCTCAGTACATTGTTTTAGAGATGTAACTTTGTATGCTCAAGTTTTTCTTGAAGCAGAAAATATAATAAGATGTAAACAGGGAACTCGTAGTTTATATTGGCAGTGGATTAAAAATTATGGCGCTCACGACTTTGTTCAAGAATTAATCCTAGAGGGAGAAAGGCAAGAAGGAGTCAGTGTTGGACCAAAAAAGAGAATTGGTTTTCAATATATAAACGAATATAATTACGGAGATTTAATTAATAAATTAAAGCATTTGTGAGTCAGCTCCAATTGGATTGTCATCCGGATTTACTGAGCTTGGAGTTGATTGATCCCCTTTTTCATTAAGATCTGGATAGAATTCCACCAAAGCTTCTAATTGAATTTCTATGTTTGCAATGTCTTGCAAGGTTTCCTTTAGTCGAATTGAAGTTGACATGACATCATCACAACCTTTTAAGGTTAAAAGCTTAAAGTCTGCGACTTTGGTATTACGTTCTCCAAGAAGTTGGTAAAATAAACCAGATATGTGAGGTGGAATATTAGATTGAGTTGTCATTTTATTTTTGTTTAGTTCCTAAATATAAGTATACGCAGAATGCTCCGATTGAATATAATGTAAATGTAATCATAATAATTTTTAATTTTAGTTTTTCTAGTTTATCTGAATTTTTTTTGTAACAATCTCCAGCGATCAGAATCTATTGGTTTGTCGCCACTATCTATAGCATACAACATCTCAATAATTTCGTCAAGAGAATTATAAATATATTTATGAGGAAACATGCCAAGCATCCATAGAGGAGTTTTAGCTTTTCCGCCTTCCATGCTAACAAACACAGGTTTCTTTTCACGTACGGCTGTAACAATTTCTTCTGCACTACCCCAAGATGCTACATCAGGAACAAGATGAGCTATGATGAAGTCAGAGCGATCAACTAAATTTAAATCATATGCGCGAACAGTTTTCATGCGCTCAGTTACTCGATCATATTGTTTTGTTTTCATCCAAGTTTCCATTTCTTGTCGAGACGCTTCATCTTCCTCTACGTCTTTCATAAATGGTTTTTTATATGGATCAAAACATGTAATGTTTAAAGGTTCTAGCTTTTGAGTGACATCTTCACGCCAATTTCTACCACTAACATATTGCATGTGGCCAACTAGATAGGTTTTTGTTTTGTATAAAAGATTCATAATTGTTAAGTATGACATATATTTTGCATATAGTCAAGTTTTATTTTAAAAATGGTGGACGTGGCGGGAGTTGAACCCGCGTCTTTAAATCTTCCGTAATATACATCTACAAGTTTAGTTTATTTTTTTTATAGTTATGATATAAACATCCAACTAACCATTTCAATTATTTACAGTTTATGATATGGATAAACTTTTATCTGTTTTGCAGATTAATGACCCCATAATCCCTTTATCTGCGTCAAAGGTTATGAGGTAGCAGACTTATGCTGCTAAAGCAAGCTCGCGCTTTTTGAAGGCGAAAGCTTTAACACGTGACTTATTGCCATGTAGATTTTTGCACCTTTTTTAGGAGCCAGATGCAACTCCTACTTGCAGTATACCCATTCAATTTAAATCGAATCCAGTACACGCCCATAAAATTTATCAAAGAACTTATATATATTACAACAAAAGTGAATGGATGTAAAGAAAAAAATTACAAAGGTTGACCCCAAGCTAGAATTTTAGGTTTATCAGGGAAATAACTTTTGCCAAAAATAAATAAGCCATTACCTTTGTCGTCCAAACCTCCTAAAGGAGCTGTAAATTTAAGGCTCACTACTTTATTATCGGTAATATTAGAAGTTATTGACTCTTCTTGAATCATCGCTCCTTTAATATAAAAAGCCATGTTGGTACTAACTGGAAGCAATCTATAGTCGCATTCTTGTATACCTTGACAGTCTTCAAGTAATAGAACGAGGTCATGTCTTTCTGTTGGACAATAAAACAACTCCTTTACTGAACTATCATCTTTGAGTTCGCTAATGATGGCTTGAACTTCAACTTCAATGAGACTTGGAAAATCTATAGATCTAGCAAATTCATAATAACTACCTATTCTATTTAAGCGGGTATTACCTAAAGGAACATTTATTGTAAAACCTTGTATATGTGCCGCCCCTCTGTGGAAGGAGGCTAGGTCACTACCTAATTGGCTCATAATAGCTGCATCACCTAGAGTTAAACGTATATTTCCCGGCTTCAATGCTCCAGCTCCATCTTGATATACAATTTCGTCTTGACCCGCCAATTGTTCATATACAAATGATTCATAAGTGTCTGGCAAACTAAAGTGAACGTTGTCTTTAATGCAAGCAGCTTTAGGGTTGATTGCTGGTATAGGGAGATCGCAAAAACCTTCATAAGATCGCATATTATATGCGTCAAAGCTCATTCTAGCCTTTGGGATATTACCCACTTCTACAGTTACTGCATATTGATTTAAGAAGGCATTACCTATGCCTACTACTCTAGCAGTATCCTTGGCTCCTTCATATGAAGATCTAATCTGTTTGACTTGAGATGTGTTCTTAAGGTTCGCGCCGACAACTTCATGGCCTTCTGGCATAGTTGCAACAAAAATATTACAACCAACTCTATTGTTCATAGCTATATGGTTGTATAAAGCTTGATGTTCTCCATCAACAATGAAACCCATTACTTGCTCATTGAATCCATCAGCTAGAAAATATTCAAAATCCATTGTTACAGTAGGTGTATCAATAGCTACAGAATCTACTCTAGCCATTTTACCAAATTGGTTTACATCTTTTTTGCTGACAGTAAAACCGTATGTAGCAGATTGAATTCTATGTATTTGCCGAACTAAGTTGCCAGAACAATCTGTCCAAGGGATGTTCCTTAGAGCGCAACCACTATCTATTGCCACTTCATTATTAAAGTGGTAACCTGTTGCATCAAAACTAGAATACAGAAATTCGTTTCCGTATTTTACACTAGGTCTTCTTGGATGTCTTGCGTGGTACATGGCAGGTAAATTGATCGTCTATGTAATCAATATTTACACTTTCTGGGTTATTCATTATAATAAATTTAGCAAGCTCAACTTCAATATCATTTTGAATAATTCTGCGAATAGGTCTGCCACCAAGTTTTTCAGCTATAGTTTGATCTAGAATACGTTTCTTAACTTTCGGTTTGAAAGTTATTTTAATTCCTTTTGATTTTAATTTATTTTTAACTTTATTTAATTCAATATTAATGATTTGAGATAGACTTTCATCACTAAAGTTATTGAATAATATAATACCATCAAATCTATTAACTAGTTCAGGACTTAATCTACGTTTAGCCTCGTCAAAAATCTTGTCATAATTAGACTCTTGTTGCCTCATGAATCCTACAGATGGATTTTTGTCTACTAGTTCTGCTCCAAGATTACTTGTTAAAATAATAATAGTATTTTTAAAAGATGTTTCTTCTCCAGAATTGTCTGTCATTCTGCCTTCTTCTAATATTTGAAGTAAGGACTGTAGTACTATTGGGTGAGCTTTTTCAATCTCATCAAAAAGTAGAACACAATGTGGATCTCTTTTAACTTTCTCGGTTAGTATGCCGCCTTTTTCGTAGCCAACGTAACCGGGTGAAGAACCAGAAAATTTACTAACAGATGTAGATTCACTAAACTCACTCATGTCAAAATAAATTAATTTTTTATCTGAACCGAAATAATGTTTAGCTAAAGATTTAGAAGTAAGAGTTTTACCTGTGCCAGTTTTACCTAAAAACAAAAAACTACCAATAGGTCTATTAGGATCTTGTAGGCCTGCATGAGTTTTAAATAAACTGTTAACTAATCTAGAGATGGCTCTATCTTGACCAATAACATCTTTTTGAATTCTGGGTTCAAGCTGTATTAATTTTTGAGACTTAGTCTCTTTTAGGGATTCAATAGGGATGTCAAACATATCAGATATAATTTCATTAATATGATTTGATTGAACTGTCGGCATTTTAGATAGTTTTCTTTTTTGCCATTTATCTAAAGTTTCTTTGTATGTTTTGAATACGTTCTCTTTTATTGAAGTTTCTACATCTTCAGCAATTAAAACTTTTTCCATTTGCTTTGCCATTTTAGGCTTTTGAAAATGACTGATCTTTAATTTTGAGCCAGCTTGATCTAATAAATCAATAGCTTTATCAGGCAACTTTCTATCTATAATAAATTTTTTAGATAAAACAATGGCTTGATTTAAGCTATCTTCAGAATAGGTGACACCATGAAAAGCTTCATAACTTGGCGCTAAGTTTTTTAAGATAACTAAAGCTTCTCCTTCTGAAGGTTCTGAAATTTTTATATTATTAAACCTACGTCTAAGAGCAGGGTCTTTGGCAAAAGACTTTTTGTATTCTTCATAAGTTGTTGCCCCGATGCAAGTTAATTCTCCACGTGCAATATAAGGTTTTAGGATGTTAGCCGCATCTAAAGCTCCCTCAGAATTACCAGCACCAACTATAGTATGTATTTCATCTATAAAAAGAATAATGTTTTTTTCTTGTTTTACTGCATCTATAAAAGTTTTTAATCTTTCTTCAAATTGACCTCTATATTTTGTTCCAGCAACCATAGAGGGAAGGTCTACCGCTAGAATTTTTTTATTAGATAAATAGTCATTGGTGGTCATACTTGTAATTCTTTTTGCCAAGTATTCCACAATGGCAGTTTTACCAATACCCGGATCACCAATAAGTAAGGCGCATGATTTTGTTTTACGGCATAAGGTTTCTTCTAAAGCATGGACATAATCCATGTTTGCGGATATAAAGTTGAATTCACCTTCTTTAGCTAACTTATTTAAGTCAACACTATAAGCCTCTATACCTTGAGACTGCGATCCAAAAGCTGACATAGGATTTTCATTACTATAAGTAAATGTTATATTGTCTCTTGACTGACTGTTCTCTAAGTAATCTTGTAAGAAATCATCTACCTTTAAAATATCTATGTCATGCGCAATGAAATAATCTATAATATTAGAGTTTGGCTCATTTAGTAATGCAAAAAACAAGTGCTCGACACTAATGTAAGTATGGCTTTTGGAGTTAGATGTTTGGTAGGCTAAGTCTAGGCATTGCTTTACATCTTCACCGAAGCTAACTTTTTCTATATTTTCTTGGGATTTGTTGGCGAGAGATTCGACGACGGACTGAACTAAAGCTTCAAGATCAATTTGTATCTCTTGCTCTATACGTGGAAATAAAAAAGAGTCAATCTTTAAAAAAGAAAGAAAGACATGCTCAACGGTAACTTCTGGGTTGTTGAACTTTTCGGCTAGCTTTTTAGCTAAAGCTAAAATTTCTTGACATCTAGGAGTGAAGTTGGCTTGCATCTACAAAAATATATACACTTATTTTAAGTCTGCTAACTTCATGCATATTTTTTCGTCAACAATAGAAAGATCATCAATAAACAAAATATCATCACCTTTTCTTCCTGTAAGGACAACGATATTGTCTTTGTCTGGAGCTTTGCTTTTTTCTAAATATTGAGTGCATGTAGCTTGCCTGCGTGAATCTACCATGATTGCTGGTATGTTGCCTAATTCGTCACTTAAAAGAATTTTAATATACTTGTTGCCATTAGCGCTAGTGCTTTTGAATGAGTCCTCTACCACGCCAATGAACTTAGCTTTATCATTGTTCTCCATTGAGCGGTAATATAAAGAATCTTTTAATGAATTTCTCTCGTTCTTAAATACTTCTTTTAGCTTGTGAGAGTAGCTATACCCAAGTAATTTTTTTTCAAAATACCAATTAGCAAAGTTTTCGTATTTAACATTTTGCTCATATATTTCTTTGTACTTATCATACTTCTTTTTAAAGGTAGTGAATCGAGACTCTTTCATTACTGGCTTGTTGTCATCAGCAACTAGAGACTCAGTCTTAGCAGCATGAATAGAATTCAATATGTCATAGTTGTATTTAGAACCAAGGGCAATAAAGTTTCGTTTTTCTCTGTCAGTTAGAAGATTGAAGGCTTGAGCTTCTAGGACTAGTCTTGGCCTGCTAAGTTCTTCGTCTTCACTCAATGCCCCAGCTTGTATGAGGGCCGATAAGACTCCTATGTTTAAGCCTGCTTGCTTCGCTGATAGAAATACATCGTATTTGTTTGAGTTTTCTGTATCTCTGAATTCCTCTAAAGACTTTAAACTTTTTTCGCTTACTCCTTTGATGCTATTTAAACCAAAGCGAATGTTATTTTTATCAATAACAAAATCAAATTTAGATTTAATTAAGTTAGGGGGCAAGAGAGTTATATCAAAGAAGGGTAGTTCTCTGCTTATTTTTGATATTTCATCTTGTGGATTTGGTTCAAATTGAGACATCTTAAGCAAGCTTAAGAAGAATTGTTTGGGATGTTTGAACTTTAAATAAGTAGTCCATGCAGCTAAGGTTGCATATGATATAGAGTGAGACTTGTTGAAAGAATAGTTGGCACTATCTTCTGCAACACTCCATAAGATGTCTCCAACTTCAGTTGGTAATTCGTTTTTTTCAATTGTGTCTTCTATCTTTTTTTGCCATGCTGGCATTTGATCAACCTTCTTCTTGCCTACAATTCTGCGAAGTTGTTCTGATTCATCTAGAGTGAATCCAACTTTTACAGCCATCTTCATAAGTTGCTCTTGATATAATGGTATACCACCTGTATAAGAAAGAACATCGTCAAAGAATTCATGAACACTTTGAGATTCTCCTGTAGATACATAATCTGCATAGCGATCCGCAAACTCAAGAGCTCCGGGTCTAGCTATTGCGACAACAGCACTTAACTCCTCTAAGCTGCGTGGCTTAATTTTCTTGCATACTCTAAAATTAGTATCCGCTTCAATTTGAAATAATCCATGAGGGTTATCTAGATTTTCAAAAGCAGAATATAAAGATGGATCATCTAGATCAATATCATACACATCCATATTTATAGAATTGCATACATCATAAATAACACTCAATGTTCTTAAGCCTAAAATATCAAACTTAACCATCAATTCTGAAACCCAATTCATGTCATAACCTGTAACAAAAGATCCATCATTTGTTTTTTGGATTGGGCAAATGTCTGAAATTTTTGAGTGAGAGATTGCTATACCTGATGGGTGAACACCTGTGTTTTTGTTTAAGCTTTCTAATTGCCTAGCAATTTTAAAAACTCGCTCATTATCATTTACCCAATCGGCAAACTTTTGACTTTCCTCGATAGCTGTATCTAGCGGCGCTACTTTGCCGAATTTTTTAGGTATGTAGGAGCTGACTAAATTCACGTCTTGCTCAGAATACTCCCCAACGATTTTACCGCATTCTTTAATGCATAGCTTACCACTTAAAGTGTTAAGAGTGAGAATGTTGGCGGTACGACCGGGGTGTTTTTGTTCGATATAGTCGATAACTTTTTGCCTGTGCTCATAAGCTATATCATTATCTACGTCAGCCAATAAACTTCCGTCTAAATATGTGGTGCCATTTTTTTCAATTTTTCTGGCTCGACTCTTAGAAACAAATCTCTCAAAGAATAAATCATATTTGATTGGGTCTACTTTTGTGACATCAATTAAAAACAAAACTAAAGAACCTGCAGCCGAACCACGACCGGGGCCTGTAGGTATATCATTTTCATGGCAATATTTTAATATATCCCAATTCAATAAAATATAATCAACAAATCCTAAATCTTTAAATATTTCTAGCTCCATTTTGGTGCGAGAATAATATTCTTTTTTGTTTGGTAGCTTATCTATACCTTTAGCTTTGACTCCTTGCATGCATAAAGCTCTGAGGAAATCGTAATTAGAGCTATTGGAATCAATAGAAAGTTGACTGTAATATTTGTTTTCTACTTCAATTTCTGGAAGTAAAACTCCAGCTGGAGCATAGTCATCATACTTAGTAAAACTGTCAAGGAAAGATGATTTCATTATATATTTACCTCCCATAACATTTTTTTAAATACTTCGTAATTTTGTTCGATGTCGTACATTGCATCATGCAATTTGTTTTCATCAATTTTAATATCATAATCTTTGCATAAATCTATTAATTTTTTCTTAGACTTTCTGTCAATCATGTTGTTGAGTCTGTATTGCCAGCTAAAAAGATTATCATCTCTATCAAATTTTATGTCATTTTTAATAGCTTTAGCTAAACACAAGGTATCAATAGATCTATAAACATAAGAATAATCAGGTTTAAGGCCCAAGCACCTTCTGTATATACCATGAACATAAATATCAAAACCAAGAATGTTGTGGCCAACATTTATATAATCTTTATTGTATAGGTAATGTTCAAATTCGGCAAGGATAGATTTTGCATCTGTAGCTTTCTTGTCGTATTTTGCTTTTGTCCACCCTGTCATTTTAGCTGCTGCTGCTGTCATTTTTAAGTCAGGCCATTGTATCCAATAGTCTTTTTTCTTAACAACTCTACCATTCTCAATTACAATAAAACCTAATTGCCAAGGCTTATTGTCGAGAGAACCTAGGTTTAGGCAGCAAGTTTCAAAATCGAAAAATATATATTTTTGTTTTTTGTTAAATCTAAGAAGATTCTCGTTCATTATTAAAAGTTTTTTCTAAGTCTATAATTAATTGATTCTTTTCTTTAGCAGAGAGACCATTATACTGTTTTTTGATGGCATTGTAAACTCTTTTTTGTTCTGCAGTATCAGAATAGTTCATTGCTCTTTTTATTTTGATGGCTGTTTTTTTATTCATGATTAATTATTTTGATGTTCTAGAAAACTTTCGTAGCAAAATTCTGGACTACCTAAGTGATCGAAATTTGGAACTGCTAAAGTTCTTTGTTTGAATTTTTTACTACAAATACATTTGTAGGTTTGGTAAGCCTCAAAGTCAGAGCGGTTCTTGTAATAAATAGACTTGGTCATTTCATGGTCATAATTAAATGTTTTACAGTAGTCGATAACTTTGTTTTTAATGAAATCATCAAAAGGTAAATCATTGCTTTCAATGAAAAAAGTTGGTTTGCAATAACTAAAATCTGGTATGCAGTTACAAAAATGCATACTATTCATAAATATGAATGAATCGTAAAAAGGCACAGCCATAGAAAGAGCATCTTCGTCCCACATGTTTTTTAGTTTTGAGAGAATTAATGTCCCTTCGTTGTTGCAAAATGCATCTGAGTATATGGAATTTAATAGCTTGCAACCTTTATCATTCTTAGCGAAGATGATGATCTTATGCGAGCAATATTGACCATCATCATCAACGGCTTCATGGGAGCAGTTCATTTTTAAACCAAAGATCAATTGAACACCCAACGACTCAGCAGTTTTTTGGGCTTGCAAAAAACCAACCAAGCTATCTTCTACTAAAACAACTTGGTTGGCTCCTTGGGTTATATTAAATATACTATCTGAACCACCTTCCTTAACTTTATCTGGGTGGTCTAGGGTCAGAATTGATTTACCTATAGAGTAGTGACTCTTGAATAATGCGATCATCTTTACATGATAGCATTATAATAGGAATAAGTCAAGTTAGAATTTATATTTTTCTATAAAAGTATCTACAGGTTTACCGTCAGCGATATGCATTTCGAGTTCGATAATAAGCTTTTCTCTCAAAGCCAACATATCCTTTGGTAAAGCATCTCCACGAGCATCCTTAAAACTAGCAGCTGCAGCTACAACTAACAGAATTGCTAGAGGGTCAAAGACAAAGATCAGAATAAGAATAACCATCCTCACGGCTGATTGAGCATCTACCTCTGGCCCGCCAAAGTCAGAAACGAGTTCAGCTATATATTTTACTGGACCAATTTCAGCCTCTAAAGTCTTTAATTGGGATTCTAGTTTACCTTTCTCTAAGTTAATAGATAGGGATTGTTCTTCAAGCTCTTCTAGAGAAGGGAATATTTTTTCTTCAAGCTTAACTCTATACTCTTCGAGACGTGTTTGTATTGATTCTTTCTGCGATTCTATCTTTGAGCGTTCGGCAGATTGATTTTGTTGTTCTTTTTCAATTTTACTACTCACAGAAAACCCTCCTCGATCCCTAATTTGAGAGATGATGTTATCAAGGTCAGACAATCTAGCATTAAGTCTTTCTATAGATTTATAATCATCCGCTTTTAGTTGCTCGTTAGTTTTTTTCTGTAAATCTAAAGATGATTTCTTTGAATCTATAGATTCCATTTTTTTATCCAGAAGAGTTATTTGAGAAGTGATCTGATAAGAACCTGACTCTTGCTCAATGTGAGACTTACTCAAGAAACCAAAGATACCCATGCTAGTAATACCTGACAATATTAATACAGCGGAAGTTAAGTAAAACTTGAGAAACCTTTTAGCATCTTTCCAGTTACGATGTAGCCATACGGCTGTAATCAATTTACCTATTTCTAGAGCGCCTCCCATGATTACAATAGCCCAGAAAACACCGGGAAATATCGTAGTTAATCCAATTATGCTGAAATATGCAGCAACTACAGCCAAAGTAATGGCTGAGAACATTATTAAAAAAGGGAATACCATAATAATGTATTACACTTTTTAATCGAATAAGTCTACATGTTCTGATTCTGAGGGCGTCCAATAAGGACAGCCCTTGTATTCAAGTAGTTCAATAGTTTGGTCTCCGGATTTTAAATCTTCTAAGGTTTTTAAGTCTTCTTCAAAGACTGTTTTAATAATTTTACCTGATTCGCTTTTGAGTGCGTAATATTTAAATGGCTTTCGGAAAGAGCATATAAAAGCGGGTATCGGTTCGCCATTTTTGTCAAGTACGGGTTGACCTCTGCTCATTTTATAACCATCCTTACCGCATGCCAAGGGCCCTCCAAACGTACCATCAGAAGGGTAGGGTTGAGCACCAGCGAAATTCGAATGAGCTTGCTCTTCATCAAAATTATCTATAATGTTTTGTATTTCAGTTAATTCGTATTGAAAGCCAACCAGTTCCGCATCAGTTAGCGGTTCCATTTTTAATACACCGTTACCAGATTGACCCAGTAGATCTTTATTTAAATTAAATTTTAAAAATAAAAATTCACTTTCTCTTTTTTTATACTTTGGGTATAGGTGTTTAACGGCCAAAGAATACATTAAGTCTTGTAGATTGTCGGTAATTTCTTTACCTTTAAAAACTTGCTTGCTACTTTTAAAGTCCCTAATTAAAGCATAGGATTGATCTTCATATAAAAATAACTTATCAATAAAACCTTTAATCCGATAAGAAAAGTCTTCTGTTTCAACTTCAATGTCAAAAGCTTCTTCAGATATAGCCTCAGTAGGATTGTAGTCATCTCCGCCAAAAAAATCATAATGCAACCCGTTGACTGTCATGTCGTCTATCAGTTGTAAATTTTCATCATCATCGACATTGAGTTTTCTAGCATGGTACAAAACTAATTTAGATATGGCTTTACTAGCAAAAATTGAGCCTTTGGTTATGATCTTGTCGTAATGATGTCTATGTCTTTCTTCACCAAGTAATTCAAATATTAAGTGACATATCCAACCTCGACTAGCACCATCGTTAGATTTATCAGGAAGTTTTAATTTGTAATTGCCCCAATATTTCCAAGAGCACATTTGTAGGGTCTTTATCCTACTTGCAGATAAGGCTGATTCATGTTTCTTCATCGATAGATTGGAGTTGTTTTATTAATGTCTTGGATAAGCCGTTTTGTTTTTTTAATTTTTTTGCGAAACTAATAATTTTTGGAACTTGATCGTTTTCGTCGATAAAATTCATTTTATCTTTCCATTTCGAGAAGTCGCTATCATTCATATCTCCAAAGTCATTTTTTATTGGTAGACATATTTTGATAGAATCTTTATCAAAGAAATTTAAAAGTTTTAAATAACTTTTAACACAGGCATTCATTCCCCTATTGTCATCTTTACCAGAATCATTATTAAATGATAGATAAACTTTATCCACATTAAACCTAATTAAAGAACACATGACTTTAGAGGATAAGTCTAAGCCAAAAGAAACTAGAACATTTTTATACCCTCTTTGCAATAAAGAGAGACAGTCACCAATACTTTCCACTATGATAATAGAAGTAGTATCTATATTTTCAAATAAAGATTTTCCATTAGCTTCAGGAATGAATGCTGGGTAAACCCAGTTAGTTTTTCTCCCCATGTGCTTCCATTTGGGCTTGCCTTCTTTGCCTGACATGTCCCTGCCTGAAAATCCATGAATTTGACCGTACTCATTGAAGATAGGGAAAACAAACCTTTGATACATTTGACCTTTAGTAGCTAGCCCACCTTTAAGAAGCTCAAGAACTTCATCATCGATCCCTCTATCATTATAAAATTTGTAATGAGGGAATAGGTTGTCTAATAATGATGGTGGGTATATGTCTTCGGATTCAATTTTCTCTTCTTTTGCTTTAGATTTTGTTTGAAGAAAAGTAATTGCTGAAGGATCAAGGTATTTTTTTAAAACATCTGGGTCATTGCTATTAAGAGTTAATACTAATAACTGTTTGAAGGACATGAAGTTAGTGCCTTTAACATAGTCTTTCCAAGCTCCTGTGTCTTTATAGATTTGTAGTGCAGTTTGGTTGTCGCCATTTCTGTACAAAGCCGCACACTGCCAATAAGAACCTTTATCGGATAGCTTGTAACCTAACTCTTCTAATATTTCTTTGATTCTGTCTGAGTTTATCATATATTAGGTAGCTGATTGTCTCTGTGATCAGGATTTAAGTCAGCCCTTGCTTCCATGTCTGCATAACAGTCAACAAGATCTCCTATTTCCGTAGCACAAAAATTTGATAGAGTAAAAAATAAAGCATTCTTAACCATGTTGGTGCTATCTGGAACCCTGACATATTCTGTTGCCCTAATTGGATTGGAGCCAAGGAATCTAGATTTTAAGCAAGTTAATTTATGTGTGCCGAAATCTGGAAAGTCGGACATCTCTTGAGCGTTTTTAGGGCGCAAGAAAAATAAGTGTGAAACAAATTGAATAATTCTATCAGACAAAGATATTATACTTTCGTCCTCTACAATATTTTCGGTAGTACGATTTGTGGATATTCCTTGTCGATTCGTTTGAACACTAGTCATCATTGTAACCATGGGCTTTCCGTCAAATGTAATTCCATGAGAAATTAATTGCTTAAACTTGTCTACCATCTCTCCAACAACTTGCCATTCGTTTTTATTGCCCATTTTTTCGGAAGTAGTTTTAATGTAATCAAAATTTAATATCATCTCTTTACCTCTACCCACCTTGGCATAATAAAAACGTTTCACTATGCTGACCATCATATCAACATTCATTCCAGCGACATTAAAATAATGTAAATTATAATTTTTGACTTTAGGCCAAACCGCAGAAATTTTATTTATAGCATCTTGATCGGTTTTCCATTTACCTGTCTCAATTAAATGCAAAGGAACTCCAGATAATGCAGAACATAATCTACCTTGAAGCTCTTCCTTGCTCATTTCTCCGTTGTCGAAATGCAAGACTGGAGTACCACCATTTAAAATGGAAGCTTTAAGAACAAAGTCTAAGCAAAATTGAGTCTTACCAACTCCTGATCTAGCTGTAATACAAGTTATGTTTCCGGGCCTAAGGACCGAACCATATAATTCATGCATTCTTTTGTGGGGACCTTTTAAACCAAACTCGTCTACAGGATTGTTACCTCTTTCCACAACCCATTCTTCCATGTCGGCAAATAAATCTTCTGGACTAGAAACTCCATTGTCATAAACATTAACTGTCTCGTGGAATTTTTTATCTACATGATCAACTACACCAGTGAATGGAGTTTCCATAGATTCTGTTTGTAGATATTGAATAGCCTCGCTAAAAGCTTGTATGCTAGACCTTCTGAAGGTAAAATTCTTTAACTCTTGCGCTAAGCCAACTAAAGAAGAAGGTTTAGTCTTTCTCATTGAGAGAGCTTGAATATAATCACTTACATTAATGTTATCTTTAAAAGAGCCACCCAAAGATAGCACTCTCTCTGTTAGAAGTACATGATCTAGAGCTTGACCTGTATCAAGAGACCTTTTGAGAATAGAAAAAATTGTGCGATTTACCTTTGTATTTTCTGCGCAAAAATCTTTCTCGTTAATAAATTGTGCGATGTCAGCGTAGCTATCTGGATGGTTGATTAATGTTGCCAAAAACTGACGCTCTACTTCAAATGATTTAGTCTTACTCATAATTTATTTTGACTATCTTACTACAAAGATAGCCTTAAGTCAAGAGAAATTATTGATCTTCGCCCATATCGTATGGACTATCAACGCTTTCAATTTCTATTAGATACTTCTCTAAAGCTTTGCGGATTCCCATATCTATGATTTGAGTTCCAGCCCTGCAATAGACCATTGGGTCGCCTTTTTGATCTGTATATGCTAGGATGAAACCTTTAGATTGATCTGAAGGTCCGCCAGTAAACTCATAAAGTTTATCTAGGACATCCGCTGGGATTTGAAAGCTACCTAAGTTGTCTGGGTCAATTTCTTGCATTTATATATATTACACTACTCACAACAAAATGTCTAGCTTTTTAAAAAGATCTTTTGATAATTTATCTTTTTCGTATATTTCTACTAGCTTTATATCATTCAATTCACAGAAGTCATGCTTTTGGTGATCTCTTTTTAATTGCATTAAGTAATTATTCTTGTAGCCACCATGAAAGAAAGGTACATACTTTGTGTGTTGACCGCCTTGTACTTCAATGGCTACCTTTTCATTGGCATTATAAAAATCAAAAGTCATGCGAGTACCTGCGACAGGAAACTCCTCAAATACAACATGCCTTTCCCAGTATTCTTGAAGAAATATTTTCACCGACTGCTGAAACTTGCTTTTACTTTTGCCTTCCCAGTCAATTCTGTATTTTTGTACGCCAATAACCTTGCGCACAGAACCAGTTAAGGTTTTAAATTTCAACTTTCTACCCTTTGTGATTGATCGTAATGAACAAACCTGTCATGAGTAATTGGCGTGGCTAATAGAATAGCTGGCTTGATGTTACCACTCTTAGTTTCTTGATATATGTGAGACATCCATGTCTGCTCATAAGGATGGGCCCAAGTGGTGTCGAGAAACATTTTTCGACTACCTTCTTGGCTTACTATTTGAGGCCAATTAGCATAGTAAATCTCTCCAGTAAGAAATGTCAAGCCGTCTTCAAACCCCATTTCGCCAAAAGATAATAGTGGAGCATTTGGGTCCAAGCCATGCTCTGGTAGTTGGTTGTAATTAGGCCAGTATTTTTCTCTAACATCTTGAGGTACATTATACCAAGACCATTGAGTTCTATTGTCTCCAAAAAATTCCGTAAAACACAGCTTGAGGAAGTCAAATTTATGCTTATTCATTATCCTTAAGCTTTTGGGTAGCAAATCTTCAACGTATTGACGAAAGCCATTTTTGCAAAAGCCAGAAGCACTAGGTGGGTTTAAGAACATATCATCCTCAAAAAATAACATATACTCAGAATCTGTTTCAGCGAAATGCTCAGCAATAAATTGTCTACCCCCGCAAATACCTATGTTATCTTTTTTAATTAAAGTAAACCCGTTGTCATCAGCTATTTTTTGGTTGATCTCAAAAACTGAACTATCTGTAGAGTTATCTAAGACATACTTGTCTACTAAATCAAAGAAGTTTGGAACCTGTTTAAAAGATTGTATAAGTTTTGAAAATTGATCTGGAGAGTTAAACGTTAAAACATATAAAGAACACTTATTGGATACAGGTTTAGATAATTTTGGGACCTCTAGGGTATTGTGATTTTTAAGAACTTCAAAAAAAGGAGACAGTAGTCCAGCGTCTTCAGTTTTAAGTTCAAAGCGAGAGTATTTACTAGGCTCTTTGTGAGACATTATAGTAAATATACTTTCTTCCGTGCCCATGTAGCCAGCAGTCAAAGAATTAAATAATAAATAATAATAAGTAGCATTAGCTTCCGCTATAAAGTCTTTATGCCCACCGAAGATACCTCCCCTGCAGACATACTGAGGATCTTCGTCACAGTAAGACTGCATTCCTGAACGAGAAAAACCATGAATTTCAGGGCCATCGGGATATGGAAAAGAAACAAATAGAAATTTATTTATAAACTGATCAATTTTATCCAACACTTTATCATGAGTAAAATAACCTTCATGAACAGTATTAGTTATACCGCCATCAATCCAAATAAAATATTCACTACCAAAAGGATTATGTAGGCATGCATCATTCAGCATGAACATTTTAGACATTACCATTGGGTTGTATAGATCTAAAGTGGCTTGAGTGCTATCTTTTAGCCAGCCAACTTGATCTAACCATTCAGGCTTGTGCCTTATCTCGTTAACTAAATCATAAAAAGGAAAGTCAGTTCGAAAGGATTCGCTTGGCTTATGAATTATAAAAGTATTTTCTTTAGATCTGCCCGAATCCCATACCACGTGTTCATGTTTGGGATCAATGAAAATAACTAAATTATAATCACTAGCCAGAAGCTTTTGAAAATGCTTTATGTAATGAGAAAATACCCTCTGAAAACCTTCGCCAGCATCTTCACGCTTTAGGTCCCAGATACCTGTAACAACAGTTAATTTTTTATTGGAAGTCATCTTTGAATACTTTGTAAAAAGATTTAATTTTAGAGCTCGCACCATAATAACAAGGCTCTCCTTCAACATCATGATGCCATTGATCAAATTTAAATACTTCATAATAATCTTTGTTATAAGCAGAAACAGAAGATAATAAATTTTCTTCAAGAACTAATTGATCGTTGCCCAAAACAATTTCCAAGCCTTTGTCAAAATCAGTGCAAACTTTCTTTATGTAATTATAGGTTCCACCAAACAGTCCACCAACAATGTAGCCAACTTTAGGCTTGCCAATATCCAGTAAAGCGTCGATACTCGGTGCGGTTGGCATGCCTGTGTGTACAAGAGCTAAGAACTTATTTATCTTGTTTGTTAAAAATTGCCCCATAGAAGGATTAAAAATAGTGTTCTCATATTCAGGATAATAATAAGATGAGTCTTTGAATTTTTTAGTCAACCTTTCCATTCCTCCATATTTTTCTGGAAAAATCCCATGATGAAATAACCCTGCATCAATCCAGTAAAACTTTTTTGAGTTAAAATAATTTTTAGAAGCAGATCTTGTGAGCCAATAAATTTTAGATAAACATAAATGAGTATTTCTATCGTTGACTATTCCAGAGCCTTTTATTAATTTTCCATCTTTAAAGTGACCACTAGCTTCTTTTATTTTTAATATTTTTTTAGAGAACTTAAAATCTGTCAAGGGCTCTTCTATGATTTTATAAGGAGTCTTGCAGTATTCTTTCATGAATGATGTAACTGGGCCGAACATTTTAGTATCTGTATATATAATAATAGGTAAGCCAAGATTTAAAATATTTCTAAAGGGTGGCGCATAAAAAGGGAAAGCCCAGCCCCTGCCACCCATGATTTCGTTAGGGCCATGATTATATAAAGATGTAACTAGTGTGGCTTTATTTTCTTTCATTTAAACAATTTTGAATATTCATGTATCTTTTGGGGAAGTTTTTGTTTACACAGCCTTGCCAATTGTATGTAATAATGTAATGTACATTGTAGACCCCCTTATTAATTGTGGAGTAATCAGCTAATTGAGTGGCTAATGGAAAATTTCCGCAGTAACAATTAAAATTTTTGTATATATATTCCGAAAAGAACATGTCAACTGGTTGCTGACAGCCGGGATTTTTCCATTTGTCTGTAACTTTATCCCATTTAAATAGTTCATGAAACAAACTCTTCTTAATAAACATGGCTTGTGTGCAAAAGATTCCACGATCTTTTGGTGTTTTTGCTTCGATATCTTTACTGAGATGTATTAAGTTTGAATCAGGGAACTTTGTTTTGATGTGAAATGCTGGACCAAAGTGAAACATATCCCAATCAACCTTACTTAACTCTTCCATGTATAGGTTTAATTTTTCGTGGAAATAGGGCATGAAAAATACATCATCTTCAAACACCATGTAATAATCCAAATCTTCATCAATGGCTTTTTGGGCGATTTCTTGGTGACTTAAGCCGCAACCTTTAAAGGAATTAGTGTTGACTGCAGAAAATCTTTCAAAGTCCCAACCGATGAAATCAAATTCTTTTTTAACATTAACCATTCTGTCTGTTCTGTCATCTAAATTAATGACAAATTTTTTAATTTTATTTAAATTCATGAGGGGATTCTGTTTAAACCTTTAAAATCATTGTGCCCAGCTCTATGTACAAAGATAACTGCATCGGCTTGTCTAGCGGTTGATAAATTTCTATCTTGATTGGTAAAGTATCCATAACGCAAAATGTTATAACGTTTACAGTTGTACCTAGAAGCTAAGATGGAATAAACGCTTTGATCATGTCGGTGTCTTTGTTGGTTGCCGGAAACACATCCATTAATAGTAGAGAAATGGAATGCTTCGTTAATGAGTTGTTGATAGTTCCCATTCGATTTAAATCCCAGAATGCCTGACGAAAGTTGTTTGTCATTTAATTCTTGCTTGGTCGCATTCATGATTTCAATGCATTTATCATGAGTGAATTTTTTATTTAAATGTTTATCTCCAACTAAAAATATACCTTCGGATTCAATGATGTTATAAATTTCTTGAATTGATTGAAGAGCCATAACTCCAGCATCTAACCAAAGTACATTCTTGGCCAAGTTGGTGCCCCAATGGACACAGAACGGTTTATAGACATGTTGTTTTGGTTCAGAATCTATATTAGTTGGTAGGTCAACGACTTCTGTCTTTAAGCATTTAGAGATAGCTTCTCTTTGTTTCTTGGTAAGCCCAAGATCGAATACATAAATTTTATCAACTACTTCGTATGAAGTTCTGTGAAGACTTGCAATTAATGTTTTTAAGCTATTAAAATATGGTGAATTTGCAGCAGTAATTACAATATTATCATTCATAAAATATATTATGCAGGTGTTTCATTTTTTTGACATCTTCTCTCCTGTCTCCACCAAACTTAGGGTAAGTTCTTAACCGGTATTGAGGCCTATCTTTGGGAAAATTATTAAAGTCTGTATTGCTGAATGTGTTATTCATCCTATGCCAATCTAAATGAGTAAATTCAATGTTAGACTGGTGCAGGAACCTACCTAAAGGTAGATCATCTGGAGCTCTTAAGTTAATATTATCTTTATTCTGAGCAACTAAGTCAACAACATCACGAGACATAGTAAATCCACTACCAGAAGCGAATTTAAAATTTTGATAAGGAGCACTTCGCCTTTGGCCAGAGTAAAATCCTGTTCTGGGTGCAGTTGATAAATATTTAACTAAGTTATCAATGTTTATATATGAAGATAAATTAGTCCTATAAACATAATCTATATCAGGGTAATGTTTGTTAATGTAAATTAAAGTATCAATGTTTTTTCTGGAAGTGTTGTCATATTCTTCTTTTATGTTTACGATGATGTCGTTACCTTCACGCCTAACCAAAGGATCACGTGCGGATGGAGATGGAACGGCATAAGTATGAAGAACATCAACTATGTTAGGGTTGGAGTTAGCGATATTCCCCCAAGTGCTTCTACCACAGTCATCAAGATCTCTGTAATCTTGTGAGGATTTACAAGCCAGTACAACTATTAATATTTTCATTATTTATAATATGTCTTAGAATGCTTTTGTCTACATATTTAGCAGAATCTCTCCCTCTATAATTTTTATTCAGAAAAAAATAGTGATTAATGTAGGCTAAGCCCTTTGGGATAATATACCTTGTGGATGCAGAGGTTGGGGAATGAATGGCAAAGGTGTTAATCGATTTAGTTTTTACGATGGACTTTCTTCTAGCCCCATCGAGTACAGCGTCACACGTATCAATAAGCAAGAAGTCAGAAGGGTCTTCACTTTTATTTTTAGAGTTATGGAATAAACGGCTGCGAAAACAAAAGCAATTAATTTTTTTGTCTGTATTGATAGATTGTATAAATTCATTTATATTTTTGTCTTTTTTTAAATTTATATATTCATCTATGTCAATATAACAAATGTAATTTGATTTTGAAAATGCATGCAACGAATGAGTTTGTTGACTAGCTTGACCATAAAGTCTGCCATTTATTCTTTTTGGTACATCCCAGTTAATTAAAGTAACTAGACCGTTATCTACATAATCTTTAAGAACAAGTTTTAAATCACTTTTGTCACTTGAGGATGTCCAAGAAGTTTTGTCCGACACCTGACTATTATCATATATTACAAAATGTTCAAAGCCAATTGATTGGTGAAATTTTATCCAAGGAATAATGTAATCATCTTCATTTTTAACCATTGTTGAAAGGGTGAATTTTCTTTTATGATCCTTGTAGACATTTGCGCCAACGCAGTACTCAGTATTTTTGTGTGATATATAATATTTAGTGGATTCTTTTATGTCAAAAAACAATAAACTACTGAAACCTTCTGGGCATATAATTTTTTTGCAGCTTGATGTTTTATTAACTAATATATCTTTAGGTTCACCACAGTAAAAGCAGATCACCAATAAATTATTTGACCTAAAAATATCTGCTATTTTTAGTTGAGGAACACAAGCATTGTAAATCATAAATCATTAATTAATTTTTTAAGCCTTTCTCCTGTCCGTATGTAATCTTGTGCTATTTGAAAATTTTCTTTAATGGCATCTAATTTTTCTAGATATAATTCTTTGTTGATTCTATTTAAAATTTTATTTATGTCATCAGTACCCCTAAACCAAAGAATGCCTTTCATGTTAAAATAATTTTTTATATTTCGAGTACCATAATAAATGGGAATAGTTCCAGTTAAAAAACAGTCAATAATTTTCTCCGTAAAATAATCTCCTTCCATACAGTTTTCCATAGCTATTGAAAACATATAATCTTTGAGTCCTCCTATCTTGTATTTAATTCTATTACCAACTCCACAACCAAACGCATCAAAGTCATGCGACTTTTTTATGGTATTGTAGATGTGGTGTCTATGTCTATGCCCATTATTCCATTTCTTTTTTGAGAAAATCATGCTAAGCAATTTACTTTTTTCCCAAATCTTTATATCTTCTTCCCTGTGAACTGTTCCTCCATGAGCAAAATATTTATAATTAGGAATGTTGGTATAGTGATGGTGTGTGATGCTTCCGAAAACATAATCAAATTTTTTATGCTGAAAGTTTTTCATTTTAACATAGTTTTCTCCATTTATAATTGGGGGCTCAACCAGCCATGCAATTTTTTTACAAGAGATACTATTGATTAAATTATTATTAAAACAATTGTTATCAGTTAAGATGCAGTAATCATTTTTATTTTCAGGTGGAGCCCAATGATTTTCTGCGTTTAAATTTAAGGAAAGAGGGCTGTTTATATTTTTAAAGGCTTGAGACTTTAACTGGATGTTCATAATTAAATTCTTTGTAATCTTTGATGTATTTATTATACACTAAAGTCCGAACTCTTGGAGAGTCATTTACCGAAAAGTTGCCGCCACTTGATTCAAATTTATGTTTTGGTAAATCTATAGACAGAGATAGTTTATTTGAAACAAAGTTAAGGCCTTCTGACAAGTTTTCAAAATGAATAATTTTATTAACTTTAAATTTATTATTAACTGTCAACCAGTCATATTGATTTAAATCAAACCTATGGTTTCCTATATTTTTGTGATGAAGTAAAGAGGCTATGTTGTATTGTGTTTTAAAAGTTTTAGTAAGATATGAGGAAGAGGATCTTATTCTATCTAATGGATTTCTGACAACAGCAAAAATAAAAGCTTGATTAAAAAAATCTAAATGACCTTGATCGCAAAGTATATCATGTATAGTTTGTAATGTATAGTGTTGGGGGACTTCATAGTATTCTTTAAAAGCTTTATGCGAAGAAGGTATGCCTTTATTGTTTGGCAGCAATAACTTGTCGAAATCTAAGGGCTTATCTTCATTTTTAATTAAAGCTTGCTCTATAGAAGTACCAGCGCACTTTGGAATATGTACAAATATATAATTATGTTTAAAAGAAACCATTAAAGGTAGCCTGTAATTGGTTCAAGCCAACCTTCGCTTTCGCTGTGAGGCCATACTAGCCAGCTATGAGGTTTCTGTGGAGAGGGAAAAGATCTCCATAATTTACAATAACCATCAGGGTCATTTTTCATTTTATGAATTTCTTCTTTGTTAGCATCTTGCCTGTAAATATCATTACCGTCTTTATCTTTGAAGGCTACGCACCAAAAAGTATAATCATTTAAGGGTACGATCTCATAAGACAAATCAATACAGTGTTTAAAGATAGGTAAAAAAGAAGATTCATAATCATCATCAGACATATGAACTGGGTTAGGTGCGTGATGCAAGTCAATAGTATATTGTTGTACTGAGCGACTTCTCATTCTAACGCCGCTATATTCTTCGTACTGCTCTATCGTTCTAACTGTTCCGAGATCATATTTTCCGAAGTCTATATCTTTTTTCTCTCCATCCATTTGAAAGAATTTTCTGTTACGTAAGTGAGATTTATCATTTTTAAGACCCCATTGTGGGTCGTCATCCCAGCACTTTTTAGGGCGATGACTTCGAGAATATTCGTGATAAACTACAGGCTTATGTGGATGGAATAAATCATAACCATGAGTATAAGCTCGTACCGTGAGATTAATTTCTTCTCCGTGGAATAAATAATAAGGATCATATGGAACTTCTTTGCAGAAAGATCCTTGCACGAAAATCATATGACCACTAATGAATCTAGATGGTACTGGAAGCTTTTTGTTTTCCCAGTTTGGGATGATCCCAGAGCTAAAAAATACTGCGCCTTCTGGGGTGAATCTGTCAAAATCCATTTGTGTTGCAAATGGATATTTTGTTTCGTCGCTAGTTAGATATCCGGGGCAGTATGTTGTAAGTAAAGGTTTTTTGTAACCAGCATCACAAAGTGAATCCAGCATAGATATTAAAGTCGTATCCCAATTTTTTTCAAACCTATGATGAGAGTCTAATTGGAGGGTGAAGTCTTCCCCAGAATAATCCTCGTTTAATAAATGCCTAACCCAGCAAACCCCTTTAGTTTCTGTATAAAGAATTTTTTTATATTTTAAGCTAGCAAAGGCATTGCACTTTAAATGTTTAAATGTTTTTTCAATATCGTAAAAATTATCATCTGGAGAATATTGATCAATTATATTGATTACAATTTTATGTTTTTTGCTTGACTGCTTAACTATATCTTTTAATGTATTAACTACATCAGGATCTCTGTAGGCAGCTATTTGTACATATATAGAGCTCATAATACTGGCACAGTCCCTTCTACAATATTCATCCAGTCCTTACTTTTACTGTGAGGCCAGATCAACCAACTAGATGGAAGCTCTGAAGTTTCAAACTGTCTCCATAGCCTTATAAAATCATCTTTAGGATTTTCGTTTTGAAGTCTGGCTATTTCTTCTTCCCCAGCATCCAACCTAATCATTTCATTACCATTCTTATCTTTGAATGCAATTGCCCAAACATCATAATCATTTTCTGGGAAATTTGGTTTATGTAGATCTATGCAATACTTAAATTGAGAAACAAATTTATCTTCTATTTTTTCACCCTTTTTTAGTTTAACTGGGGGTGGGGTTCTGTCGAATGCAGCTTGATGGATTTGACGATCTTTAAATCTAATACCAGCATAAGATTCATAATCACTAAGTGACCTAACTTTACCCAGACCGTATTTTGGTATATGCTTTCTGCGAATACCATCCATTCCAAGTAAAGTTTTATAGCGAAGAAAGCTTTGTTTGTTTAAGTCGCCCCAAACTGATTCATCATCCCAGTGTCTAGCATAATTATCTCTGCCATAATGATGCCAAACCCAAGGTCTATGCAAATGATACAAATCATAGCCATGAGTATATGCCCTGACAGCTAAAGAGCTTTCTTCTCCATGGAAATAAAGTTTTGGATCATATGGAACATTAGTCACAAAGTCTCCATAGCTAAAAATAAAATGACCACTAAGGAACCTAGCTTTTTCAGGCTTTTTTCTTTGCCAATTAGGTATAGTTTCGGGAAAAATAAAGATTGGACCTTCGGGTTGAAAGCGATCAATGTATTGACGCCATACATCGTTTAATCTAGCTTCTCCTTCTACATCTGGATCGAAAGAAGGCAAGTAACCTGTTAGTATAGGTTTTTTGCTGCCCGACTTCTTAAGGGAAGATAATGTTTGTTTTAGTTTAGTATCCCAATCTTTAATGAATCTGTGATGTGAGTCTAACTGTAAATAAAATTCTTCTCCATCATACATAGTTTGTATTTGGTATCTGGAATGGCATACCCCTTTGCTCTTGTGAGAGAGCATTTCTTTAATCCTGAAGTTTGTTTTACTCTTATAGTCAGAAAGATCATCAAAGCCATCTTTTTTATTGTATTGCCTTAAGATTCCAAACACTAAATTTTTAGGATTTTTAGCATTCTTTATACAATTTTCTATAGTTGGTATGAGCTGGGGATCTCGATAACTAGCTATCGAAATAAAGATTTTATTCTTTTTCATTTTGGAAGATGTCATGTATAGTATTGTAAAAATAGTCTTTTAAACTTCCATTAGTTTCTATTAATTCAAGTAATTTATTATCACCTTGTATTTTTTCTGGACACTCAATTTTTTTATCAGATAAATCTTTTAGAATATCTTCATCGAAAGATATCCATGCACCTTTCTTTTCGATATAACCCCATAAATACATCATGTCTATAATTTCTTTCTCTAGCCATACAGAATTACCATCTGTTCTACCGTAGCGAATAGGATAGCGAACTTGAGCTCCAGTCTTTTCGTTGACACTTTTGCGAAAACGAATCTTGCAATAATGACCTATGGGATTACCTTTATCTTCGATCTTAGAGGCAGATGCATTTTCCCACATAATGTCATTAGTATACCTTTCTTCAAACTCTAAAATGAAATTAGCATAATGCTTAATTGCATTACCACCAGCTTGCTTAACCTTTGGACCACCTCTTGCTGCATAAGGATTTGCGGCAACTTCTACTCTAACTTGAGAAGTTAGTATCATCATGTGCCCCATTTTAGTGATAGGTAAAACCATCTTTTTAAGAAAAACAGATGTGACTAATGCTCCACCAGCCACTTGTTCGCTTTCACTAAATGGTTTGTCAATATCATTCATTCTGCAAAGAGCATCAACACTATCAATAATGAACATATATTTTTTGTTATCTTCGTTATTAAAAACCAAGTCTCTAATAAACTCAAAAACTTTTTCAAAAATATTGCAATCAAGAATAAAAAACTTTTCTGGATCAAGATCTACTCCTGTTCTCTTTAGCATTTCAGGACTTAACCTTCCTTCTGATTTTACTATCACAACCATGCCATCTTTGCCGAAATGACTTTGAAAGTTTTTGGCTACAGTCAATGCACAGCTAGTTTTGCCGCCTTCGTTAATTCCTGTAAATCTATGGGCTCCAGCTGGAAGTCCACCACCCAAGGCTAAATCCAGATTTAAACTACCACTTGATATTTTATATTCATCTTCATTGAAATCATTGAAGTGGTATTTTTTATTATCTTTGTCGGAAAGGAATTTATTAATTTGATCTAATGTTTTGCTCATGATAAAAATTGTCTAAGGTTTTTTGGCTTACGATCTATAATGATATCAGGTCCTATCTTTTTTGTCAACTCAAATTTTTTACTTTCTTTAATTTTATAGTTCCACTCCTTGTACTTTCGTTCTAATAGTTCCTTACCGAAATCAGATTGAAAAATAACTAAAGAATCCCAGCCTTCATTGAATTTAAGTAAGTCCCAAAATTTCTTATCAGGATACTTTTCCATTAATGAATTAAGAATTTTATACTCTCTTGACCAATATGGACCTTTAGGTGATTTTGGTGGCGTGATTAGCCTAAGTACAATTTGCTTTTTGTTTAAGTGGGCCATAAATATCAGACTATTCTATGGCAATTATATTAAAAAGTCAACAATAAATTTGTTTAATTAGGAGTTTTGTTATTCCATGTATAGTCGTCTGGATCTTCAGTGAATTTTTTAAAAAAAGTGTGATCCACATTATCTAAGCCAAGTTTTCCTACGCTATCTTCCATATATACAGCTAACTGAGGGTAACCTCCATCCCCTAACCCATAACCATGATTTCTAACTAAATTAGTAAAGCCAGAGCCACGAAATTTACCAAAGCTTTGTAAGAATGTGGAAGCCATTCGGATGCACCTACCCCTAGAGTTATCGTCAACAGCTTTAACCTCTCCACTCATTGAAAAATTTTTATCCATATTTTTGATTCCAGCAGAACAAGTATTTACCTTCAAGCATCTTTTGTATTTTCCCGGATAAACATAGACTGCTTCATTTTTGATTTCAATAACTTTATGATCTGACTGATTGTGAGTAACTATAGTGTCCGCATCAAAAACTTTTAATCTAGGGAACTGTATATATTTATCTTTAGATACGATATTCGATATAAAAATTCTAAAAGAATGTTCATTTAAGAAATTTTCATCAAATGTAGAGTTTCTAAATTGCTCACCAATAGCTATAAAGGTAGTATCATTTGGTTTTGTGTTATCTACATATTGAGCTTTTGAGCCTAAGATTTCTACCCTTTCCGAATTAGACAAAAGATTGAATTGTGGGATATCGAAAACGAAGGGGAACGTTCCCCCTTCTCCTATCCCACCAAGAAAACCGTGGAATACATTTCGCAAATTTGATTTAGATTTATATTGAGATTTCTGAGTTCTAAGGTTGTTTGGATTGGATTTGCTTCTTCCTACAAAATGGTTCCCTAAATGGGAGTAAGCGTTTTCTATATTAGATGAAGATATTAAAGATCTCAGGTCACTAAAATCTGGGTCGCCTATACCTACAGCATAACTGGTATATTTTGAATTAGATAAAATTTCTTTAAGTCTTGACATAATTAAAATACTAAAAAGTCTTCACCGTAAATATCAGTCTGTATATTCTCACTAAGAACATTCAGCATCAAATCTTCGTCTAATGATTTTTCCCAATTGCTGTCACTGTATAAACTTTTGTCAGTATAAACATAAGGTAGTCTAAGACGAGAAAAGTCTCTGAAATCTGACTCATTCATGAGTAAATCAAACCCGCAAACATCTTGCACGAAGACCATGTCACTTGTCTGCCAGCTAATTTGGCAGCCGCAATCTCTTTGAAAAACGGTTGGACTGCTGCTTGTATTTCTAGAATACTCGTCTATGCAAGAATTAGGGAATTCAGCGTTCAAGGCGTCAGTGCTTTCTGAATTGCTTGAGTTTCTGCAATAGCTATAACAACTATCTCTAGCCTCCTGAGCTTTTTCCTGATCTTTTGTAGATTTAAATGTAGCTGCATAAGCCTTTGAGGCCCTACTGTAGCAAACTTGGTGAGTTTGCCCCCTTAATACACCAATTTCATTTCCATTACCATCTGACGATTTAAATCTACTAGTAAATTTACCATCAACTAGTGGGTCAATTGGGAAATGTAAATCCCATTCAGGTATAAACACAGGAGCACCAAAGCCATATATTCTTAAACAGTTAACAGTTCCATGCTCATCAGCTATTGGCTCTGGACAATCACCAAGTTCAACTAAAGAATTATCTCCTTCATGAATAAGATTTTTATGTATATAAGAATTATTAATTTCTAGATCTGTATCATCAACAAACAAGCCATTTACTCCATATAGTTTATGCTTGGATTTTGCGCCAATTGTGAAAGAATCAGTTTGTAAGGAGGCTGAGCCTAAGGGTTCAATATGCTTCACTGGAGGATTAAAGCCTTCATCCCCTTCGTCGTTTCTTAAAAAGTTTGATGGGTGGTAGCCTTCACTTGGCAAATCAGAAACAGTAATAGTTTTGCCATCTTTAAAAAGATAGAATCTATCAACCTCTCCGGCATAATCTCTTAAATTCGTAAAACCTTTTCTCATTTAATTAAAAATTATAATTTGAAGAGTTTAAAAAATCATAACCACTGTGGCTATAACCTGATTGGAAATCATTATCCGAAGCATATCCAGTTAAATAATTTAAAGTATAATTTGATGGATTAAAAGCGGGCGAAGAGAAACTTTCGGAAGTTTCCATGAAATCTTGAATGTCAATAGATTGAGCGTTGGGTGTATAAATAGGACCATCAACATCAATTTCATTATTGGATTTATAAAACTCTGTATTCCAGCCAGACCTATTAAAATATCGACTTTCTTGATCATCGTCAGTGGGGTCGTAGTAAAGATGTGTACAGCCTCGACATGTCGATCTTTTATGTATGCCATTGTCAGCCTGATTTAACGCGCCTCCAGCAGTTCCACCTTCGATATGCCAATCTGAGGATTTACCAAAAACATAAACTGGGTAAGCGCTTATGATGGCATTATTTCCAACATAAACCATTGGGTGGCTACCACTAGCTACATAAAAAGAGCCGGGTATGTGAAATTTGTTTTCCTTGTGAGGTTTAGCTTTTACATAAACATGTTTGGGAATTGGTTTTGCATTAATGCCCATTCTGTCAAACCAAACATCCTTAGATAAACCTCTACCAAAAAAATTAATGTCATTCGTATAAAAACCTTTGTCTGTATCGTCGTATTTTAAGCCAAAAAATGTACCTTTATCTTTATAATTAGGGTGATTTTTAACAACCTCACCGTCAACTCTACTGTAATTATTATTATCAACCTCATCACTCTTAACTAAAAGAGTGTCAACGGAAAAATTTTGTATTCTTTTAAAACTTAGAAGATTTCCGCAAGTGTCGCTACCGTTGGATTGAAGAGCGATGTAGCTATAACCCTCGCCCAACAATGAATTGACTCTGTTATCAAACTCAGAATCGGACATAGTGCTTTTGTCAATATCATCAACGGATATTGAATTCAATACTTCGGTTAAAGTTTTAATTGCCATCCTATACTTTTTTTCCTATACCGTGTTTGGGTTTAGAGAATTGAGTTGATGAAATATTGGAGGATTTTGGGAAATCTATATCCTGAAGCTCTTTAACTAAAAGGTCATTAAGACTAGTATCGCCAATGAGGTTATATGGGATACCTTGTAAGTCTTTTTGTTTTTTACTGCAATTCTGCTGAGGAATTGATTTTGATATATGTGATCCGTCATGTGGCATACATAATATATACACCAATATAAGGGGCTACATATCAGAAATCATCTTCAAGTGAGCCACTTTGTTGATATTCTCTAACTCTACGCTCAAAAAAGTTACCCATAGCTTGAACATCAACAACTTCGCCTAACCAAGGAAATGGATTTTTGTCACTAGGAAATCTAAAATCTAAACCAATTGCTTCAAGCCTACGGTTTCCAATGTAGTGCATGTACTCAACGAACATGTCAGCATTTAATCCCAAAATACCTGTAGGCAAAACGTCATGAGCGTAAGCGATTTCAAGCTCTACAGCTTTTTGTATATGAGACACAAACTCATCTTGAATTTCTTTAGTCCATATTTCTGGATTTTGCTCAATAAGAGTGTTGATTAAATATGTACCAAAGGCAATGTGAGAACTTTCGTCCCTTAGGGTATACTTAATTTGATCTGAAATACCTTGAAGCTTATTTTGTCTACCAAGGGCTAGTAGCATTGCAAAACCGCTAAAGAAAAAAGTGCCTTCGCACACAATCCAATAGGTTAAAAAGTTTCTAAGTAGCTCTTGCTTTCCTTCTTTGTTGTCGGTAGTAAAGTCTGGCCTACTAATATCGTTAGTAATACTCATTAAGAAATCGTCTTTAGCTTTAATGCTGGGTATGTTTTCATAAGCAGCAAATACTTCTTCGATTTCCAAATCCAAGCTATCACAAATATAAACTACCGTAAGGTTGTGAAGACTTTCTTCAAACGCTTGGCGAAGGATATATTGGCGACACTCAGCATCCGTAATAAATCTAAAGGCACTAAGCAAAAGATTATTACCAACCAAAGACTCAGATCCAGCAAAAAATCCAAGACAACGTTTAACAAGTAATTTTTCATCTTCTGTAATTTCATTGTTTTTCCATTGTTTAATGTCTGATTGCATACTGATTTCAGTAGGCATCCAATTGTTTGCGCAACTTTTAAGAAATAAATCCCAAGCATACTTGTGCTTGTGAGGTAAAATGCGGTTCACGCCTGCGATATTTTGGGTAAGTAGTTCTCCTGTTTTTGTATCCATAGTTCTATATAACGATTAAAAAGTAAATATGGTTCTAATTATAGAAGAAAAAAAATAATTTGTCAAGAAAATTGACAAACGCCAACTATTTAGTGAGATATATAGTAGGCGACATGCCCGATTTCCCCAGTAAAGCTGGCACATTTAATTGGAGAAGAAAAAGATCCAACATGATTGTTGCTCACTTCCAAAGAATCAATAGTAAGAACGTGTCCTTTAAGGATCGCTGTAATATAAATGCTTCTACCAGAAGGAGCGGTTACTGTTTCTGTGGCGTTTAAAATACTTGGAATATCTTTTGGTGATGACATATTATATATTACACTAAAAATGAGAAAATTACAATCTTTAGCAAAAAAACTATTTAAAGACATTAAAAATAAAAATTTTAATAATAATTTTGTAGACAAAGAATACAATTATCTTATGCAGGCCATAGCGACCAAAGTAACTATTAAAGATAATGTATGTAGTTTTACAGATCCATCTAAGAAACATGATAGATATGAGGATGTAAAATACTTAATTAATAAAGTGTGTGAAAAATATAATGTTCCTGACTGTAAGTTTATTGTAATATTAAATGATGCATATGGCGCTAAGTTTCCAGTGTTTTCGGCAATTAGGCCTCAGCACAAAAACATATTCAATATACCAATACCAATGGGCAACCAAAGAGGTTTAGAGACTGGCTGTGCTACACCGATAAAAGGATGGGATAAATACATAAAAGAAACTATTAAGCATAACATAAATTGGGAGGATAAAATTAATAAAGCTGTATTTAGGGGAAAGATTAGTAAGCAAACGTGGGCAAATGGACAGTACGGAAAAAAGAAAGCTAAGCATTGGAGTGAACTAACTAGGGGTAAACTATACGAAATTTCCAGAAATAAAATGTTTGATGTTGGGTTTACAAAAATAGAAAATATCTCGCCAACTGGAGGCTTAAAGGTTGTAGAGCCTATAAACTTTCCTGATCAACAAAAATATAAATATATTATATCTGTAGGAACTAATGCTGATTGGGCAGAAAGATTAAGGGCACATCTATTTACTAATTCAGTATTGATAAAACATGAAGCTGAATCATTTGAGTGGTTTTATCCATTGATGAAACCATGGAAGCATTACATTCCATGTGATATTACATTTTCAAATCTAAATATAAATTTACTTTGGGCCCGATATAATCAAAGTAAATGCAAAAAGATTGTAGCAAATGCAAACAAGTTAGCAGATAAATATCTAAACGAAAAAACTATGATTGATATGATGTTTTATCTAATCAAAGAATATAATAAATTATTTTAGTAATTTTTTAAAGTTTTTTATTAAAAATTTAGATTTTTGCCTGCTCCATTTAACTTTGGAGTAAGTTTGCTCCCATTGTTCGTTTAAAAAATCAGCGGTAATGTCGCTCCATTGATCCACTATTAAGAGTGGGAGATCGTAACGATTTTTTAACTCTACATGAGCCACATGATTCGTGACAACTGGAACAGTTTCACACATTATGCATTCACAAATTTTTGGTGTTTGAATTCCATTGCCCAGAGGCGATGCAAAGAATTTATAGTCACAAAGTTTTTCATAAAATTCTTTAGGATCGCAGGAAATATCTTTAATGCAATGCAATTTTTCATACTCATTTTGAAAGCGCAACCTACGTATTGTTCTTCTGTGCGGATTTAATAATCTATGAAGGCTTTGCCTGTCTGGTATTTTGTCTAATAATTCTGGCCAGCGACTACCGAAAGCAGCAGCAATAAGCTTAGTTTTCTTTTTGTCTTTATTGATCTGAGGTAAGATGTTGTCGTTGCCTCCATTTCTAATCATATATGCCATAATCATTCCCATTGGGATAATCTTAACCCAATCGCAATTTATGTTTTTACCCTCAAAAAATATTTGATTAAAGTAAGAGCGTACCGATTCTAATATAGGCATCGCCTGAGATAGTAATGTATCATCCCCAGCACAAACTAAGTTATTGAAATTTCTTTTTTTAAATTTAAGAATTGAAGGCAAGATTCTTAAAGATTGGGTATCACAAAAAACATCATTGGATCTACTGTTGTTTATAAATCTAGTTCTTGATGAATCAATGATAATTTTAAAGTGATCGTATGCCAAGGGGTGATGTTCTAAGAAGTCTATGTCATTAAATTCTGTAAAATTTTCACTAGATCCATCTTGTTCCCACCAAGTAGGACGCAGGAAAGCTTTATTAAATCTGAAATTTAAAATGTCTTCAATGCTCTCAATCTTCATTATTAAAATTATAATTAAATAATTTTATATCTTGTTCAAACATTTCACCAACTAAAGTAATTAATTCATCGTTATAGCATTTTGTGTAATGCTTATGTCTGCCTTTATTGTAGACATCAACAATTCTATTTCTTAGATTTATTTTTTTTGTAACAAACCTAAAATCTCGGTTGATTGATTCTAGCTTACCAACAAAATCAACTATAATTTCACCTGATTCATTACATAAAAATTCTGATTGTTGGGTTGGAGTTCTGCCCTTAGTGAACTTGTTGTAGCTGTGGTCAACATAATGGTCAAAACTTTTAAATAAATTCGCATCTTTATGCCTTGGGTGTTTTGGGGTGTTTTTCATATAAAAATAATTTGCAAGAAACCTGTCCCAAGGATTTCTCACAAAAGAAAACGTGAAATATTTTTGATAGGCATCCCCAAGGTTGTGTTGTAATTCTGCGGCACTAATATGATTGTCAGATGTGGATAAAAATCCACTACATCTTCCTTGTGGAACTTTTTCTAATCTATATAATCTTGCTAGCTTTGTTGAACCAAAGTCTCCAAGCGATTTTGTGATAGAAGTGCTCCCAGTCTTTGGCACAGCTACAAATATATACTTTCTGATATAAGAAAATACCATTTATTTAATCTCCAAATTTGTAACCAAAAGTATTGATATCTTTTGAATATCTATTAGCAACCATATCACGAGTTTCTTGGTTGTAGTATTTAGTATAATGTTTTTTATGTGAATTTTTTCGCTGCACAACTGAAGAGTCTAGTTTTAAACCTATCTTGCTAGATATAAATTGTAAATCATTGCTACGATTTTCAAATCTACCTATAAAATCAACTTCTTCAGGGCTAAAAAAATCTAATAATGCATCTCCATGCTCGTGCTTGGCTGGCTTATAATGCTCTAAAAAATACTTTAAACTTTTACGTGAATGGTAGCCTATTTGACCTCCCCTACCGGGCTTTGAGCTAGAATACCAGCCGGCATCTAGGTAGTTTGATATCATAATGTCCCAAGGATTTCTAATGAATGTAAATTTAAAATAATCACGAAAGCTCAAACCATTTAAGAGCTTACTATACTGATTGAAAGATAAATGTTTTCTTCCATCCCTGTCTCCATTATAATTAAATTGCTTTTCCAAACTGGTTCCTCCAGTTCTAGGTATATGCACAAAAATAAATTTATGTTTATAGTTTATCATTTAATGCAAATTTACACTATTATTATAAATTGATGTTATAAAACTTTTTTGTTAATGCTTTGTCTGGACATCCACCACCCTCAGTAGATACATGATTACATGATCTTAGTAATCTGAATTTAAATTTTTTGAACTGTTTGAATTTTACACCGTTTCTTTTTAAACATTTTCTTAAATAACTTTCTGCATGATATGGCTCTGGATTGTTTCTTAAAAAATTGTACCTGCAACAATAAATTTTTAAAATATCTAAACTCGTAATTACAGCATATCTATCGTTACAACCATCTTTATAATGACCCCAGTCTGGAAGATAGATGTTATGGGAATTGAGTTGAGGTAAAGAAAGTTTTGTTAAGAAAAATAAATCTGACCTAGCTACGATAAAATATTCATATTCTGTGGCTATGTCTTTAAATTGATCGTAGAAATAGTTTAAAGAATAAATCTGCTTTAAAGAGTTAATAGTACTAGGAAGAGAAAAGTTTCTCCAAGCTCTAAACCTAAATTTTTTTAATAAACTGTTGGCAAAATCTTCGAATTCTTTTTGCTTTGATAAAATATCATCGTAGTAAATTTTTTTAAAGTTAATAAAATTGTTTATGCTTTTGTAGTTAATTACTCCGTCTTCCCCTTGTCTTGGGCTAACATATTTTTCAGCGGGCGTAGTAGTTAAGAAAAAATCTACATCAAAGTTTTTTAAGCCGGGTAAAACATTTGTAGAAAATTGATCATGTTGAATGCGATTGTAATTCTTAACTTGCCCAAAGTATATGTATGCTAATTTTTTCATTTTATATTGAGATATGAGGTCTTTTGTAAACAAAAGAAGGCTTTTTGCTATGCCATCCATGTTGAGCGGAGTGAGGAATCTTTTCATCAATTTGAATCATGTCATTTAGTAGTGTTTTGATGGTGGGATCTGTGTCGTATAGCTCTGTTAAGGTTTCGTGAAATGTAAAATATGGCCAATGCCTCATTGTTTTAAAATTATTAACAAATGCTTCTTTCCATTTTTCTATTAAATATAATTGAGGTTCATCTGCACACAAAAACCAACTTACTGTTTCGCATTTTTTGCGATTATCGTAACTTCCTCTAGGCATAAATCTATAAGTAAAAAACTTAGTGTGATTTACTATTAAGTTATAGAATTCATTCAATGGCATAACTGGGTAAACACTTGCATCAGCCCAAACCCCTCCATACTTGGAGAGCAAAAGAATCCTCAAGAGATCTGATTTTGCGGCCCAGCTTCTATTGGGAGAATTTTCAATAATTTCAAAAAATTCTGGAACATAATCTTTAATGGTGTCTATATTAAGAATGTTTACTTCATGTTCTGGATTTAATTGTTTCCAGAGCGATATGCATTTCTTGTTTAATGGTGGAACTGTATTACTGTCTTCGCCCTGAAACCAACACATCCATATTTTTTTTGCACTACTCATTTGAATAAAGATTTAAATTCATCAATTGAAATTAAATTTAACCATTCTTTTCTATTTTTTTGTAAATTTTTATATTTAAGCTCAGACTCTTTGGTGTTTAATTTTTCTTGAAAACCCTTACTTATAGCAGTCATTCCAAAATCTGTATCAACTGTAAAGAAATTAAGATCATCTCTACTAGATCTAAGTCTCACGATAGATTTCCAGATGTCTCCGTTCCAAAGACCATATTGAGGGTTGCCTTTAAGTTTTTCCCTGTGAACATAAACTATTCTTTCTTTATCAAAATGAGTAAGCTGCCTTTCGTAGACAGTAGGATTTGTGTCATGGCAAACAACATAACCTCCTTCGTTTAGAATTTCAATAGAGTTTAAAATATCACTCTCTAATTGTTTTGACTCATGTAAACCATCAACAAAAATTAAATCAAAATTCTTGTCGTTTTGCTCAAAAAAAGAATCTGATGTCATTATGAAATCAGGCTCTCTGTCATAAGGCTCTATCTCGATATCAACTGAAATTTTAGATTCAATATTTACGTCGTTAAAATTGTCTTTGTGGTCTCTTACTCCAATTTCTAAATATGTTTTTGCGTTAATTTTTTCCGCTAAAATATTAATCACTTCTGTTCTATGCATAGCTTGTGACCTCCTTGAAGTTATCGTATGATGAGCTAGCTAGTTTAAAAAGCTCTAACCTTAAGTCTTGAATGTCTAGACTGGTGAACTCTTTAAGGTTTAATTTAAAGATCATCTGAGTGTTTTGGTGTGAAATATGATAACATAAAGGCTTACTTGATTGAAAGCGAAATGGACTAACATCTTCTTGAGTGTTACGAGTAAGAAGTAAGTCATACTCAGTCAAAACATCTTGGAATGAATCTGGGTTAGCGATATCTTTACAAAAAGAATTAAAAAATTCCTGATCATGAAAATGTGGGTATAACTTTTTTCTAGACTTTATAAAGTCTATGTTATTTAGAGGTAGATCGATAAAGCCACGAATTAATTTGTCAAACTGTTTGGGGGTTCCACTGGATACACAAGGACAGTCGGAATCCATGAAGTGTAATTTGTCTGAAAGTTTTCTGCCGGGATACCATAAAGAGCTATTTAAGATATCATAATCACAAACAATTACACAATCATCAATAGGGAGAGCAGCATAAGATAACCACCTATGCCAACAAGACCAACCGTATGGACTGAGAGGTTGGTGGAGGATAGTTGAAGTTATTTCTGTCATTTTTTCATTAAACTCATCAAAAAAAGGATGAGCTTTAGCATCATCTAAAGATAGGACAGCGGCATCAAAGTCATTTGATTTCCAGTTTTTAAGCCAAAAATCAACTAGCTTTCTTTCTTTATCACAATTTTTAAAGTCGTGAAAATATGTGAAAATTTTTCTAACCATTGGATTTATCTTCTAGAATTTTAGGGTTCTGTTTTATGGTTTGTTGGGTAATTAAATCTTTGATTCGAGTGGTTGACCATTCATGCGAACGAGTAGTATATATAACTTTTGGTGGGAGGTCATCTCCTGTAAAACTTTTACCAATGTAATCTTCTCCCAGTATGCGAATGTCAGGTTTCCAGAATTTAATTAAATCAACCAACTCTTCTTCTGTCTGGTACATATATACTTCGTCAATATATTTTATAGCCATGAGGGTTTTATATCTTTCATAGTAAGGTATTACGGGTTTGTATTTTGTAAACCTTGTGGCACTTGGATCTCGTTGCAAGAAAACTAAAAAACGATCACAATGTCGTTTCGCTTCCTCGAAAGTATAAATATAACCCGGATGCAATAAATCAAAATTCCCTGCTGTAAATCCTACTATTTCTTTGTTCATAATAATTCTTTTAATCCGTCCTTAAAATTTACACTAGGAAACCAATTTAATTCGTTTTGAATTTTAGTATTATCAATTGCATAACGCCAATCGTGACCTAATCTATCTTTTACAAATTCTATTTGAATTTCGTCTTTGCTTAGTAGTTTTAGAATAGTTTTAACAATATCAATATTGCGCACTTCATTTTTTCCGCCAATATTATAAACTTCACCAATTTTTCCACCATGTAAAACCGCATCGATGCCAGAGCAATGATCTGAGACATGAATCCAGTCACGAATGTTTCTGCCATCACCATAGACAGGAAGTTTTTTGTCTGCTTTGGCATTTTTAATCATTAGTGGAATTAATTTTTCTTCGTGTTGATTTGGCCCGTAATTGTTTGAACAACGAGTAATTAAAATAGGATAGTCGAAAGTCTCATAAAAACTACGGCACAATAAATCTGCACTTGCTTTGCTTGCGGAATAAGGGCTATTTGCTTGCAATGGGGTGTTTTCAGTAAAAGCATCATCTTCTTCAGTTAAACTGCCATATACCTCGTCTGTGGATACTTGAAGGTATCTCTCGATGCTAGGGCAATCGTGAAGCAAGCTTAATAAGGAGTGTGTTCCATTTATGTTGGTTTGTACAAAAGGAGTTGAATCATTTATACTATTATCAACATGACTTTCAGCAGCAAAATTAACAATATAATTTATATTATTCTTTTGAATTAAATTTCGAAGTCGACCTGTGTCATTGATGTCACAAATTGATAGGCTGTATCTGCCTGATCGATTGATTTCTTCGCTGATATTGTTGTAGTTTGCTGCATATGTTTTGACATCAACATTGTAAATATGGTAGTCATACTTATTAAAAATATGCTTGATGAAGTTGCTCCCTATAAAACCCAAGCCCCCTGTCACTATAATGCTTTTGTTCATGAATTAAAAAACTATTCTTCATGAGGCACAATATCTTCAGGCCCAATTTTAGATCTTATTTTTTTATCACTAATAAACTTTGGGTGATCTTTTAAGCATTCATAAGGCATTGTTCCGTGGTCGACTTTCATGTTGACGTATTGGTAGGATAACCAAAGATTATTTTTTATATAACAACTATGAACATCACTATAGTAATCGGGAACTTGTTTTTGTTTTATATATGTCTTTAAACGTATAAGTTCACCAATATTACCGAAATGAGAATTATTCCAGTTTTTTGTTCTATCGTTGGTAAGGGATAATTTTTTTCGCGCAGAATCTATAACATCATTGCAATTTCTGGTACAAAATATTACAAAAGTTTCAGGTATATCAATATGATGAAGCTCCCAAGAAAGATGGGGAGCTTGAGCTACATAAGGTACGGGAAATTTAATTAAATTAGAAATGTGACCTACTTCATTAAAATTTTGATCTTTTTTAACAAAACCTAAATCTTCAGATAATACTTGAGATAAAAACGTAGTTCCTGAGCGTTGAGGTCCGCTGACTATAATTCTTTTGTAATTTTTAGACTGAATGTCCTCCAGTAAGCTCTTGTAATTTTTATATATCATGAGTAATGTAATTTAAACTCTTCTACAGAAATTAAATTTAACCATTCTTTCCTGTTTTTTTCTAGGCCTTCATAGTTTAAATTTTTAAATTCTAAATCTAATGTTTTTTGAGACCCTTTTTGGATGATACCAACCCCAAAATCAGTATCAACTGTTTTCATTATCAAATCATCACGATAAATCTTTAATTTTACAAATGCTTTCCAACAATCACCATTCCAAAAACCATACTGAGGATTGCCTTTTGCTTCTTCTCGCAGTGAATATTCGAGAAATTTGGGATCGTTGTTAGGTAATTGACGTTCGTAAATAATAGGATTCATGTCGTGACATACTATATAACCACCTTCATTTAAACGATCAAGTGAGTTTAGTATATCACGTTCAACCTGTTCTTCTTCATGCAGTCCGTCAATAAAAATTAAATCAAATTTTTCGTAATTAAATTGAAAATATTCATCTGATGTAATTTTATATGTTGCGTCACGATCACAGGCTTTTTCAGTATCAGGATCAACCCCCACCTTGTGTGGTATTTTAATTTTATCAAAATTCTCAGAATGTATTCTAACCCCTATTTCTAGATAAGATTTTGCGCTAATTTTGTTTGCAAGTAAATTAATTATATCTGTTCTTTTCATAGTTAAAGATTATATTAGTTTGAGTTCATAAAATCAGAAAAAATGTCCCACTGTTCTGTTCTGGAATGATTGCCTTCCAAAATGGCCGGAACGAACTTAGCGATTTGTCCTGTCGGGTCATTCTTTATGCCGCCATGCAAATGGAATAAATCAAAATCAAACATTGACCCCCCCATAAAATTATTGCATAAAGGTTTAAATATTTTTTTGAAAATAAAAATTATTTGCATAAAATGCATATCTGATAGAGTGTCAATATTTTTATTAATGTAATTTTGATATTCATCAGATAAGGAGTCTATTGATGAAATGTCTGTTGCATTTTGTACTAAATGATAAAGGTGAAATAATTCGCCCATCACTGTGGTATTCATTAGACCTGTAGAGCCAGCACCACAATAAAGACTACATTCATCATTAAATTCTAAAAATTTATCATAAGTAAAGGAATGATTGTATACATCATAATCACTCCATATAGTCGATCCATTTAAAGAAACAAAATAAGAATAAGCCAGCCATCGAGTATAGCATTGAGACAAATATTCAGCAGAACCAAAACTTCCGTGGTTTGAGGAATGATATAAATTGCTAGACAAATCACCTATATTTAACTTGTGATACATAGGATTTTCTTTTGCAAAATCTGAATCTAATACAATTGGGTTCCAACCTTTCGAAGACCAGTTCTTAGACCATCGGTCAACTAAGGCTTCACTTTGTTTGGAGAAAGAGTTCCCTTCGATTTTATTATAATAACAGATTACATTGTTTTTAATTTGTTGATATTGATGTGGTTTTTTATTGATAAAAATATCAAAAATCAACTGATCTTTAAATGTTCTAGTTTTAAAAGCTTTTTGTGTATTTTGAGGAAGAGTATGAAGATTTATATCTACTTTTGATGAAGATTGGTTGAAATTTAGATCGTTAAACCAATCGTCACTAATATCAAAGCGGCTATAGCCATATGCTGTATAAAAAATTTTATTAATACTCATGTCAACATTTTGAATACTAAAAACAGTAAAGTAACTCAATAAACTAAGAGTTGATTCAAGGTCTTTATTGGTAATATCTTGGTTAACTGGGGATCTACATAGAGACCTTATGAGCCAGCTATCTTCTAATTGATTACTAGCCATGTAATCTTCAAATGTTTTAGATATAATTTTACGGTGCGTAGGCTCATGAATAGAAGAGTCTGAACCTAAGTATTTAAATAAAGAAAGCGCCCTTTCAAAAGGGTCTCTTAAACATATAAAAGGCAAAAAGCTTACAGAAAGGCTATCAAACCAATCACCAATTTTTTCAAAAAAGGGGAAAGCTTTAGCAGTTACGTTAATGCAAAAAACATCTATACTATTTAATAAATCTAAGTTGATGTAATTGATGTTTATAGAATAAGTGATACCTTGCAAGAAAACAAACTTGTTATCATTTTTAAAGATTGATTTATCATCTATTCCATATATATTGAAAAGAGAGTTACCTTGACTGTCAACAATTCTCAAGTCAAAAGGTTTACCTAAAAGATCTTTGTTGAAATTAACTTTTTCGTTAAATTGCCTAACATAAAACCTTAGGAATGTGAGCATGTTACCATTAATGTAAGTCCCAGCATTCTTTGGGGTGTGGAAAAATAAAGGGATTTTTTTATCTTTTGAAGTATGAGAGCAAAAATTAAAAAGAAAAGTTTTTTTTGTTTTTATATTGTATTTTTCAGAATCTTCTATGAAACTAAATTCTGGAGTTGAGTCTTTTAATTTTTTTTGATGTAATAAAAGAGCATTAGGAAAAAAACTCAAAACATCACGATTACTAAGTTCGATATCTTTATCTGTATCACTGCAATTTATGATGAAATCAGTGTCAATGAATTTATTGGCATCAGAGATTAAATTACCATCGTCAAGCTGTCTAAAAATATCTATACCAATGTCAAAATTTAAGAAATAATTCCCGGCAGCAACATACTCTCTTACGGTTTGCTCTGATTTGTGTAAAATGTTTTCGAGTTGTTTTGTATTTGAGTATAATGCTACTCCGTTAAGATGGTCTTTGTATGTAGAGTTTTTGTGATCAGACCTTAAACCTTTGTAAGTTGAGCCTGCAATAGAGAAAAAATTAACTTTACAAAAACTAATACATTTATCAAACCAACCCTCTTGTAGGAAATGCACATCGGTTTCGAGTAACAAGAAATGAGAATATTGATTCTCATGACTAATAAGATAATCAAAACTCCTAAAAAAAGATTGGTTAGGGCCAGAGCTTAAACCCAATGGGGGTATTTTGTCTGGAATATTTGAGTTGACCCAAGGCTGTATGTATATATCATCTTCCGCTGTTAAATCTAAAGAGTGGATGAAAATGTTCTTTACAAATTTTGGGAGATCTAACTCTCTAAGTTTGGAGTAATTGTCTTCAGTGTTTTTATTGAAAATAAAAAACAAATCAAAAGATTCTGATTCTGTAGGGTTTGATTCGAAAAGCCTATTTAAGCAGGTTAATAATTCCCCAGATTTATACTCTTTATGTGTGCACGGAAAAAATATCGCAATGTTGGGAGTCATCTTCTTTTTATATACACTCTCACGATTAGTTTCTTTTATAAATTTTCTGAAATAATAAATTAATTGAGAGAATCTACTATTAGATGGTGTGTAAAAATCAGATTTCAATGAATAAATGAGATCTTCATCAGCAGATTTTCTGTATCTACTATAAACAGATAAGCCTTGTTTTATCAAAGAGTTTTTAATTTTTTGAATATAAATTTTAGACCTAGTGTCATCAGCATCTTCACGAAAACATCCACCGCTTAAAAGAGTTATGTGTTGAGATTGAAAATTAGAATAATGAGAGAGTGGAGAAATATAAACCGTTGAGTCGATGTTGGATAAAGGTTTTTCGTTGTCTGGATTTATACATCTACATTGATTTGAAGGTATTGGTTTATCTAGATGTTCTTTTACAGAATGTAATTGACAAAAATCTATAACATCCCCAACCCTGCAGTGAAAAGAGTGAGTTTTTATACTAGGTTTAAAATAAAAATAAGGATCATACTTCACAATACTTTCTTCTAAGTAAGTGAAAATTTTTTTTAAGATCCCTGAATGGTTTTTATGTAAATACTCAATTGAATGATTGCCTATCAAGGATATATATTTTTGTAGAAAAGGGTCTGACTTTATTAAGTTTAAATAATGCCAACCTATTGATCCTTTAAAATTAGAAGTTATAATATTAGATAAATTGTCCGGAAAGGGGTATGGGTTGAAGATAACTTCAGCCAGCCTATAATTGTAACTAATGGATTCTGAAGTTTTCATCTACCACGAATTCTCCCAATTAGGAAAATCATAATTATCTATATCAAAATAACCGAAGGAATCGTAATTAACGAATAATATGTATCTGCTGATTTTTTTTATTTTTATAAAATTTTTCTTTTGTAATAGCTGTGAGATTTGATCTTCTAAGTCTGATTTTACTAAAATAGATCTGATATTTAAAAGGCTAAAATTTATACCTTCTAATATGTCTAACTCTGTTCCGTTAGAACTAATTGAAAGAAAATCTATGACTTTATCTGGTTTATAGTCTTGTAAGAAAAGATCTGTGAATGTTACAGAAGTCAAATTGTAAGTGTGGAAGTCTTCACTTGCTCCATATACCCGTTTCGATTCAGATGCAAAACAGCTTTTTTTACAATGGCCGAATTTAATAGAATCACCACTTGAATGGGAAAGAAACTGACTTCTTACTCTGTTGAATCCCCTGTTGCTTCTATGGGTAAAAAGATTTTCAAACTCTAAAGAAGGTTCAATTAATAACCCCTTCCAGTCAAAACATCTTTCGAGGGTTAGTGTATTATTGGAGTTGATGCCATTAGTTGCACCTATATCAACAAAAAAACATTCTTCCTTCCCCTTAAATAAATGATCTTGCAGGTATTTGTCTGTACCGTTTTGGGAAAAGTACATTATTTTTTTATCATGGTATTTGCAATAATTTTTGACATCTGCATTTTTTAAGTTAAATGGATCAATTTTTGATAAATCAATAAAATCAGTGTTTAAGCAATCGCCGGAATTAGGTTTGCTAGCTAATCCGTAAATTACATCAAAGCAACGTTTTGATATGTTTTTTTCCGGACCACAGTATTTTCGTAATTGGTTATCTATGTTTTCGCAAATACCTTTATGCCTGATTAATTTTAATATCCTTCTTGCAGAAGGTAAAGAGGTGATATAGCCTTCGCCCCAAGTTCCTAATCTAATAATATTTAACTTAGGATCTTTCTTGAAACTATGTAATGCTTGATGGTAAATAAAATCTACAAATTTATTATTAATAATCACATCGTCCTCAATCATACACATATAAGGTATTTCGTGCTCTACTTGAAATTCAAGCATTTTATACTTTGTCAAAAAATTAGCTAAAACTCCATACCGCAAAGAATTTGCGTCATGAAGATTACTAAACTTTAAGCCAGATGCCTTTAATTCTTTTAAGGTTTCTTCTTCTTTATAACCATTAACTGATTGAAATAATTCAAATTGATCATATATGGATAAATTTTTATGTATGAAAGTATGTCTGTCATTTCGCAATAAAGATAGTATGTAAAACATACAGTAATCATCTTTTGGTTTAAAATAATTTTTGATTTTTTCAAATATTTTCATGAATTTTATTAATAGCTTGTTTTAAAAAAAATGGATTATGTTTCATTGTTGATTGAATTAAACCTATGGGGTAGTCGAGCCAAGGCTGATTACTTATATTATCATAACAATCAGGATTTTGCACAAAACAATCAAAAGAAGCAGCCTGTGGGTAAACTCCATAGGAAATATTCTTTTTAGTATAATAATTATAGGGAGAATTGTATGTCCAATAAAGAGTATACTCTGTAGCGCCTCTTTCTAAAAACTTTTTAATATTTTTATGACCTATATTAGAGAGTAACTTTTCACTTAAAGAAGTCTTTAACATCATTGGGGTTACTCCGCATTGTTCTTTGGGGGTTGGTAGCGATAAAAATTTACTTGATGATTTCCACCATTCAGGGTGAGATCCTGTTTCTTCATTATAGAATGCAGTGTTCCTGTCTTCAGATAAAAATAAATCATCTACATTTTCAAATTTAGTAAAAAAACAATCTGAATCTAAACAAAGATACCATGGTGTTTTTATATATTTTGATATAGCAAGTTTAATATACTGCTGCTTTACCCATCCAGATGATAGTTTTGATAAATCAAAATTAGAATCTGAAAATTTATTATCTAAATCTTCATCTGTAACAACAATGAATTCTGCATTAAGTCTTTTTAAGCAGGGTTCTAGTATTAAAGAGTAGCGCAATGCATCATCATTGCCCTTGACTGGAACGACTATTGTAATTAATTCACTGTTTTCCATAATTTAGGCAGTAAGGAGGCTAAGCTTTTCCCATTATAGTTTAAAGTTGATTGAATTAATCCGATAGGAACTGTTTTGCAAGGTGCAAAAGCTTTAGTTAAATCAGCCAAAGAAGAATCAATTTCACCAAAAGATTTATCATAGACACCAAAAGATAATGGTTTGCTGCAATAATAATCTCGATAGTCGTTATGGATACTACAAAAATAAGTCCAGTATAAACTGTATTCAGTTGCACCAATATTAATGAAATGCTTTAGTTTATTGTAGCTATATTTTTTAAGCATGGATTTAACTGTTTTAGTATGTAAAAACATTGGGGTTACTCCGCACCAAGTTGAGGGTACAGGAAGTTTTAAAAAAATAGAGGCTTGTATCCACCATTCTGCATGACTACCTATTGACATTTGAGGTGTTTTTTCGATATTAAGTTTAGGCTTATTATTGTAAAAAAAACTACTAAAACCAGTAAGGAAACAATCTGAATCTAGGCATAAATACCATTCTGTTTTAATCATTTTAGAAACATCTAATTTAATGCACTGCTGGAATCTCCAACTGTCCATACAACCTTCCCTTTGGAAGTTTGAATCTTTAACTGTACCAAAGGGTTCATTTGACACTATAACTATTTCGCATTCAAGTTTTTGTAAGGTTGGGTAAAGAATATTTTTGAATAAAAAAATATCCTTAGGTTTACTAGATACCGGAATGACAATAGTAAAATCTTTCATGCTAAAATATATTATACAGTAAGCTACTTTTTAGGTTTTTGATGTATGTATCTAAAGTTAAAGTTTCTTTTTTTTGTATATCTATAAGGTATAAATGAGCATTATATAAAATCTCTTCATTAAGAAGATCTGGAACTTGAGAAAGCCCATTAAAAAATAAAGGATAATCTTCCCCTAGGTATTCTACGGCAGCGTCGCACTTTGAACACAATATTGGAGTGGCCCTCTGAATACATTCAAGTATGGCATTGTTCGCGCTAGTATCAAAAAGGTCCAAAAAAACTATAGAAGTAGACAAGAGATCATCATACTTTTTATCGTTAATCTGATGCAAATGCTTTAAACTATTAAATCTAAAAGGGCTAGATAGTCTTTCTGATTCTAAGTACAGCTTTCTTAAAACAAAAGAGTAAGAAAAGCTATTTTTTTTATATGGCCACAATTTAATTTTAGTATGTTTGGGTGCTATTAAATTGAAAAATGAAGTTTGTCTTCTTAGCCAATAACCAATATTAACTATTTGCTTGTTTTTTCTGTATTTATAAAAAGCGAACTGCTTAACTTCTTCATCGTCATAAGGGTGTAGGATGGTTTCAATTTTAATTGTGTTAGGAAGTTTTGACCTTAAAAATTTAGCATGATATTCTGACATTGTAAAAAGACCTTTGCATGCATTAAGGCTCTGTAAAAATAAATCGTCTTCATGCAAATGGTTAGGTAGTGAATACCAGTCTGGTATATTATGTGGGTTGTGTAAAATGCCTGACCAAGGTTTTTTAAATGGAATAATTTTGTTAGTTTCGTGCTCGTGACGAAACCACTGAAAGGGGTGTTCTAAGAAAGAGTAAAATGGGAGACCAGACTCGTTATGAACTGTGTCTATCATCTTGTTTACGACAGATTTCCATCCACCTCTATGAGTTGAAAGTGCTGGCTGCTTGGATAGATTAATTTTACCAGATGGATTAGATTTCGTTGGAGATATATTGAAATTACCGAAATCATCATTAAGCCCTAAAGCTTCACTTTTATTGAAGAAATTTTTTTTATTGATTAGCATGATTAAGTATGTTTTTTAAATCATTTAAGTTGATTTTTAAAGAGGCATTTTTATGATTTTGAGAATCTGGTGATTCACATATCATATAATAATAATCTAAATCTAGATTATTGCAAATAGACCAATATAATGCATGGAAATAATTTGGATTAAATAGTTCAAAAACTTTAGTGTTTTGATTGCAGAAAACTAAATTAGCTAAACTTGCACCATGTGAAGTAATGATATGAGAGGCATTATTAAATAAGATAGCTTGATCAAAAATAGACATGTCATCTAAGATGAACTTTTGGAAGCCAAAATTTTTTAAAACCTTTTCAACAGGTTTTTCATTATTAATGTGCCTTCCTGATTTTTCTTTTCTGGAGATAAAAATCTTTTTAGGTAATTTAGATTGATTTGATTTTTGTATAAAGGTTTCCCTTAGAAAATCTATGGACCATTTAGATAAGTGTATATGATTGTTTGGCTTTGAGGGAATATATAAATTTTCAAACTTATATTTGCATCCAGATTTTTGTTCAACCAATTTATCCATAGGAACATTTAATGTCCTTAAGCTTTCTTTTACAAAGCGGCCTCTAATTTCAGGTATTAATATTTTATTAACCTTAGACCATTTTAATCCACTTTCTTCTAGAAGCTTAATTCTTGGTAAAATTTGACACACCCAATGAAAGTAGTTAGACCCAGAATCCAAAGACAATAAAACATTATTGCCTGTAAAGTAATAATCTCTTTTGTATGAAAAATTATCAAATTCATATCTGGTTGATACATCAGAAAAAACTATATTATTGTTGCCAACAACATTAACAGAGCCTACATCATTCATAGCTATAACCTCAATATCTTTGGTATTTGCTACATAATAATTAGGAGGAGAATAAGTTTTAATTTTACTAATATAATCTTCAATGGAACTATGAATACTAATGTCTATAGTTTTGGGTATTTTAGTAAAAGAGCTATTAGGTTCTTGATTAAAAAAATAATCAATGGAAAAATTATGATCAGTATTAAAATACTGACGAAACTTAGGGAATTTATTTTCTATAAAAGTATCTAAATTCATTTTATGCTCATTGACTTTAATTGAAGCTTTGTTAATAAGCTATTGATGAAACCTTTTTTTGTATAGAATGTAGTTTCTGAATCTATTGGAATGTTGTGAAAGTTTTCTTTAATTCGATCAGGGTGGTTGAACATTATTGTATCATCTAGAATTTTAACTAAAGGCCAAGGAGATTCTTCATACTGCTTGAACTGAGGTAATTTATCAATAATATCTAACACATAATGATTAACAATGTCATCCTTACATTCGGACGAACTTAAACGTGTAGAATATAAAGAATGCCAAAAGGGAGCTGTTACATAAAACTTGTTCCTGATTTTACCAAAGCATAGGTCTAACTTTTTGGTTTTTAATTTTAATTTTTTCGTTAAAAAATGTTTAAGCACAAGCTCTGGATTCCAGCAGTGAGAATCTGTAGACTTGTTAAAGGTAAGGTATCTTTTATTATTGTGATATTTTGGATACCACTCCTTCACAAAATAATCATATATATTCATTCTATTGTAAACGTCTTGAAAATTTCCCAAGCAAAACCTATCGTTTATTCCCTGTAAATGGTTGTCGTGGGCAGAGGTGTAATAGTATCTATTATCTAAGTTTGGGATATTATCTAAATTATTAAAGAAATATAAATCTGGTCTAGACCAAATAACCCAATTGTAATCTTTTTTTTCGTGCGCATTTTTTAGAATTATAGAACATTTTTTAAGAGAATGCCATTGAAGTAAATTGCCTTTTATTCCACTACGCTGAAAAGCCATGTTATTCGACATAGATAAGTGTGAATCAGGTAATGCAGGATCATCTTCGAACTCAATAAAAAAATCATTAACATAAGGAGATAATGAATCAATAATATTCTTATTAAATTTGCTATTTGAGCATTTCGGAAAATGGCAGATTAGATCAGGTTTAACTGGTAAAGATTTTAAAACTCTACATACCAGAGAAATTGAAAACACATCAAAATCTCTTAATAAAGAAGAAAGGCACATTGCTATTTTGAGGTTGTTCTTGTCAAGCTCATTGCTTTTAAGGTGAAGGGGTTGGTATGGAGATGAATTTTGTAGAATAAAGCTTTTAACATGTTCTAGTTGTTTGATTTTATTATCAATGCCGACCGTCCAGTTTGCATGATGCATCAAAATTTCAGAAGGTATATTTAGGGAAGAAGTGTCCTCATAGGTCTTGCCGGGGCACCAAAATTTAGATCTATCAAGCATGCCAATCTTGAGGCCATGCCAACCTTCTTTAAATAAATCTTGCATTACATACTGCTCTCCACCTCCATCAATATGCATTATAGACTTAAGTCGTTTTGCGATAATTTCAAAAATATTCAAGGTTTTATAAGAACATCTACATACAAAAAAACCTGAACATATATGTCCTGAAACATTATTTTTTTGAAACAGCAGGTCGTTTCTTCCCATTGTTGCCTTTAGTAAAGATTTAGTGGGACCTAGGAACTGTATGTCAGCATCTGTGCATAAAATTAATTCACCCATGTTATCTTGAATTGCCTCAATCCAAAACAAAACTTTATTATACTGAGTCTCTCTCCAGCCATTAGATTCAAAATTAGCAGAGGGGCAAAATTGATACTTTTCTTCATGTGAAACTAATTCGTACTCTCTTTTTGCCGTAGGTAAAAGAAAATTTTTAAAGAAAACCTCATGGGAAGGTGTATAATAACTGTATAATTTCACAAATTATATTATAATCTAGTGGTATTCTTTCTATAAAAGTGTAATAGATTATAATGTCGGCTAGAGTAGCAATGATTTCTCAAAGTGTTTTGAGGGAGTGCATAGGTATATATGCATTAATATACTATGCCCAGAAAACATTCTTCAATGTTTTACATGCTGTGATAATTAAGAGAGGTAGAACTAAAATCAATAAATTATGGGTTTGGGGTAAACCTTCTAAGGAAACAAGTTGCCTATATTAATATTTATTTAAGAAATCTGAATCTAATTTATCTAGTAAATTTTTATTATTAAATTCTTCTATCTTGTTTGATATTTTTTCTGTTATTGTTTTTTTGTCTTCTTTTCTAGATTGAAAATATTCTATTGATTTTAAATGAAGAGTTTGGTTGGTTGTGTGAATAACTCCATTTTTATAATAAATATCTTTATTTGGATTATATCCTGATTCAATTAATCCCTTATATCTAGATATATATTTTCTATTTTGAGTAGCGCCGTGAGATAAGCTAACTATTGGGCAAAAAACATGACCGACATTAGATTTTACTACTTGAGACCAGCGCATTGCCCATTCATAAAAATTATCTAAGAAATCTGTTTCTAAAACACGAGATAGTGGATGGTGTTTAAAGATTTCAAACCAGCTTAATTCACTATTATAAAAAGAAGCTAGCCACATTAAGCTGTCAGCTCCACCTAATAGACCCTTGTCATATAGTAAGCATTCTTTAAGTATGGAGGATTTAGCCGCCCAAGCAAAACCAGTATGATATGTTCCGCTAATTGGTATGATGTTTCCTGTAGACCTCCAGTAGCGAACACAACCTTGGTTGAAGTTTGGTTGGTTTTTGTTTGATTGATATACTCTTGAAAAAAGTTGACACAAATTATAATGCCTTAAACTCTCAATGCAATCTTCTACCCAATACGAATCATCAAAGATTATATCTCCATCTAACCATGCTATGTTTTCGTAGCCTTTATCTATTAATTTTTTGATGCCAATATTTAAAAGATTTTCTTTGTGCCATAAAATTTGGTCAGAGTAAACTATATGGGAGTTGATATGACTAGGTAATGATAATGATGTTGATGGGTGCTTTAGCTCTATAACTAATATATCTTTATGATATGAGTTTAAAGAGTCGTAAAATTTTATAAAATTATTGTATTTTGATTGATAATTAATTGGGTTAAAGTAACAACACACTATGCCCAAAGAATTATTCATAAATTATTTTACCTTAGTCTTAAATTTAGTATACCAATAATGAGAACTTTGCCTTAAGGATTCATTGCTTTGCCTGATATATTCTAACATAGAATCCGCTAAATTCAATTTTTGTTCTATGAGCGTAGACTCATTTTCATCTATAACTTCTTTTAGAATCTCTTGAACAAAATCAATGTATGGACATGTATTTGTTGGGATCTCAGGAGCGTTCTTACGATAATCGTCTAAAGTTTTCTTGCGATTCACAACTATTAATACACAAAAAAGCCCTCCTAAGAGGGCTGTTTATGGTTATACTATTTTTATTTTTTTTGGTTTTTCTGGCTTCTTTTTTGATACATCAACATGCAGTAACCCGTTAGTAAAAGAAGCTTTAATTTTATTTAAATCAAAATTGTCACTAAGTTTAAAAGATCTATTAAATTTTGGATCACTTAACTCTTGTAGAATATACTTTGAGTCTTCTGTTTTCGTAGTTTTAGATTCTTTCGTCTTGATTGAAAGAACATTTTCTTTTAGATCTATAGAAACTTCATCTTTAGAAAATCCGGGAATTTCTGCAATGATCTCTATCTTATCAGGATGATCTACAATGTTAGCTTTAGAGTTAGAGCTCTCAAGAACATCATCTAAAAAAGAATGGAATGGCGCTCTTTGGTATTTATTGAAGAGTAATGTTGTCATAATATATATATTGATTAAGGGTTAAATGAGTCACATTGTCACTCATAAAGCATTTTTAATGATGCTTCAATATATTAATTGCAACAACTGTGCCAATTAGAGCCCCCTAAGGGTCTTGTTTTCTAACCTTTTAAGATAGTCTTTATAAGCTAACTTTAAACCTGTTTTTAAATCTATTTTCGGTTTCCAGCCTAAACTATTCATTATAGACATGTCTAGCCTTTTTACTGGTGTACCGTCAGGCATATCTGTATTATAGATAAAATCTCCTTGAAAACCTATAATATTTTTAATCAAGTTAGCCAACTCTGAAATTTTTAAATCAGAGCCTGTGCCAATATTAATAATGTCAGGCAAATCTTTTTGGTCAAGCAAGAAAATAATTGCATCAGCAACATCATTAGCATGAAGGAACTCCCTCTTGGCTTCGCCTGTTCCCCACATTTGTACAGCGCTCATGCCGGAAACCTTGGCTTCATGTATTTTCCTGATAAGAGCTGGTAAAACATGAGAATCTTTTAAATGATAATTGTCATTGTCTCCATACAAATTAGTTGGCATGAGAGAATGATAGTAAACTCCATACTGATTGCGATAGTGCCTACACATTTCCAGTCCAGCTATTTTAGCTAAAGCATAAGCATCATTTGTTTTTTCTAAAGGTCCACTTAATAGACTATTTTCTTTTAAGGGTTGTGATGCATCTCTTGGGTAAATACAAGAACTGCCAAGATTAATAAATCTTTCGACTCCATACTCATAAGCAGCATCAATTAAATTAATATTAATTTTTAAATTATCTCTAATGAAATCTGCTGGATATGTATTGTTAGCATTAATGCCTCCAACCTTAGCTGCGCAATTAATAATAATATCAGGTGATGTAAGTCTTAAAAAATTTTTAACATCAAAAGGTTGAGTGATGTCTGCTATATGTCTGTTTAATTCAACTGGAAAGTATTTGTCGCTAGATAATAAAGTACGGTAGACTGCGGAGCCTACCATGCCATTGCTACCAGCTATAACAACATTAAGCTTTTTTTTCACTTTCTAGAGCGTAGTCGTTGTGATACATTTTTGCAACTAACCCATAAATATCACACTTTCTAGTCCAACCCAACTCTTCTTCCGCTTTAGTTGGATCTCCTAGTAAATGCTTTACTTCGGCTGGTCTAAAGAATTCAGGGTTAATCGCTACTAATATATTGCCTTTATTGTCGTAGTAGGCTTCAGAGATTCCTTTACCTCTTCTTGTGAAATTAATTCCAGCAACTTTAAAGCACTCTTCTAGAAAAAATCTAATAGTATAAGTTTTTCCACTAGCTAGGACATAATTTTTAGGAGAATCTTGGTGTAGCATAAGCCAAACACCTGACATAAAATCTTCTGCATCAGTCCAGTCTCTTTCTGCATTTAAGTTTCCTAGCATTAAAGTCTCTGGTTTTTCGCCTTTTTCTAGTGCAATTTTTATTTTAGCGACACTTGAAGAAATTTTACGAGTAACAAATTCTTTACCTCTACGAGTTCCTTCGTGGTTAAACAACCAACCTTGAACGGCATATAAATTAAAGGACTCTCTGTAGACTCTAACTATTTGCCTAGCACCAGCTTTAGCTGCACCGTATGGTGATTGAGGGTTTAATGGGTGGCTTTCGTTTTGAGGGCTATATACAATGTCCCCAAACTCTTCAGATGATCCAGCATTATAAAATTTACAGTGAGGCACAATTAAACGTATAGATTCTAGAATATGAATAATTGCAGTAGAGTCACAGTTCCATGTTTGTATAGGATATTTCCAACTAGCAGTCACGAAAGATTGTGCTGCAAAATTTATAAAATAATCAGGTTTTATTTCTTCAATAGCATTTCTAATTGAATAAGGATCTGATAAATCAATAGGCACTAACTCAAAACGATCATTAGATAAATTATGTTTTATATTAGTGTGATTTTTAACACTAAGGCGTCTTACTCCGCCAAAAATTGCATAGTCAGTTTCTCTCAATAAGAAATCGACCATGTGGCTACCGTCTTGACCGGTAACTCCGGTAATAATTACTTTTTTTACCATGTAGTATTATACACAGTATAATTAATTATACTACTGTTTTTTCTTTTTTTTACTAGATTCTTGAGCTTTTTTTAAAGCTTTAGGATCTGGGTAGTCTTTATCACCGGGTTTAGCTGGGCGATAATTCTTACCTTCGCGTTTCTTTTTGTCTCTAATATTTTCCCAGAGACCTTTTTTAGCATCAGATTCTTCTTTACCTTTTTCTTTGTCTTCTTTAGATTCTTTTTTATCTTTAGAGTCTTTAGAGTCTTTGGAATCTTTTCCGCCTTTCTTTTTTAATATAGCTTGTTGGATGGCGGGTGGAAGTTTTTTTTGTTGTTCTGTTAAGGCAGATTCAGATTCATCAAGAAATTCAGTCATTTCTTCTTCGGCACCTTCTTCGCCTTTAGTTACTTTGGTGACACTTTTTTTGCTCCACATTTTACAAGACCAATACTTTGCTTTGGTCTTAGGTCCGGGGTTATCGCAATTGTGTCGAGCTCTAAAAGATTTTCTACGGGATGGATCATCTCTTTTGATTTCCATATTTGGATCTCCAAAGTTTACCTTAACAACATTTCCTTTTTCGTTTTTAACGTAAACAGAAAACTTTTTAGGTCCACCCGGAGTTCTAAAGGGTTTATTTAAGGATTTACCTTTTTGTTTTTCGGCTGCCCAAGACTCTTCGGAGATCTCTTCCTCGAATCCTACTTCAGCCATGACTTTAGCTCTAATTTCTTCTGAAAAATCTAATTCAATATCCATAACATTTATATATACACTAAAACTAAGAACCCCAACTAGGTAATCTGCTAGTTTCTCCCTCTAAAATTCCATTAGTAGCAAAACCATTTGGGGCGCTAGTGACGTTTGGAACGCTCCAGTTTGATAAATCTAAGGAATATGCAGGGTCGCTAGAACTTAATTGTGTTCCGAAATAATAAAAGGCATAATCAGCAAATGCTAAGTTCATTAAATTCCAGTTTTCTATGCCAGAAAGATTTGCTAATTTATAACAACCACGAAAAATAAAATCTATATCACTGACTTTTGAAACATTTAATCTTTCTAAACCTGTCACTTCAGTTAAAGAAGCGCACTCTTTACACATATTACTTAATGTATTAGGCCTTCCGGTAAATTCACTTAAATCTAACTTTGAAATTGAAGTTGCTGCAACAATGTAACTTAAACTTAGCTCAGGGAGTCCTGAAATTTTTAATTCATCTAAAAATAAACTTCCTGAATTATCGGATAAGTAGGAGCCGTTTGGAAGTAAGTAGAAAAAAAGTGTTTTAACGTCTCCAGCGATAGTTATAGTTCTTACTGCTGAACTAGCATAAGTCTTTGTTACAACTTCTGTTTTTTGATTATTTTCAGTGTCGTTAGTAAAAGTGCTTGAGGTTCCATCCCCCCAATCAATTTTAACTTCACTTTTAAAACTCAATTGAAAACTCATTTTGTTTCCATTTTTAGTTTTAATAACCATCTCATCTTTAACTGGACTAACACTTCCGTTGAAATCATGCAATAAAGAACAAAACCAACCAACAGGAGATCTAACTAATTTTATATTAACGGGATAAATGTCGCTCAAGCTAGAGCTAGAGTCAAATTTTAAAAGTAATGGTCTCTCTAATTTTATTTCAACCACGGAAGAGCCGAAATCTAAATTTAATCTACTAATAGTAGCAGAAGAAGAGCATGTAGTGCTTCCTGTTTTTTTGATAAATAACTTTATGTTATGCGAAAAATAAGGCCCACTGCTGAGAGACCTATTTCCCGAAGTAGCATCCAAGAAGCCCCAAGACATATTGCCATCTCCAGTAACATTCGGCTCTACAAATTCATAAAAGGTATTGGCATTTTTGAGAGATAAATTCAGTAAACAATCACTGCTAGAAGGATTGTAATTAATTGTAAAAACATTGCCTTGAGTTAAATCTAAATCATACCAGTATCTAGTATCAGAACCAGAATATACATTATCAGAAGTTTTAGTAGTCGCTGATTGAGTTACTGGGATGGAATCAGATGGATCATCAAAAGAAGATTCAATTTCAGAAGTACTCATCCAAGTTGAAACTTCAGTTTTTTTAAAAAACCTGATTTTTTTAACATTAGATGTAGGATTGTATTGTGGTCCATTAAAATAAACTTGAGCAAATTCTCCAGCCCCATATGTAGAGCCAGTAGATTCGTTAATTTCACTTCCGGGATTAACGACCTCATTGTCGTCATTTAGAAATACAAAATCTGTACCGCGTTTGGATAAAAGATGATCGTGGTATACACCCTTTCTGTTGTTATTGGGGTATTTGAATACTATTCTGGCTTCGTCACTATATTCGCCACCCGCAATAGTTAATCCATGTAATGTATAGGTTCCAGCTGGAACGCTTTTGCTTTTTTGAAATAAATTTTCAAGAATATCTCTGTATTCTTGATCAACCATTTGTGAACCTTTTTTACCTAAATGATCTGTAAGTGAACTTAGATCATTGTTTTCTAAGGAATCTGAAATACTTCCAGACATTAGCTTGCAAGGGTTGTATATACTTTAAACGAAGAAGTACTACCAAAAGGAAGTCTTACTATATTGATTTTTAAGGGTATTAAATATGTAGAGCTACCTAATAATAAACTATATTTAGGATTACTAAGTGAGAAGTTTTCAAAAGAAGCTACATCTATAGTTTCGCTAACTGAAGAATTTTCACTATAAGAGGTTTCTAACTTTATGTCAGGGAGATTGATTGGTTGGGTTGATTGAGAGGTAGTTGCAGTACTTGAGGTTATGTATAGAAAGACAGATAAAAAGTTATCGGCAGTTTCATCAATTAAATTTAAATTATTTTCTAAAGTAATATAAATTTTATTATAATCTGTATAACTTTCAGGGAAATCATAATCAATATAAAAATGAGTCCCACCATCTAAGTTTAATTTATATTCAGGACCATCACTACCACCCCTGCTGCTTTCTTCTTTGGTTACTGTAGAAATTTCAGAATAACCTTTTGAAAATTTGCCAACATTGGAGGTTGTTAGCCATGTATTAGCAGTCTGAGATGAAGATAAAGTGATATGGGTAGTATTGGCTGAATTATCGCCAGTTCCGTAAAAAGTGAAATCATCAAAGCTACTTGTATCGTATCCAGTTTCACTACCAGAACTAATAGTTGTTCCACCTGAGTCAGAAAATTCAAAAGAAGTTCCTCTTCCAGACTTAGCTAACCAGCAATAATTTCCACCAAATTTAAATAAAACTCTGTCAGTAGAAATTCCTTCTATTTGATATGTGCCAGAACTGACTGTAGTAGTAGATCCAAGCATTACATCAAATTGATCTCTTAGCTCTTGATCAACAGCTTTAGAGTCAGAAGATTCTAAGTGGTTAATTAAGTTAGTAAGTGTATAATTTGAGGGAAGATTTCTCGATATTTTCATAGATATAACTCATATAATGTTACACTAATATTCAGTTTTCAAGAATTTTTTTATTCTATCTACAATATGTGGACAAATGTCATACGGAAAATGGTCAAGCTCATCTATTTTAAACCATCCAAATTCAGTATGCTCTTCTGGATTTAAGTCTGGCATTAATTGCTCGTTTAACCTAGAGAAATAAAGCTCTAATCTTAAGTCTTCTTCTATAATAGGTTGAACATAATTTAAGTCTTCTAGTTTAATTTTTATTTTAGTTTCTTCATACAATTCTCTCATAGCAGCAGAGAAAAAACTTTCTCCCTCTTCTTTTGTACCGCAAAAGATTGACCAGTACCCTGCATATTTAATTGGTTTACCTTCCCAAGTATATACTCTTTTAGCTAGTAAAACTAAATCTTTATAAATTAAACCTATCCCGGCGGCTTCTGTCATATAAAGGTTTACACTTTATTGACAAGATTCGCAAGTGCCTCCGTTTTTCATAGCTTCAATACTGCAAGCAGTGGCTTCTGGACTTTTTTGAGTTTCACTACTTGTAGATTTTTCTACCTTAGATGCAGCTCTGTTTCTTAAATAATACGTAGTTTTTAAACCAGCTTCCCAGCTAGCTATATAAATATCATTTAAATATTTTAAAGAAGTTGTTTTGTTGTAAAGATTAAAACTTACAGCTTGATCGATCCATTTTTGTCTAACGGCATTACATTCAATAAGTTTAAGCATATCTCTATCGAAAGCAGTTTTATACTTATCTTTTAAATCTTCTGGAATGTCTCCATTTAATAAAGATAAATCTCCGTCACAACTTTTAACTAGAGAAGCAAATTCACTAGTCCATAATCCTCTATCTTTCATGTCTTTAACGAAATGTGGATTTGTAATATAGAAGTTACCACTTTTATTTTCGTATACAAATAAAACAGAGAAGTTTGGCTCAATGCTTTGCTCTACTCCATTAATGTAGCCAATGGTTGCAGTTGGAGCAATCGCCATTACATTACTATTACGCATTCCATGTTCTGAGACATGAGACCTTAAGGATTTCCAATCATTCTTTGGGCTTTCTCCGTGCCCTAAGAAAGTAGATTTTTTATATTCAGATAAAACATTATAAGAATCAATTGGTAAAATGTTTTGGCTCCACAAGGAACCCTTATACGTTTCATATTTACCTTTTTCTTTAGCAAGTTGACTGCTAGCTAAAATTGCATGATAAGAATAAAATTCAAATAAATCATCATTTAATTTTACAGCTTCATCACTATCAATATTGATGTTCATTCTGTGGCATATGTCGTGTAGCGCCATCATGCCTAAGCCAATTGGGCGATTCCTTAAATTGGAGTTGCTAGCTTCTTCTGTTGGATAAAAATTGATATCTATAACATTATCTAGCATTCTAATAGCGAGATGTATTGTCGACTTTAACTTGTCATAGTCAATAGTATTGTCTTTATTTAAATGATTTAATAAATTGACAGAACCTAAATTACAAACAGCAGTCTCTCCAGTTTTAGTTTTTTTTCCTGAAGAGTATTCAGACGCTTTTGTATGTAATGTAATTTCAGTACAAAGATTACTACTATGAACAACTCCTTCATGTTGATTGGTGTATCGAATGTTGCAAGGATCTTTGAATGTACACCAAGGATGAGAAGTTTCAAATAATACTTTAAGCATTTTTTTCCACAACTCTTTTGCTGGAATAGTTCTATAATTTTTAACTAAGCCTTCTTCTGCTTTATGGCACAATTCATTGTACTTTTTATCAAATTCTTCACCAAAGCAATCATGAAGATCGGCATCATTAGGATCAAAGAAATACCAAGTATCTTCATTTTTTACTCTACGCATGAATTCATCTGGGATCCAAGATGCAGTATTCATGTCGTGACAACGTAATCTGTCATCACCAGTATTTCTGCGCAAGTTTAAGAAGTCTTCAAAATCTAAATGCCAAGGCTCAAGATATGCACAGCCAGCTCCGGGACGCTTACCACCTTGATTGACTGCGATCAATAAGTCATTATATATTTTAAGCCAAGGAATCAATCCACCGGAGATGCCATTAGTTCCTTCGATGTGAGAACCTGTAGACCTGAATGGAGTGACATCAAATCCTAATCCACCAGCATACTTAGATTTTCTAGCTTCTTGCCAAGCACCGTCAAAAATACCATCAATACTATCATCAAAAGTATTAAGGTAGCATGAGCTGAGTTGAGAATGAGTAGTGCCGCTATTGAAAAGGGTAGGAGTAGATGGTGTGTAAAGTTGTTGGCTAATTAAATTGTAAAATTCAATTGCTTTTTCGTTTTTGTTTTCTTCATTTAAAGCTAAGCCCATGGCTACCCTCATGTAAAACGATTGAGGAGCTTCCATGATTTTATCATCTTGTCTAATGAAATATCTATCGTATAAAATTTGAGCACCAAGATATTTGAGGTTTTTATCTCTGCTAATTTTAATAGCTTCTGATAGCTTAGCTAAATCAAAATCTAACAATCTTTCATCTAATCTATTTAGTTTAACTAACTTTTTGATATTTTGAATAAAGTTTTTTCTGTATTGCAATTTGAATGCATCTGAGTCAACGCCTTCTTTAAATACCTCTTTGTATAAAGTATTAAGTAAGAGTTGTCCAGCGGCATAAGAATAATTTGGCTCTTTCTCTATTTTTTCTCTAGCTGATAAAATGAGAGCTTGATCTATCTCTCTTGTGGTAATTTTATCAAATAGTTGAAGTTGTGCATCCAGCACGATTTCACTGGGAGAAACATCTTCAATACCCTCACAAGCTCTTGTGGCACTGGCATTAATTTTCTCTACATTAAAGTCTTCTAATCTTCCGTTTCTTTTCTTAACTTTTATATCCATGGGTCTGATTTACACTATCTATTTTGGGGTATTAAAAATTTGTTGAATATAATCAATTTTTTTGATTTTACAATAAAAAATGTGTATTTGCAAGCTTTACTTATTAACAATTAGATTTAATGTTTTATTGGGATATAATCTATTGTGAAAAATTTATTAGTAAGTTTAGCTTTGGGTGATAAATATGTTAAAGAGTATACAGAACTTTTCTATAAAAGTCAACTCTATTACGCAAAAAAGCACGGATATGATTTTAAGTTAGTAGATAAGAGACCCAAAGGTATAATCAATCATCCAGACAGTATATCATTTGATAAAGCGTTAGTCTTTAGTCAGGAGTGGGCAATGGAATATGATAATGTCATATTCGTTGATGCAGACATTTTTATTAACCCTAACTCTCCCCCTATACATTTAAGTATAAACAATGATGCTAAGATTATGGTTGTTGATGAATATTCTCAACCAGACCCCATAGAGAGAATAGAGGTCCAGAGAAAGATGGGATGGGAAACTTCAGCTAAAGATTACTATGCATTAGCAGGATTTTCTTTAGAGACAGATAAAATGATAAATACTGGTGTTATTATTGCTAACCCTCAAATGAGCGGAAAGTTTATGAAGTCAATTCACTTCAAGCATTCAGTTAGGTCAATTGGGCACCCAAGGCATTTTCACTTTGAGCAATCGGCTATAGGATACGAATTGCAGAACAACGACAAGGTTGAGTATCTAGATAATAAGTTTAATGCAGTTTGGGGCATATATAAACTAAGCAATTTAAATATAGAATTTGAGGACTTTGTTGATGATAACTATTTTATTCACCTTGCGGGCAAGGTAGACTTTGATAAAGTTCCACATTTGAATAATAAGTTCAAGTTATAAACTAAATTCTCTTCTAAATTTGTTTTCCGGTTTCATTCTTGTTTCTATCTCCATGCGAGATTTCTGAAAGTATGCTGGCCTAACAGTATTAAAATCATAAATTTTAGTTAAATTATTTTCGTGATTAATTGCATAGTACATAGCCTTTGGGTGAGCAGCACAAATATAAGGTGGGTTTTTTTCACAAAAAGCTTGGAGTCTCCACCAATAGTCGGTATCTCCAGAGAAATTTGTTTTATCAAAAAAACCTAAAATTTCAAAAACTTGACGAGAAAAAATAGCTTGGCCTTCACAGTCGTATATGTTTGGTATTTTGGTTCCTTCTAGATATTCTTGTTCGTAATTTCTATTGACCCTAATAAATCTACTCTTCAAGCCTAATAAATTTATATTCCTAAAAGATTTCATCATAACTTCAATACGTTCAGGTAAAGAAGTATCGTCTGAATCATGTATGGTAAAGTATTCCCAATCATCATCTTTAAATTTATATAAAGCATGATTTCTGGTATAGTAACAACCTTGATTCTTTTTATTTTGCAATAGTGTTACATTATTTAGGTGTGTATATTTTTTAGCAATATCAACAGAATTATCAGTTGACGCATCGTCAACCATAACTAAATGTATATTATTATAGGTTTGATTTAAAACACTTTCGATAGCATTAACCAAGAACTCTTCTCGATTATATATTGGCATGATAACCAAAATTTTAGGAGCTTTATTTATATTCATTAATTGAGTCTTTAATTTTATTTAAATTTACATTAGACCAACCGTTAATATATGATACTTTATTTTTAAAAGGATTCCACGCTTTTTCATATCTATATTTGTTGCGAGGGTCTCCGCTCCAAACAATTAAATCTGATGAACATAGTGCGGCTAAATGCATTGGTCCTGAAGATGGGCCCATGACAAATTTACATGTACAAAAATAAGAAACTAAATCATCCAAATTTATGCCTCTTAAATCTTCTGTGTTTTCGATATGTAAAGATGCGGAAGGATGACCAATACTAGCGACACTGAACCCTGAGTCTTTTAAGTGGGAAATTATTGTATTCCAATTTTCTTCACTAAGATTTCTATTTTCGGTTTGAATGCCACCAGAATTAATTCTAGATCTAGCATGAATGATAACATCAAAAGAGGTAAGGTTTTGATTTATGTTTTGATATTGGTAAAAAATTTGTGGATACCTGCGATCAAAAGTTCCATTGCTAGCTTGATAGCTTGGTGCATGAGTGCTATTCGTTGGAATATGGTCATAGGAAGAGTTAGGTGGTAATGGTAAGTTTCCGTTGTCGCCCTTATTGTATTGGCAGTTAGGACTATATTCTGGAGGGTCGTACTCTAGGATATTGTCTGCAAAGTCTCTATATAAAGCATGATGACCAGACCTACATACAACTGTAGTGTGATCATACTCTTTGGATAGATATCTAATATAACCTTGCCAGCAAAATAATTCCCAACCAAACTCGCCTAAGAAAGGTCCCGCAAAAAGTTTTCTATCTTTAGCCATAAAAAAACTTATAATCTCTACTCATGTTTCCAGCTTTAGGGCCCTGCTCTCCCGCATAATGTATTATGAAAGAATCTTTGATATCTTGCTCAAACATGGACATGTGATTATACCTATAGTCTAAGCATTTAACTTTATGGCCAAGGCTGTTGATCTTCCAATTAAGAAAAGTCTGCTCTTTATATGGACCAAGTTCTACATTTTTAATTTGATTTAAATGTTTTGATATATTATACATTTCTTTATGTTTGGAAGAGCATAATATAATTCCACTGTTTAAATAAACTTCATTCCAGCCATCTATTGAGCCTAGACTTTTTTGGGAAATTTTAATCTGTTGTAATCTCGCTGGTTTTCTGGAGTCAACATCTTCCCTGACGCCATAAATAAAATCTGAATCTAATTTAAATAAATCTGGGCAAGAAGGAGTAAATATTACATCAGAGTCAACCCTCAATACTTTATCGTATTTATCAAACAAATCATAAGTTTGATTCTTTTCGAAATTTATAAAATTATAGTTACCTTTTTTCTGAAAGTTCCATTTTTTTGTTTGGATTAATTCAAGATTGACATTAAATTTTTCACAGTATTTTTCTACTGAAGGTAAACAATATTTTAAGTAATCATCTCTGCCGATTGATATTAGTGATATAGCGTTCATTTGATTTGGAGGTTAAAATATTTTTTAGAATAATAAGGAATTTTTTTATTGCTTATAATTTTGTTGAATTTAGGATGACCTAAGAATGACTTCCATCTAGATAAAACATTCATAGAGCTAGCGTCACCGTTTTTGCTATTAAGGTCAAAACTGCTTCCGTTTCCAAATTTAGATACATCTTCTTTGCCTTTGTCTGAAAAATTTAAATTAAGCTTTTGACAAATTAATTTTCTGTATTCCATGCTAGAAAACCATTCGTTGTAGCTAACATCAATAAAGGGAACTCCAAGATAATCTTTTTCTTTTAAGCTTTGCTCCATGTATTGAAAAAATAAATCTAACCTTGATAGAGATGCGCAGTGATAGTCTTTATATTTTATCTTATCTTGACTTGAATAAAAGGGTTTGTCTATTATAGATAAATTTCCCCCAATCTTCAAACTACTAGCAAATAAATTATAAGGGTCTCTGTTGAAAATAATTACTTCATCGAAAGGGTTTTCTTGGAAATAATCTTTAAATCCATTGAGGTCAAAATTTTCAAAACTATACACTAGGTTCTTTGTGACACCTTTACCATAAAAAGTTTTACCCCTATCTTCAAGTAAATGATTGCAGTTGTTATGAAAAACTGTTGCACCATCTAATTGAGAGCAGACCCAATGCATGAAAGCATGATGTCCCGATCTAGCTATAGCTATAACTAATATTTTTCTCATAACTAAAAATGAAAAGCTGTTTCACACCGGGGGTTGCGACTACCTAAACCTTCTATAACTTTATGTCTATATCTGCCCGACTCAATCAACTCTTTGAAGTAATCATGTTCAGTCCAATTTTCAGTCCTAACTTTACATAGTTCAATCCACTCTTCAATAAATTTAATTGAATAATCTGAGTAACGAAAAAAAACAGGTGACATTAATATGTTATCTTTAACTAAGGATAGATCTTTACCTTTTGAGACACAAATGTCGTAATCGTCAAACATTTCAATATCAGGTATAAACCGAAAAACACCATCAATATGAACATACAAGACGTCAACTTTATACTGTTGAATGGTGTTAAGAATGAAAGTAGGTATGTATCTATTATTCCATCGTCTTGGGATAACCTTTGGCATTCTTTTTTTTGAAAAAGAATTCATTGCGTTAGTTTCATTAGAAATTAAGTAATCTGTAAAGTTTAATTTATTTAAATTTTTTTCAAAATTAAGAGCTTTTTTTTCAAATTCTCTACTTTTGCCTATATTGAAATACTGAGATATGATCTTCATTAATTACATTCAGCACAAGGTTTGGTTTTATTGAATCCTGTTTGAGCCCAACCAAGATGACAATTGTGAAAAACATTTCTAGTAAATGGATCGAAGGTTGAGCCAATATCTATATATGTTGAATTAGGATTCTCCTTGAACCACTCGCAAGCTAATATTCTAGCAGTAGGGCCAAGGCTGATAAAAGTGATATCAAAATCTTTGGAAGCCTCAAAGCATTCATCATGTATTTGTTGGTAAACAGCCCAAGTATTTCTTCTTGGGTATAAAGCGACTTTATCTGCAGAAAAGTAAGGTATCTTGTTTACATCTTGATCGTTGCCGCCAATCCAAAAAATACTCTTACCCTTAAGGGCTGACTCACAGTTATCTAACCAGTATTTCCAATTTCGATTCGTTAATGAAACGGCTAATGTTTTATGTTCATAATCACCAACTAGATCATTGGCTACCTTTGCATAGTGTGGAAAGCAAATTGAACACGGAACTCCAACTAAATAGTTTTTCTGTTTGTGTGATATGCATTCGATTAATTTTTTATGAAGACTTAAGTTAACAGGTTGATCTCCTCGTGCGGCAATGTGTTTAGGGTTATCTATGCCTCCCACCTCACCATCATTAAATCTAGTAAAAGCAAAAGGAGTGCTGCTTTCTAATAAATTTAAAATTTCTTTGACATTATTGTCTGGTAAGTTATTTGCCATTTTCTATGGATTCGTATTTAGCATTTTGTTTTTCCTGTCTATTGATATCTTTGATGTGCATTAAGGCATAATCCAAATTTGCTGGAAATTGAACTCCAGTCGTTGCGCCAATAATTTGCTCGTGCACTTTGTTTTTCCATTTTATATTAAAATTGTTTTTGATGATTCTGGCTTGATAGTCTGGCCAATTAACCCAATTTTGTTCGTTTGTTGTCCAATTCCATTTTTCTTTATGTTGTTCTGTGAGACCGTTCACAATATTTACTCTAGGTAATAAAAATAAATCAACATCTAAATTAGCTTCGAGTATTTTGTCTAAGTTCATGACTGTTTCATCCGCAGGTATTTCATCTGCGTCAATTTGAAAAATATAATCACCTTTACATTTGCTCTTTAAATTATTTTTAAATGCGGCGAAGTCATTATTTAAATCAAATTCAATAAAATTTATTTTAAATTCATTAATTAAATCTTTAATTTTTTGACTAGATTTACTTTTATCTAATTGAACTAGTATTTCATCTTGCTCTCTTTTGTGGGTGGTAAGAAATAATAAAAGTTTATTTAGTTCTTTGTGTTCGTCGCAAGCAGTGACTGCATAACTTATTGTGAAATTCATTCTTCTTGGAATTTAAATTCTTCTTGAGTATGTAAAAATGTCAAGGCTTCGTCATGTTTGTCTGGATGTAAAGCAATGCAGTCTTCTTTATATTCAGTAACTAAACTTCTGAAAACTTTATAACCTAAGCGCTTTAAGAGTTTTATGACTTTTTTATCATCTTTCCTACCCTTTTCCCATGCTAAGTTCTCAAAAAATATAATAGGTAAATTCGATGAAATTGTTTTTCTGGCACCTTTGAAGAAATTTAATTCAAAACCTTCAATGTCTAATTTTAGGAAATCTAATTTAGTTAACTTGAGTGAGTCAAATCTAGTAGTAGTAATAGAACCTTCTCCTTCGCCATCTTCTACAATTTTTCTGCCACCCCAATTAAGTAATTCGGAATCTTTTTCTTTGCATTCTTCGATGGGGTTGAATTGCATTTTTTCAGCTCTATTTGATAGGGCATAGCGATAGTGATTAACATTATTACTTAAATTATTAAAAAGAATGTTGGTGGATAAGATATTGAATATGTTGGTTTGAGGCTCAAAGGCATAAACCTTGCCTCCCTTGCATAACTTAGCCATGTGGACTGTATGGTATCCAATATTTGCACCGACATCAGCACAGATAAAATCTTCCTTGATCATGTGGTGGTAAAGATAAACTAACCAAGGTTCCCAGCATCCGTGTTGAGTAATTTGGCTACATATAGATTCTTTATGTATTAATAAAAGTCTGGCTGCAACTTCACAGTCAACTATTTTTGTTTTTATATCTTGAAAGTATAATTCCATATTCATAATTATGTTACCCTAACTGATCCACTTTTCCATAAAAACCTATTCCATTTACTTTCGGATAGCCATTTTTGAGTTTTTATGACTTCGGTTTCATGTGGAAAGTTTTTTTGATCGACCTCTACTAAGGGTTGAATTTCTGGAATTAGGTATATTTTACCATAGCGATTTAGGTCCCTGCAAAAACTGAAATGCTCAGACTCTCCATTAGAGTTCCATTTGCATTTATGAAAAGTTTCAGTACGAAGAAAAGCGAAGCTACCAAAAGCGGAAGTTACTTCAATAGGTTTATTTTGATTGAATAAATCTCTATCTCTAGGCTCGTAGAATGGGTTGTAGCTCCATGTCATTCCCTGAACTTCATGTTTGTCAACTAGGATTGAGCTATCATAATATGAGTCAGGTTTTCCTGAACCCATTTTGCAAGGTATATCTTGTCTGATGTTTGATGTGAGCATCGAAAAATCCAAGTCTGTATATTTTAAAAATTGATTAATAATACTTTTTGAAAAAATTACATCACTATCTACAATCGCTGTAAAATCAGAATCTCTGGAATCATCAAGTGCTTGCATTAAGTTTCTGCATTTACTTAAATGAATCATTCTTTCTGGCCTTAAGTCAGAGCCAAAGGATTGATTGTTTATCTTATCACATTTTAAAGCGCCATCTTTCTTGCTCATCCATCTTTTTAGAATTGATGGAGTTTTGTCGGCAGAATCATTTTCATAGAAATAATAACTAAACTCTGCATCTGTATTTTTTTCTAAATCATTAAATTGCTTTAATGCTCTCTTGATGTAGCTCTCCGAATCCCTAAATAAACTAAATATTGAAATGCGCATTTTTTCTTGACGTAATAGTACTTTTATATATAATAGTAATTATGTATTATAAAGCAATATATATAGATGTCTACTTTAATAATATATTGTTAAATATAAAATAATATTAAAATACGTAGTATTTTATTTGAGATAGTAAAAAAACAACTTGACTTAAACATTTTTTATTGCTATAATGCTAACCATGAATAATAAACTTAGATCCTATATTGTTTCTTCTGGAGGCTGGGAAATTGAAGTAGATCATCTTGGTCCTAAGAGAGCTGTATTATCCGCTGTACTTATGGCTTTTTCTAAATTCCAAAAAAAACTTACTATGTCAACAGTGATTATGGTTAATGAAAAAAGGTTTGCTGAAAAAGACATTATTGATAAAGCTGAATTTGTTCTCACTCATGAGATCATGAGTCAACTTGGGTTAACTTCCATATCCGAAGAATTTAAAAAAATTACAAAATGAAACTTAATATACTAAAAAATTACGGAGTTGTCAATACTCCAGCTAAAAGCGGTGATGCAGGTTATGATATAGTAGCAATAAATGAACCTAGAGTAGTTGGTTCTATATATCAAGGTATATACTATACAGCTATACACCAAATAGAGTATGATACTGAAATCAGAATTGAACCAGAAAAGCTTAACGGTGAGTATGAATTTTATATGCTTCTTTATCCAAGATCAAGCATTAATAAAACAAATTTAGTTTTATGTAACTCCGTGGGAGTAATTGATTCTGGTTATCGAGGTAATATTAAGGTTTGTTTCAAGTACATACCTCAACCAGAGGACATGAGAGTTGTTGAAGGTAAAAATATGTCTGGGAAAAAGGCTAGTGGTGTTGTTACTTCTATAAACCCTCAAAGGGTTTATCATGAAGGTGATAAAATTGCTCAATTAATTCCTTGCAAACATAACGAAATTAGTATAAACTATGTAGATGCTCTTTCTGAAAGTGAAAGAGGAGAAAATGGATTTGGGAGCACAGGAAAATGAATAACTACTACGAAATGAAAGACGAAGACTTAGTTAAAAAGATTCAAGTTGGAAATAATACTGAGGAATGTTTATCTATATTAATAGATAGGCATTCAGGTTTATGTATTGATTTGATAAACGGTTACGTCTCTAAACATCACAATGATAGTCTAAGGCAAGAACTTATACAGGAAAAGGATTATCAAATATATCATTCCGCACTAAAGTATAACCCAAATAAGGGATCTAAATTTAGCACTTATCTTGGTAACGAGATTAAATGGAAGTGTTTAAATATATATAATAGTGGGAAGCGTAAAAAGACAATTCCAGTAGAAGAGTCTACAATCAATTATTTGAGTTATTCAGCTAAAGATAAAAACGACTCTATTGACGAAGATAAGAGTGAAATATTTAGTACTATTATCAATCATGCTAACAAGCATCCTGACAAAAGAGTTGGTCAAATATTTAACCTTAGATATATACAGGGTCAAAAAAACGGAGTAATGCCGTGGAAAAATGTAAGCAAGAAACTCGGCATGAGTATACAAGGTTGCATTAATATACACGATAATGCTATAGAATTTTTTAAACACAAAATTAAGAGAGAGATTACAAAATGAATAGATATACAGCTATAGGAAATCTTACTCAAGATCCAGTATGCAGGGATGTTGGTAAGTCTAAGGTATGCAATTTTTCAATTGCAATTAATGAATTCTACTATGTAGATGGAGAGAAAAAGCAAAACACGATGTTTATCGATGTTGAGACTTGGAGTAGACAAGCAGAGAATTGTGTAAAGTTTTTATCCAAAGGTAAGAAAGTTGCTATTGATGGAAAACTAAAATCAAATTCTTGGGAGAAGAATGGTAAAAAATTCAGCAAACTTATTTGTGTTGCTGATAGGGTTAGCTTCCTAGCAGGGGAAGAAAATCAATCTTCTAATCAATCATCAAGTAAATCGGAGAGGGAGCAAATTAAAAAAGTTGAAGAAAAAATAGAAAATACTGATGACGAAGATTATGATGATCTAGCAGATGTACCTTTTTAATCATGGATAAAATTATTTACAGAGGAGCCGTAAACTCGTTAAGCTTTGGCAATGTTAGTTATAACTTGCTAAGAGAAATGTATAAGCAAGAATTAACTATAGCTTTTTTTCCTCAAGGGGATCAAGTAAATTTTGATGCTTTTGATAAGGCTGATGATGATTTCAAGAACTGGGTTATTGATAGTGCTAGAAATAGATACCACATTTTAAGCAAGGAGGATCACACTCTTTCTCAATGGCACATTAATGGTTCGGAAAACAGAATATCACCAGTTCAAACTTTGTTCACTTTTTACGAAACAGATCAACCTACTTTAGTTGAAAAGTCTATTGTAGATCTTCAAGATAATTGTGTTTTTGCTAGCAAGCACGCCTATGAGTGTTTTAAGAATTTAGGATGCGAGAATGTCCATCATGTTCCAATTGGGTTCGATGAAGATTTGGTATCATCCGAAGATTCCTATCTTCCTGATAAAATTCATTTTGGGTTAATGGGTAAATTCGAAAAACGCAAAAATACGGAAAAGATAATTAAAGCATGGGCTAAAAAGTATGGTAATAATTATAAATATCAACTTTCATGCTGTGTTTCTAACCCCTTCTTTAAGCCAGAGCAAATGAATCAAATTATTGCTCAAGTTCTAGAAGGCAAGCAATATGGAAATATTAATTTCATTCCTCACTTAAAAACAAATTCAGAAGTAAATGAATTTATTAATGCTATTGACATTGATCTCACTGGCCTTAGTGGAGCTGAAGGGTGGAATTTGCCAGCTTTTAATGCTACTGCACTAGGTAAATGGAGTATAGTTATGAATCATACGTCACATAAAGATTGGGCTAATGAAGATAACTCTATCTTGATTGATCCAGAAATCTCTGTAGAAATATATGATGGTTCATTTTTTCAAAAAGGTGCCCCTTTTAATCAAGGTAATATGAATGAAATTTCCGAAGAATCAATGATAGAAGCTTTTGAAAAATCTGAAAAATTAGCAAAAACTCATAACGAAAAAGGTGTATTATTACAGAAAGATTTTACTTATAAAAATACTTTAAACAAATTAATGGAGGTTATTAAAAATGAAAGATAATTATTTCTTAAGACAAGAAGGTTCTAAAATATTCATGTGTTGCGGTAAGGCTGGTTGCCCTAGCGTGGAAATCAATGGAGAAGGTCTAGTTGAGATCTCTGATGATTATGGCAATAAAGTCAAAATGAATAAGTCTGAAGCTAATCTAATTGCTGGTGCTGTTGAGCAGTTAAAAACATTTGAAGGTGATAATAAATCTAAAGTGTTAAATGCTAAAAGTTAATCAACCCATCCCTCTCTGCCCAACAGTATGTTGTTGTCCAGAGATAAAGCTTAAAGATGGAGAGTATATTATTACTGATGATTATAATGGCAAGGTAATTATACCCCAAGAAAATATTCAGGAAATCGTTGATAAGATAGATGAAATTATTAGCATGTCTGGGACTGGTTTGGATAATTAAAGATAGCTATATACTATCTGTACCAAGAAATTATCTAAAATCTAAATCCAATCATCTACAAGAATTTCTATCTTGCTCTTTATGTTTAGGCTTTTGGGCAGGTGTATTACTAGCTTTATTAGAGTATTGTAATACTAATGTTTTTCTATTTGAATATTATCTTTATCCTTTATCCGTAGCTGCATTTTGTTGGTTCTTTGATTCTTTGCTGGATTTAATTCAAGAGCTCTGGGTTTATTATAAAAACATAAGAGAAAAACATAAATAAGTTTAGAATTTTATTTTTCTATTCATAATATCATTTATGAATCTAGAAATTGAATCTTCTTATAATGCTTACTCTTTGGGAGTTGTACTTCATTTAATTAGAAATAATGAAAGTTATCGAAAGCTTTGGCTGGATAAATACCCAGAAACCGAAAACTTTGTAAACAATTTTGTTAAGAATGAAAACTGTGGCTGCAGGCCCAGTATTATCAGGCAGTATAAAAAGGATAGGTTTGCGGCAGATCAAATGACCGTAAACTTTATTAATTCTTGCGAAGAATTTGACTACAATCAATTCGTAAAAGATAATCCAGTTCAGGAATTAGAAGGGGCAGTATTTGCTATACCTAATACAGAAGCACACTATAAAGATTTTCTAGCTGCACTACAACAAAAGAATGCTAGATTTAAACATTTTAATAGTATTCAAATTGACGATAAAATAATCTTGACTTTTTTCTAATGCCATTGTATACTTTCATGCATCCCAAAACAGAAGAAACTGTAGATATTTTCTTTCACATGTCAGACGATAAATCATATATAGATAAAAATGGTACCGAATGGATCAGGCAGTACTACTCTCCAGAACTTAATACGACTGGTAAAACTGACCCTTGGAATAGCAAGCAGTTCGTAGAAAAAACGGGAAGGGGTGTTGGTAAGGTTGGTGATATGCTAGACTTAAGTAAAGAAATGTCAAGGGAAAGGGCTTCTGAAAATGGAGGTATTGACCCAGTTAAAGAAAAATATTACAAAAACTATTCTAAAGAAAGAAACGGAGCCTTACATGAGGATAAAAAACCAAAATCTTTCGAAAACAAACATATTAAAATTGATTTATGAGTATACAAATATACAAACCTAATAAAAGTAATACTGGATTTGCATTCAGTTTTTACATGGGAGAAAACCCTAAAGATCAAAGTCTTAGTTTATTTATTAATGCTATCGCCCAGCATTCTTGGGATGAAAGAAAAAGAATAGGTTCCTTCTCTGGTAGCAAGACAGATCCAGAAAAAAATATTTCTATTAAGTTTAATGAATTTGAGTGTGGCTCTATAATTAGCTGCATTAATAATCGTTTCGAGTGGAGCACCTATCATGCTTATGAAGATAATAAAACTCAAATTAGGTTTACTCCTTGGGATAAGGAAGTAAGGACTACAAAAATTAATCAAAAAACTAAAGAGTCTTATGAAGATAAGATTACTGTTCCAGCCTTTGGCCTAACCATAACTAGAAATGGATCCCAAACTTTTAAGATTCCTCTAGAGCCCGGTGAGGCTGAATGTGTTAGAATTTTATGTGAAACACTGATTAGAAAAAATTGTGAAAATTCTGCTTATAAACCTAAAGCAAAAACAGAAACAAATAACAATAACTCTGAATACGATTTTTAATGGCTAAGAAGAAATTAAAAATTTTAGCTCACAGCAACCATTCTCGTGCTAAAACTGGTTTTGGTAAGCACATGAAACATCTACTTTCGTATCTCCATAAAACTGGAAAATACGAAGTAATTGAAGTTGCCAATGGAAGGCCTAAGGTAGATCAATCTATGCTTAGTTTACCATGGAAAGGCTTTGGTGCCTTGCCTCAGGATCAAAATTTAATACAGGAGTGCAGAAATGATCAAAATAAAGCTAGACAGGCTAGCTACGGACACTACGGAATAGATGATTTAATTAAAGAAAATAAACCTGATATATATTTAGGCATAGAAGATATATGGGGTGTCGATAATTTTTGGAAAAAAACTTGGTGGAAAAAAATTAATTCCATGATCTGGACTCCGGTAGACAGCCTACCTTTATTAGATAAACATATTGAGGGTGCAAAAAATACTCAAAACATTATCGTGCAAGCTTCATTCGCACAGAAAGCTTTAGCTAAAGAGGGTTTTAAAAATGTACACTTACTGCCTGTTCCATTAGATGAATCTAACTTTTTTAAAATGGATAAGGAAGATAAGAATAACTTAAGGTCTTTTCATAATATAGATCAAGATGATTTCATTATTGGTTTTGTTTTTAGAAATCAATTAAGAAAAAGTGTTCCTAATTTATTAAAAGGTTTCAAGTTATTTAAAGACCAAAACCCAAATGTAAAAGCTAAACTTCTTTTGCATACACATTGGGGCGAGGGTTGGGATATTCCTAGACTTCTTAACGAAGAAGGTATTGATCCTTCTTTAGTTTTAACTACATATTTTTGCGATAAATGTAATCAATATGAAATAAAACCTTTTGCTGGCCAAAACTTAGATTGCAAATTTTGTGGTAATCAGAAAAGTCAGCAAACTGTTCAAATCCAAAGGGGTGTTTTTGAAGAACAATTAAATGAAATATATAATTTAATGGATGTGTATTGTCATGCTTTTACTAGTGGAGGGCAAGAAATACCAATTCAAGAAGCCAAGCTATGTGAATTAATTACCTTAGTCACCAACTATTCTTGTGGCGAAGATTATTGCTCAAAGGAAAGTGGAGGATTGCCTTTGGATTGGGCAGAGTATAGAGAACCCGGAACACAATTTATTAAAGCTTCTACAGACTCATTAGATATAGCTAATCAATTGACTAAAGTCTACAATATGAGCGAATCCCAAAAAAGCAAAATGGGTAAAATTGCCAGAGACTTTGTAATTGATTTTTGCTCAATTCAATCTGTATGCTCTAAGTTTGAAAAAATTATATCCAAAATGTCTCCGACTGATTGGGATTTTGATTTTTCTTATATAGAGAAAGATCCTTCTTATGTCCCCCCTCCCATACAAAACAATAGAGAATGGATTGTAGACTTATACAAAAATATTCTTAAGGTCGATGCAGAAGAAAATGATCAAAATGGAATCGCTCACTGGGAGCATAGACTAAGAACTGATCTTGATAGACAGGCTGTTTATGAATACTTTGTAAATATAGCTAAAAAAGATAATCAAGAAAACCAAAAAGTTTCATTTGAGCAACTTTTAGATAAAGACGATGAAGGCAGGAGAATACTTTTTGTATTGCCAGAAAATGCAACTGATGTTTTTAACTCCACATCTTTATTAAAATACATTAAAGATAAATATCCCGATCATAATATCTATTATGCAACAAAACCTGAAAATGCAGACATTCTATTTGGCAACCCATATATCCATAAAGTTTTACAGTATGATAATATAATGGAAAATTTTGTATGGTCAGAAGGTTATGGTAAGTTTAATGGATTTTTTAACTTCACTTTAATGCCTCACTCAAATACAGCTAGGTTAACTAATTACATTCATGGTAACCAACATCAAATTGAATACGATTTAAATTATGCATAAGTTAGAAAGTTTTGCTTTATCTTGTGGTTCTAAAATCACAAAACCTTTTATTGAATCTACATTTTTTCCAATTACTGAAAAAAAGTTTATATGCTTCTCTACTAATGCTGACATGCAGAGTAAAGATTACGATTTCTTTGATGATGTAGTTTTCCATATAAAACCTTATCTAGAAAAAAATGGCATATCAATTATTGAGGTTGGGCAATCTAGTAAAAAAAACTTATACTACTCTAAAAGCTACAAGCATTTAAATAGAATGCAAACTAACTATGTTATTAGTAAAAGTTTGGCTTATTGTGGTAACTTTAATTTCTACTCTCATATAGCAAACTATTATAACAAGCCAGTTATTACTGTAAGTAATCAAGATTATGTTGATATTTTAAAACCTTATCATGCTACAGATCAGTTTCATGTTTTTACGCCTGACATAGAAGACAAACCTTCCTTTGCTGTAGAAGAGCTACCTAAAACAATTAATCAAGTTGAACCTGAAAAAATAGCATGCTTATTATTGGACTCTTTGGGCATAAAGCATAGCTTGGGAAATGTTAAAACAGTATATACCGGAGAAGAATATTTCAACCAAATTATAGATGTAGTTCCGGGTAAATATGATATAGCCTCAGCAAACTTAAAGGGGTCTGTAAATATTAGGATGGATAAAAGCTTTGATTTAGAATTCTTGGCTCAATGTAAATCGATAGAAAAAGTTAACTTAGTTACTGATAAATTAATACCAACCGACTATTTAAAGTTCTTAGGTGATACTTTGCACATGATATCATTTTTTGTGAATTCAGAAACCAGTCTACTGGATATTAAAAATTTGCAAAAAGTAGGCAAGCCTTTAAATCTACTTTGCAAGGATTCAAAAGATTTACAAAATATTAGATTTAATTTAATTGATTACCAGATTAGGCTTTTTGGTTCTAAGTCTAAAAAAGACCTTAACACAAAATCATTAAAAAATCTCAACTTCTTAAGTAAGAGAAATATTATCTACAATGGTCAAGTATTCAATTCTTATCTTTCTCTAAACAAGGGGAAAAACACATCTTCAGTTATGGATACTCCAGATTTTTGGGAGGATCTTCCTTTCTGTAGGGTATTCAAAACTTCAAAGAAGAAATAAATTTTTGTTTACTTTTAAGTTTTAAAAGATTATCAGCGTTATGATTTAAAGTTCTCCTTAAAAAGGTAGACTCAAACTCTATCCATTGTTGGAAACTCATACTGCAAAGTCTTTCTACTTCTTTTATAATTAAGTTAATTCTCTTGTTTTTATCTTTTTCTAAATCGTAGCCTTCATTTATCATTGGATGATACGTCCTAAATCCATCTTGACGTAGTCGATTTAATACTCCATAGTTTCCAGCTATAATAAATGGACTTTTCATTGCTATAGCTTTTAATGTTTTTTCGGTATATCTGTTAGTTTGGTGTTGCATCTCTGTTTCTTGTATTAATGAAAACCTTGATTGCATGTAAAATTCTTGTTTTATTTTTTGCCAAAATTCTCCGGTATGCTTAGAGTACAGCATATCGTGGTCGATGATTTTTGGTGTATTTGACAATGTCTTTCTAGAAGCTATGCTTTTAAGATCTTTTTTTATTGTACCAAAACTGACTAAAGATTTACTAATGGTTTCACTATTGATTAGCTGATTAATAAATAATATTTTATCCTTCCTTGGGTAACCTCCCAAATAATTGTAAAAGTATTTATTTGTTGTATTTGATCTTATTACTTTATAATCTTTATTGAAATACTCCCAAGCAAAGTTATAATAGAATATATCATTATTATCGCAAGCTAAAGAATTTTGGGATAATGCAATAGTTTTAATGTTATACCTTTCATAATATAATTTAATTAAATTTTTAATTCTTGAACTATTGTAATCCTTATCCCCTTCTCCGCTTATATCTAAAACTATTAAATTATAAGATTTTTTCTTGACATATTGAACAGTATGTTGTAAAATGTTCTTAACTTTAATCAAATAGTAGCTCACTCTAAATATTACACAATAAACATTATGTCACCAAAAAAAGCAAACACCGTAGACAATTCCTCTGGCCCATCTCTCTACCAAAGAGATGAAAATGGATTACTTAAAAATATACAATATGTCTTTACTGAAGATGGATCTGTAGACTGGAGATCAATGATTAAGGATGAACACTTATTTCCAAATAAATCTTGGTTTGATCTTAGAAAAAAAGACATGCCCAGATCAATAGAGGGTCTAAAAGATCACCAGCTCTTGATTAAACTAAGTGGAATCAAAGAACTAGCAAAATTAAGAGGCTTTAGCAATGTTCACTATGAAACAGTTAAGTGTGAAGATCATCATGTAGCAGTATCTTGCCGCATCTCATTTTTACCTAACTATGAAACCAACAATGAATTAATTGTTTTTGAAGATATGGCTAATGCTACAATTGATAACACAAATAGTTTCGCTAAAAAATTCCTAGAAACAATTGCTTGTAATAGAGCTTTTGTAAGATGTGTTAGAAATTTTCTTAATGTTCATATTGTAGGTGATGACGAAATAGATAAGTCTGACAATAAATCTCAATCTAGTAAAGTAAATGATCTATCTCCTTTGGGGGTTTTGAAAAAAGAGTTATCTGAAAAATACTCAGTTTCCAGTTATGAAGATTTCTTACCTATATTGAGAAAGCTTCACAAAGATGGAAAAATTAAAATAGATAGTAGTGAAATTAAAGAATGGAAAGACTTTGGGGATATATCTGCAAAGCATTGCAGAATACTTCTAGGGGTTATTAAAAGCTCTTAGTTCTCTGGTGAGTATTTTTTATGTTTCTGAGACTCATCTAAAACTACAAAAGATCTAGAAGCTAAATCATTTATCATCTTAGGTTCATCTTTTTCGTTAAGTACTACTGGTATTTCACTTTTCGAATAAAAAGTGAAGCTTTTCTTATCTATGCACCATGTTCCTCTTGGCTGAATTGTGTTACCTTGCTCTTTCCAGCAAGGAAAAATCTCATCACCAGTTTTTATAGAATGGTTAAAGCCTTCTCTGTCTTTTATATTTAGGTTGTTCCAAAAATCTCCTTCTATGAAAAATTCATTATCAAATCTTCTAAAGGCTGGTTTGTGTATATTGTTTCCCTTAGCACCTTCAGGAGCATCGACCAAAAACATTGAAATTTCTTGAAAGGCAACAATTTTTTCTTTATCGATAGTGGCTATCCTAAATTGCTTTCTTCCATTCTTTATTGGATCAGTTAAATCTTGGTTGGGGTTCTGTATAATGTTTGATTTTCCGGCTCTACCTTGATTGTTGATCGAGTCTTTATCGAAGAAATATTTTTGAGCTTTAGGTAGCAACTCTCCTCCAGCATAAACCTCAAAAGTGTCTCCCTCGCTAACGGTAGACTCATCTATAAAAAAATCTTTATCTTCACAAAAACATCTTATCCCGATAAAAAAATCTGAATTTGTCATTGTAATTGTGTCAATGCCTCCATTCAGAGTTCTAGTTTTTAAATAACTCTTTGATCCATCGTGTCTCTCAAATGATAGGATTGCATCTGCTGGATCATTGGATGTAAAAATTTCTTTTTCTTGTGCTGGTATTGCACCTATTACTGAATTGTAATTATTTGCTCTGGGTTGGAAATGTAAGATAGCTGGCAAAAAGTTAGTTGGACCTTTGCATGTTATGCGGCCACTATTAATATCATAATCAACAATCTGACTGTCTTCTTTTAAGGCGGACCAAGCCGGACCAGTATTATATTCTCCCCAACCTGCACCTACAGCTTTTCCATCTAAATTTTCTTTATTTAACACAGTGACATTGTATTGAGTTTTAGCTCTTCTCGGCAACCTAACCCTCACTGTTTCTCCAACATATAAATCAAATATTTTAGCTGGAGCAATTGGTATGTTTTTTTCATCTAGCTTTTCTAGATTTTCAAAATCTAAACTTCTAGTTCCTCTTATGAACTTTTCGTTATCATATATTTTTCCTACATGATTAATTGACATGATTTCGGATTGGGGACTTGGTACAGATATATTCATAGAACCATTTGAATTATCCCCTGCTGCTGTACTGCAATTACAATAGTTTCCAATAGATTTTTCAAAATCTAAATCATTCAATATGGGTTCTACATTGTAATTTCCTCTGTTATTAAGGTTGTTGGTATAGATATTATCGTCTTCATCGACAATAGCTATTTCATCTTGACACAAATTTGCATTAGCTGAAATATGCAAGTAATGCCTAGATCCAACCATATCCCTAAATATAATTGCTGCCTCGCCAACTGATAAAGCTTCTATCGTGAATATGTGATTACCTTCTCCTAGTCCTCTATCGACAATAAAGGAACCCTTATTTATTTGATACGATGTATTGTTTAAATTTTTTAGTTGTGGTTGGTAATTGAATTCTTCAAACTGAACACTTTTATTAATTTTTACGATTCTACTATCAGATGTGTTTGCATACCTTACGTTACCAAATCCTCCCATTAATTGAATTTTTATTTTTTTTCCTACAGGTATGTTATAGAATGTACTCTTTGAATTTAAATTTGTAACAAATTGCGGAGGCAATCCAGATTCTTTTCCAACCCCCAACCCAAGAGGGTATCCCTCTATTTGTATCGCCGTTAATCTGTTGAAAGATCTATCTTTCAGCATATCTAAGCATTGAAATTTTAATTGAAGTGTTCCGTTGATTTCTCCGTTTTCATTTATTAAATTTTTACCCACCGCTAATAGAAAATTTCTATTTACACCTTGTGCCGTATTTTCTAAATGTGTCATTTGTGCAGCACTTGATGGATATGGGGTAAAACTCCATTCTTTGAGAGCTGGCATTACCCTACCCTGAAAACCTAATCCACATGGATCTTGATTTATTCTAATTAGAAACTCTTCCATGTCATCTATTACACCTTAAATCATGGTGATAGTTCCATCGTACTCAATTGCTCCTTGTGGTGTTTGCGTTAGGGTTGGTGTTTGTGTTGGTGTAAAACTTAATGTTGTAGTTCTAGATGGAGTAAAACTAGGTGTTACCATTGGTGTGGATGTAGGTGTGTATGTAGGTGTTTGTGTATGTGTGCAGAAGATTTTTGTTGGAGTTTGAGTTCTAGTTTGACTTGGGGTTTTTGTTTGAGTAGGCAAGGGAACTGGTCCGGGGTCAACAGTTTCACATTTCGGCACAGGTACAGATCTTGTTGTTGTTGGCGTTGCAGTTGGACTAGCTGTAGCATTTGGTGACAATGTTGGCGTCATTGTTTTCGTTACTGAAGGCGTAAAACTAGGCGTTTGAGTTTGTGTTGCGGTTGGAGTATTGGTTTGAGTTGCTGTGTTTGTTGGTGTATTAGTTTGTGTTACACTTGGGGTTACTGTGGGTGTTTGAGTAGATGTGGCACTGATTGTCGGAGACATAGTGCAAGATGGAGTAAAAGTTGCAGACTGAGTTGGCGTAGGGCTTGGTGGCACATAACAAGGAGGCTTACTACAATCCGCATGCTCCCAGTAATGAGGTAAAGCTTGATATGAAAGTATCCTACCTCTATCAATTGTGCCATCAGCTAATGCTGGAAATATATTAAGATATATTTTATAACAACCTTCGGGAACATGTGGGACAGGATCATATAATGTGCCAGTGTTATGATTGTATAGCATCAAATTATTTTGCTCTTTAATTTTACTCCAAGGGTTTAAAAATGGAGCTTTAGGAGAATCTTTTTTATAGTATGTACCTGTATACATTTCAATAATTTGATCCTCAGTAAAGTTTTTCAAGTAGTATATTCCGGCAAAAACTCCCCCAACATTTTGACTTAAAAACAAATCGTCTGATTCTGGTATATCTGAGTCTGGGTTTGTTCCCTCTAGATTACTTAAGTGAAAAATTCCACTTAGACTATAATCATAAAATTCATTTTGGTATGTAAAATATTCTTCGTGAGTTCTGCATTTAATTAGTTTCCATACAGGTTTTTCAATAATTTGCCTATCGGGGTATAATCTAACATCACTTGCTTGGTTGGCTGTAAATTCTAATCCTTGACTCTTTACTTCGGCATCTGTTATATTATATCTATTTTGAACATATTCAATATACCCATCACACAAAGCGCTAACAAGATCCGCTATCTCTTTTGTTGCAAAATCTATAGAACCTAAGTTTGGTATATCTGTAGTACCCTTCGCAATGGCAAGTTTTATGGTTTCTTTTACTTTAGCTCGTATTGCTGGTATTAATACATTTTCAATATTATGTCTAAAATAAGGTATATCATAATTAGCCATAAATTCTGTAGCTAAACCATCCTTGTTAAGTTTATATCCGTCTTCTATTTCTTCTTCTGTATCAGTCTTTTTTGCTGGTACATATGTCGCATGAGCAGATGGAATTGGTATATTTTTTGCACTATCTAGTTCTGCGCTATAATCAACGATTCCAAGATCACTACTTATTCCGTATAATAGTCTAGCATAATTGAGAATTTTTTCTTTTTTAGTTTGAAACCTATCGGTGCTCTTAAATATGTAATTCTCCTTAAAAAATGGCTGAGGACTATAATTATAGTTTACTCTGCCAAATAAACTTTGTGATTGGGATGATATATTAAAAACACTTAATGGGTGGCCTCTACTAGCATTAGGTAATATGTGAAAATAATTATGGTCTGGATCATCTAGGGGGTAAACTTTTGTAATAGCATTCTTATTAGTCTTACCATTTGGCCTGATAAAAAAATTCATCAATAACATGTCCGTTATAATCCTTCCAAATTCACCTGCATCATCAGCTTGAATATGTCCAACGTTAATGCCTCCGGGCTTTAATGGTTTGTCTAGTAATGTATTTCTAAAATTTGCTGCATTATTAATAAATACTTTACTTAGTTTCGTGACCTGATTTGTGCCGTCAGCATCTCCAGAGTTTGATATCATAATCATACCTCTGGTATCTCTTTTTGATGGAGGTTCAAATTTTAATCCCTTTAGGATTCTTCCCTTTTTGTTTCTATAGCCTTTTAATAAATCGTTAACATAATCAACGGCTTCGTTTTCAGCAAAATCAGACCATTTAAATTTACTTCCTGTAGTCGTTTTAAATTCTTTATCTATTAATCTTTTATTTTGTTTAGCTACAGATTTTCTTATTTCAAATTCTTCATAAATCATTAATGAAATTTCATAAAAGCTTAAATCAAAAGCGTTCATGTTTCCATCTTTATTAAAATCCCAAGTACCTAAGTCTTTAGACTCTGTTGCTTCTTTGAAGTATGGATATCCCTGCTCCCCAAAAAGAACTGCCCTCAAGTCTGATATTTTATATTTTTTTGCCATAATTATGATCTAGCTACATCTATTGGCAGCATACCAAAATCTTGAAATGGAAAAAACTCTACCACTGAATATTCCTCACCATTATAACTAAATGTTTCGTTAAAGTAATATATTCTCCTTAATGCTGGATCAAAAACTTTTCCGGCTTCTAATGTATTACCGTGGTTCAAAGTCCACTCAACCAATATGCTTCCAGCCCCAAAGTAATGAAATTTTCTTTGAATGACATTACAGTTTTCAGAATATAAAATATAAGGATCAAAAAAACAATTAAAATAATCAGATAAATTTCTTAAGTTTAAGTAATTTTCTGTTCCAGTTTTTAATTTCATAAACTGATCAAACTCAGAACCTTTAATTACATCTTCATCTTTAAATTTTTTAATTAATTCTATTGTGTTATACAGAAATGAATTTAAAGTAAAATAGTTATCTAATTTTCTGCCAGAATTATTCCAGTCATCTATTGCATATTTATTTTCATCTATTATATATAAATCTCTATTGTATAAACATCCTTCTGAATCATATCTTTTTAGATAGGTCCCAACTATTGGGAATAAATTCAAATCAGGATCTGCTTCAAAGTCTAATATTTCATCACGCACAGGAGGAGAACCTAAAAAAGAATCAAATGAAGATTCTTGATTGTCGTACAAACTATTTTCAGGAAAACTTGGCAAAGTATAACTTTCGTTATTAAACCAATTTAAATCACCAAATTGGTAATCACTATCAGCATTAACTGTATCTTGGTTTATCTGAAAATGATTATATATTTTATCTGTAAAAGAAGCTTGTGAATCTGTCTCTACATTTTTCTTAAATTTTATAACAGGAACATCAGAAAATTCAAACTTAGGTTTAATAGATTTAATTAAATCTAATGCTATTTCTTTTGATACCTCAAAAGCGGGACCATCTTCTTTAAATATAAAATCTGGATTAATAACACCATCGTTAGAATAATCTATATAATATAAAAATTCCCCCTCTTCACCAAATATAAAATCCCAGCCAGATTGATCTTTTAATCCTAATGACTGGGCGAAGGAAATATTATTTTTGTAAATTACAGCAACATCATTAGTAACTTTGTATTCGCTTAGTACTGGACCTTCTTGCCACATTCTGGAGTGATAGTATTTATCGTTAATTTCAATTTCTACTGCCTCTGAGCTACTGTTTACCCAGTTTTCCGGTAAATGAACATCAAAGTCTCCATAGCTAGTTGAAGCTTCAGCTAGTGTCTCTAAACCCCTAACCCCATTCCTTAATAAAACTAGCTTATCTTCATTTTTCTTTTTGCTTATTAAGTATATGTGAAACTTATTGCCCGCTGAAGATAAGACACTCTTCCTCATAACAAAAGAATAAGGTTCGTAACTACTTCCTATTTGTGAAAATTTTTCTAAAGTATATCCACCTTCACACTCTACATTGTCAACTGTACCATTGAAGTTTTGTGAAAATATATATATTTGATTATTATTCATTTTTCCAGCTTAATTGAAATTTTATACTTTTTAACTCTCTTAACTCAATAGCATCTACATTGATTTCTTTTGTGTATTGAATTGGCGAAGCTAATGGATTATGTAGAGGGTTCCCTGAGTCTGTAACTGGGAACAATTCATCTATGTCTACTGGCCTTACAAAAGTGTTTGTAGGATACAGTGGTTCATTTAAATATTCCATCATCGATTTTCCACCTAAAGCTTGAAAGTTGTAATTATCATAAGCATTATGCTCTGTAGTGCTTGTGGTGGTGGTGGTATATGTATATGTTCCTACTGTAGTAGTTGTAACCGTTACTCCTGTTTGAGTTTGATATACCTTACTTAAATCACCGGAATGTCTTACTCCATTTGGCGAAGTTTTAAAAGCGTATTGGTAAGCCAAGTTGTTATTGAAATTTAAGATAAAAGTTGTATCAATTTTATTTGCATCAAATAATGGATAATTGCCAGAACGTACATCCCAAACCTTGAGTGGGGTTCCTAAGTTTACTGGTGCATGGTTGTCTAATAATTTTTTATAATAGTTATGCAAGTGAGGGTTTTTATATTTTCCAGTTAGAAATCCAAAAAAGCCAGTGATGTTTTCGTTCGCATTAGATCTATCTCCACTCTTATACCATTGGTATACAAAAACTCCAGTTTCCCATCTATTTGGGGGGCTCAATTCTTCATCATTAATAAATGATATATATTCGGTAGAATTCCCTGTTAATGTTCCTGTGAAATACATTGGAACATATGTGCCATTTTTAAATATCCCATCAGCAAATTCACTGGTTTGATAGCAACCAGAATATATATCACCTATATCTGGTGGATTATTTGCAAAACCTTGCTCCGCCCTCCTATTTCCACCCAAGTGTCTATAGAAGGTATTAAAGTCTCCACTTGTTACAGCTTCTTGCATGCAGTTTGGAGCTTTGTTGTAATCTATTCCGTATGGCTTTCCTATGGTTTCTGCAAAATTAAAGTCAGATAGTAATCCATCTCTTGCATAATAAAAATAGTTATTAGGATCTACTGCATTAAATGTTGTATTATTATAGCTAAAACTTAATGAATCAAAAGCATAGTCAGTAAAATGTTTATTACCCGTGATTGAATAATGTTTTGCATTTAATGTGCCTGCATTTCCATCCAACAAATCTTTATTAACCAACTCTATTGATGTTGGTGCGAATTGAACTACGTATAATTCATTGTTTCTTGCTACTTGTTGATCTGCTACATTTCCAGCATAACCAGTATATCCTTGTGTAAAATAGTCTGTAAAATTAATTCCAGAACCACTTGGTATGCATTCAATAATTTGTCCGGGAGTATTTGGAATACCGGTACACGTTGCATAAACCCAAGAGGATGTGATATTATCATAACTTGCGCCCAAGTTTAAATAACTCAAACTTTCTGATATTTCTCCTCTAATTCTAAATGTTATATCTTGAGTATCACATTGAGTTTCGCATAATGATTTAAATTTTATTGTATTTACTTTATTTGCTACCCCAATTTTGTCATATTGGTTTTTGTATCCCCAGTATGGTAAGTCTCCATATCCCCCAGTGGATGCATGATAAAATAAGTCCTCTCTTTCGTAAAGGTCTTGACCTGTAACATAATTAAAGTGCGCGATCTCTGCATTTCTGTCATCAAAAGAAATATATATACCTGATTGCATATCTATTTTTCTGTCGTAACATCTGACTTGAACTGGTTTAAAGTTTATGTTTGGATTATTGTCATTTAAGTATCCAGACTCTATAGCTATCTCTTGCCAGCCAGTAGAGGATGTTGTAATAGGAATTGTCTGCTCTCTGTATGTTATATTTGTTCCTGAGTACTGGAAACCTCCTACGATAAAATTTATTGTTTTTGGACATGCACATGTGTTACAATCAACACAGTTTTCATAATCTCCAAAAATATCAGATCTAATGGTTTGATCGCTGACCACAACATTAGAAGAAACTTTTTTATAACAATATCCTTGGTACTGTATAAAATCTTTACCGAAAGCAGTTCCAGTTGGAACATAAATTGAGTCTGGAAATTCTGTTGACATATTCTATATTACACTATATTTAATCTTGGGTTTTTAAAAAAGTCCTGTTTGTCCATAAGTAAATGGTCCTCCTAAGTATGCTAGTCCTGTTGACACATATCCGGTTCCCCATGATGAGTTAGGTATCTTTTGCATTCTTTGATTTCCTATTGCAGAATCGTCGACTCCAGTCAAGTCCCCAGTTGTACATAAGTCGTATTTAGCTATCAAGGATACATTATAATCGTCATCTAAAATCAATACTTGGTAGGGGTGTTTGTATAATATTTTTGATTCTACGAATTGTTTAGGTTGAGTTATTGTTCCTGATGGTCTAATATTTGAAAGATGTATTTCAAAAAACTCAGAATGCTCCATCACATAATCATCCAAAGTGTTAACGTGAATGATATTCATGTGTTGATTTTCTTTAAACTCTAAAATTCCAGTAGTATATGTATAGTCTGTTCCTGTCTGTGCTGAACGGGGATGACTTTGGGTTTCGTATTCTACTGAAAAAGCTCCAGTATAATCATAGTCACAATAGCAATTAGGTTCTCTGTACACCCTCACTCCAGTAGCATCACCTTCAACTACGTAAGTTGAATAGTATTGAAACCTTATGTTTAAATAATCAACCATCGGGCTAGGAGTTACTGTCTGAGATGCAGTTTGTGTTATTGGTTGGGTGGGTGTTTGAGTTTGTGTGATTGTTGGGGTTTGTGTTAAAGTTTGTGTGATTGTTGGCGTCTGTGTTACTGTTTGTGTTTGTGTCTGAGTCTGAGTCTGGGTTTGAGTTTGGGTCTGAGTTTGAGTGACCGTAGGTGTTTGGGTTAGGGTCTGTGTGACAGTTTGAGTCTGCGTCTGAGTTTGTGTTTGTGTGATAGTTGGTGTTACTGTAGGGGTTTGTGTTTGTGTTTGAGTTACAGTTTGCGTGGGTGTTTGAGTTTGAGTCTGGGTAACGGTTGGGGTTTGCGTTAAAGTTTGTGTTGCGGTTTGTGTTACCGTTTGTGTTTGAGTGACAGTTTGAGTCTGTGTCTGAGTCTGTGTTTGGGTTTGGGTTATCGTTGGCGTAATGGTTGGTGTTTGTGTGAGGGTTTGAGTAACCGTCTGAGTAGGTGTCTGAGTTTGTGTAAGCGTTGCTGTTGCTGTTTGCGTAACTGTGGGAGTTTCAGTTGATGTTTGTGTAACTGTAGGGGTTTGAGTTAAGGTTTGAGTTGGCGTCGCTGTTTGAGTTATCGTTGCTGTTGGGGATGCGGTGGTTGTAGGTGTTTGTGTTGGGGTTATTATGTGAGCATTAAAATGAGCACAATCACTTCTTTTTGAATCTAAGTTATTAACAACTAAATAACAACTATATATTCCTGTATAAGCGTAAGTGTGGTTCAAGTCAAAAACATATCCATCCTTATCCCATTTTAAATCTTGATCCCTCAAGACTGTTCCATCATCTAAATATACATTGTATTTAAGATTTTTTTTTACCTGCAAAGCATCGTATGCATCTATTCTAAATGAAATTGGGTACGATGCGAAACCATCAACCACAGGGAATTCAGCACAGCATGCACCTGTGATTGGGGTTGGTGTTGCTGTCGGAATAGGTGGCATTTTAAGAAGGATCTAATATGATTACAGCATAAGGGTTAACTCCAGTAAATTTAACATTCGCTAAAGTACTTGCTCCTCCAGTTAATCTTAACCAGAAAAATTCATCATGCTCTCCATTGCTAACTCCGGGACTAGGTAGAGTACTTACAGTTATATCTTTTTGCATTTCATTAACTGCAAAAGTTAGTGTTCCAGCTCCACTTACATAATCTGTTCCAGCAATAGCGCTATTTCCAGCATCTTCAGTTGTATAATCAACAGATAAAGCTGGATAATTGCTTAATGTTGGCCCACAGCTTATATCCCTGTAAACTGTAACATTGGCGTCATCTCCTTCAACTACATACGTTGAGGCAAACTGGAATCTTAAGAATTGATCTACCTTTGCTACTGGGTACTCAAATGGATCTGGACTCCTTGTTACGGTTTGAGTAATTGTAGGTGTAACCGTTGGTGTTTGTGTGGCAGTTTGAGTAACTGTCTGAGTGGGTGTTTGTGTTACCGTTTGTGTTTGTGTCTGAGTCTGCGTTTGTGTTTGTGTTACCGTTTGTGTTTGGGTTACAGTTTGAGTCTGCGTCTGTGTCTGTGTTTGTGTGATAGTTGGTGTTACTGTAGGGGTTTGTGTTTGTGTTTGAGTTACAGTTTGCGTGGGTGTTTGAGTTTGAGTTACAGTTTGTGTAGGTGTTTGAGTTTGTGTTAAAGTTTTTGTGACTGTTGGTGTTTGTGTTAAAGTTTGTGTCTGCGTTTGTGTTATTGTTTGCGTTACAGTTTGTGTCTGAGTTGGTGTTGCGGTTTGTGTCTGAGTTTGAGTGGGAGTACTTGTTAAGGTTTGGGTTTGTGTCGGTGTTGCGGTTTGCGTTACAGTTTGTGTTTGCGTTGGTGTTTCTGTAGCTGTTTGAGTAATCGTTTGTGTCTGAGTTCTTGTTTGAGTTCTTGTGGGTGTGTTTGTTCGTGTTTGAGTGGGGGTAGCTCTAGGTGTTTTTGTTTGAGTTCTAGTGACCGTTGGGGTTGGGGTCATTGATGGAATAATGTATGGTGGATCACATTCACTAGTGTCCTCATCGGAAGAAGAACAAGGTTGAGGGTATGGTGAATTTGATCCGGGTATGTCTTCTGCATCAATACACCCACCGCTCATCAAAAATCCATTACTTCTGGTCAATGTAAAATCAAAAGCCAAACTTACTGTAGCTGGATCACCTATAGAAAAAGAAGAATTTTTATTTTTAAGAACCGCATTGTCAATAACATAAGTTAATATATGTGGCTTACTTTGAGGTTCACACAAAGCGGCATTAGCTGGGCATTCAGAATGGCACTCTATATATATCTTATAGGGCTTGTCGTGTTTTAGTATTTGATTTAAATTTCCAGTTTCTAAATCTTTTTTATTTATATTTAAACTTAAAGCTCCTCTTCCCGGCAAATTTAGTTTTCTATCGTAAGGGTAGAGTGACCCCATTCCGTATAAATTTCTTCTCTGCAGGTCTATATCTAAAGAAAAACCCACAGCATTAGCATTCTCTTTAGAAACAACTGCCCCACCCACATTAAGTTCTTCAATTTTTAAATCTATATTATTACTTAGCACCGCTGAATTAGCATACTCATTAGCAAAGTCTACTGGGCCAAAATTATAATCATATTCTCTTTTATATTTTCCATCGTATAAATGTATAGCCGGAATATTATTGTAACCTGTGTATCTTTCAACCGTAATATTTGATGCTTGATATGCTACATTAGCAATCATCGGAGAATTAATCTGTGCATTGACTGCATATTTTGTCACAAACCCATTTCCTATACCCATTACAAAATGACCCTTATAGTCATCATCAGTTAGTAATTTACCCGCATCTTTTCCAGCTTCATCTCTGAGTACTAGGAAAAAGTTTTTATCAGCATTTAATCTACTTATGAAAGAATTTTCTGCTGGATACCCAGATGGGACGACATTAAAACCTAATAAATATTCATTTAATCCACATGTCGGTAAATATTCAAACTCAAAACTAACCGGTACTGGTTCTAGATTCACATCAATATTACTACCCGGAGCAGGCTCTGCGGAAATAATATTAATTCTTCTTGTTAATAGATCTTCATGCCCTACTTGTTTAATTTCTTCTCTATTGACTTCAAATCCATAAGAAATTGATTGAACTTTAGCTAGCTGTCTAAGGTACGAGCGATCCTCATCTCTGTGATGCCTGTATGCTGGTGCTGGACCAACCCATAGAGCTCCATGCTCATGTCTAAAAAACTTCCTCATACCTTATAAAACAATTACACCACAACCCGAAGATTGTGGTGTAAAATGTTAACTTTTAAAGAAGCTTTTTTCTAGTGTTTCTTCGTGTGAAGTCTAACTTCGCTATTCCATCCACTCAGATGACTACCATTGTAGTATCCAGTAGTACCTTCTGCTCCATACCTGAAGAATTTTAAGGCTCCGTCACCAGTGTCTGCGATTTCAGGAAAAGACTTGTGTTTATTGTCTGCTCCTTTAGCATTTTCGATGCCGCTAAAGAATACACCTACTGCCGATTCTTCTGGACCACCTACTTGAGTAGAGAATGTCAAGTCAACAGTTTTGTTGTCTCCAATAGCAGAAGAGAAGCTTTCTGAGTCAAGTACGGCTTTTCTGAAATCAATAACGATAGCATCTTCAGCTTTATTAGGCTCACATACTACACATGAAGGATTTTGCATTCTCACCTTAAGATCGTATGTTCCACCACAAATCAAGTCAACCAAGTTTCCTGATTTTAAGTCTGCTACAAGAGCATTAACTGTTAATGTACATGTAACAGGGAAGTCTATTTCTTTGGAGTATGCATATGTGCTACCAAGTCTTTGTAGAGCCGACCTACCCATTGGAGTAGACAAAGTAAAGCTTTGAATGTGGGCACTACCCTTGTCGTAAGGAAGGTTATAACCAACTGTGTTTCCAGAAAGCTGCCTTGAAATTAATCCAGCATCTTGAAGATCAATTGTAATATCTCCGGGCTTCAGAACACTTTGTCCTTGACCGCTTTCTACTGGTGGTAAGTAAAAACATTTATTACACAACAATGAACCATCTTGTGGATCGATTGCGGGAATCGTTTTGTATTCAGTACCTACATCAGATTTGATGTTCATTGCTTCTACTGTGACAGAAGCGGTTGGGAAAGATCCAACACTGGCTTCTACAGAATAATCTGTCACATAAGAATTTCCAACACCAATAACTGTTTTATTAGCTTCAACAACTTGCTGATCGCCCTTAAGAGCGTCACGCCCTTCTGGTACGGTTAGTATAAAATAGCTATTACCAAATTCATTTTGAGAACGAGTCATCATACCAGAAAGATGTTGATAGGATCCATCTGTTACCATTCCCATTAATCTTTCGTTTTCTCCGTCTGTTAAGTAATAAGAAAAGTCCATACTAACTGTTGGAGACTCAAGCACAACAGAGTCGATTCTTGCGAGATGCCCAAATTGATTAACATCTTGCCTATTAATTGTGAAACTATAATTTGCACTCTGTACTCTCTTTAACTGTTCAAGAGTTGTTCCAAAACTACCAGATTTTCTGTCTGTAGAAAATCCCATATATGCCAACCCCGGACTATCAGCATCAACCGTGGCAAATCCAGCTTTATGTAAAATTGGGTGAATACCTGTTGTACTTTTAGCTGTTTGATCGTGACCAGTACATGCAACTGTGTAAAATTTAAAGTCTCTTCCTACTCCAGAAGAATCTATACCTGTACCCATGCAAGCATCGAATGTCATGGCATTGCCCTCTTCATCTGAACCAGAAACTGTACAGTCAACTAGGTTTGTACTTCCAGTCACAGCAGATGGTGGCATGTAATATAGATGGTTGCCTGTTGTATCGGGCGAAATAAACAAGGCTTCACTTTGATAAATAACTCGATTTCTCGGAGCTAAATTTGCAGATCGATTAACGTTAGTATTACTCATGTTGTTTAAAAAAATTATAGTTTAAATAGAAATACACAAAATAAAAATATATGTGAAAAATTTTTTACATCCAAACTCCAGTTATTCTTATACTAGACCTCGGAAAGTGTTCTCCTAGGTATCTTGTTTGTCCACCTTGTTGTAGACCTACGTAAAACAGGAAAGGTTTAGATTGAGTCTCAGCTTTACTTATGACACTAGCCCTTGTCCACGAATTCATACTTGTACATCCAAACATACTCGTGGAGCCGCAATCTAGTAATGCAAAATCAGTTAATTGTACATCATTAATTAAATTTCCATTTGCATCTCTAAAAGTAATTTCGTAAGGAAGTTTATTAGTAGAGTCACTAGCATTCCAATTAGTCAAAACAGCATTACCATCTACATCGCTAGTATTTGTTGGTCCATGAACCCTGAACCCAGTAAATGATCCATGACTATCCCAGCTATATGGATAATAATCAGCATACTGTTCAAAGAAAAAGTTAGAAGCTACCACATCAACTTCTCCATTACCTTCACTTTCTGCTATTGTCGAGTTTGCATAATTACCAGCTAAGCTTCCGGTATATAATTGTGCCTGAACATCCCAATCCTGACCTACTGTAGGCGTTGGTGTGTGTGATGGAGTGTTTGTTAATGATGGAGTAACCGATGGAGTAACTGTTTGCGTTTGTGATACCGATGGAGTAACAGTTTGAGTTTCGGTGTGAGATGGGGTAACTGTTTGTGTTTGTGTTT